CACTTTACTTCTGATTCATACGATTATTTTAAATACAATGGTAAAACGAATGTGTCAAAACAAACTTTTACCACAAATAAATCTAAATATCATTTTTATAGGCTTTCTCGTAAATATCTACCAGAAGATTTAAAGAACTTCTATATTGCCAACTTTATTGAAGGTAAAGGCGATTGGGTAGGTGATTTGTTACAAGATGGCCAAGATAATTACAATAAGTGGTTAAAACGGCAACAAAGCTTGACATATACTTTTGAAAATGATATAATGTATTTGTTTGATTTGGTAGATGGTGCTGAATTTTTTAGTCGTGATGACATACTAAAACCTATTGGTGGTGGTTGGCCAATGTTAATCACCAAATTAATGCAGAATAAAGTTTCCCTAGAATCAGTTTGTATATTAGTTGATTTGGTTGGTTGTATGCCACGATGGGAAAAACAAATAACAGAAGATATTATTTGGCCAACATGGCGTAGAATAATTAAAAAATATACACCATTTATACAATACGATAAGAATAAATTTTTACACATTTTAAAGAAGAAGATACATGAACAAGCCTAAAATCACCGGTATTTACCTTGATATGGATGGTGTGATTGCCGATTTTGTAAAACGATACAAAGAAATGTATCGGATGGAACCAAAAGAAGCAGAAAAGAAAAAACAATTTGATAAGTATTTTGATGAGTTTATTGCTACTTCTCAATTTGCATCATTAGATTTAATGCCAGGTGCAATGGATGGAATTACATTTCTCCGTAAGTTGAATGTACCGACACAGATTCTATCTTCTACAGCAAATCAAGAAAGATACGAAGATATTTCTAATCAAAAATTAATTTGGTTACAAACTTATGGTATTACATTTAATGCTATATTTGTACCAGGGAAAGATTTGAAACAGAAATATGCAACACCAGACAAAATTATCATTGACGATACATTATCCGTTATTGAGCAATGGAACGCAGCAGGTGGTATTGGTATTCACCACAAAAATTGGAAAGATACTTTGGCAATATTGAAATTATATGTTTGACAATGCCTAAATATTATGATATACTAGCAGTTGATTATGAGTAGTAATTTGACATATTCCGTTTATACACCGTTAATAAGGAGCAACACATGAGTTCATTCTCAAATCTCAAACGCCAATCTGGCAACCTCGACAAACTAACCAAAGCAGTTGAGGCACTCTCCCAATCATCTGAAGGTTCAGAAAAATCAGATAACTTTTGGAAACCACAAGTAGACAAAGCAGGCAATGGAATGGCAGTTCTGCGTTTTCTTCCTGCCTCAGCAGCTGATGGTGATGATGCTTTGCCATGGGTTAAAATCCATTCACATGGATTCCAAGGACCTGGCGGTTGGTTAATTGATAATTGCTTAACTAGCAAGAATCAACAATGTCCTGTATGCGAACACAATTCTGCATTATGGAATTCAGGCATCGAAGCGAATAAAGATATTGTTCGCAAACAAAAGCGTAAGCTAAATTACATTGCTAACGTATATGTTGTATCGGATCCTTCCAATCGTGATAACGAAGGCAAGGTATTCTTGTACAAATTTGGTAAGAAAATCTTTGATAAGATTACCGAAGCAATGAACCCACAATTTGAAGATGAACAAGCAATCAATCCATTTGATTTGTGGAAAGGTGCTAACTTCAAGTTAAAGATTCGTAAAGTTGATGGTTATCAAAATTACGATAAGTCCGAGTTCGATTCTTCTGCACCATTATCTTCTGATGATGACGAGTTGGAAAAGATTTGGAAATCTGAGTATTCTCTAAATGATTTATTGAGTGATAAAGAATTTAAATCTTACGATGTTCTCAAAGCACGTTTAGATAAAGTTCTTGGTTTGAATGGTGAAGCACCAAAGACCACAGTTGAAAAGGCAAAGGCAGAAGCATTTTCTGCACCTAAGAAAGCGGTAGTTGAAGATGTAGAACCAAGTTTGGCTGAAGATGATGATATGGCTTATTTTGCTAAGCTAGCTGAAGAAGATTAATTCTTCTAAATAGTAGTAACACACCCACCATGCCTCTTAATAATGCACACTTTGGTGGGTTTTTTATTGGTTAAACAACTCTCGTATTGTTGTATATCATTCGAATAAAAGTTTCTTCTTGATTACGAACAGCAGGAAGTTTTCCTGTAATTGCTTGTTGTTTCAATGCAGTATTTGTGGCAGCATTATTTACAACTGCACCAGCAACCTGACTAATTTTTTCATCTAATTTATCGAACACATTTTCTTTTGTTGCTTGAGTCATTTTTTGACCAATATTGGCACTAATATCCGGTGTGGCCATGGCAGCAGGAGGCGGAGTTGCTGAAGTTGCTGGAGTTGCCGGAGCAGGTGATGAAGTCGGCGCAGAAGCAGGTGTTACAGGCGAGGCTGTAGGTGTTGAAGCAGGCGATGAAGAAGAAGTCGTAGCTTCTTGCCTCTCTTTTAGTGTTTTTCCTGTTTTAGGATCAAAACCTACAGACTTCAAATATTCTTCTTCTTCTTTTCCTTGTTTACCAAATTCATACCAAGATGATTTAATTTTTCCTTCATCATGTGCTTGACGAAGTAAGGTGGCTCTCTTTGATGCAACTTCATCAGCTTGAGCTTCTGTGATTGCTTTACCCTCCGTGGAAAGATCCGCTGCACCTTGAACTTTTGATGCTTCTGCATGAGCTTCTTTGGAAGCCGCAATCATTAATGCCCCAAGACTGGTGGCAAGCAAGATAGCACCGCCTACAGGACCCATAAAAAATCCTGCAACTCGACCTAATATACTCAATGCTGATAAAGCTCCACTACCAAGCCCAAAAACATCTAAAAGTTTGTCTATAAAGCTTTTTTCTTCTTCTTTCTGTTCAACAGCTGTAGGATTATCTTTTTTATCTTTTGCTTCTTTTAAGGCATCAAGAAGTTCTTTATCTTTTCTTTCTTTATCTTCTTTAATTCCTTCTTCAAAATTTTTAGATTTTTCTGATTGTAACTTATCATCATCATAAGATTTTTGCATAAGGGTTAATATTTTTTTCAAAATATCAACAACATCATTATCGGGAGAAGTTAAGGGATCAATTTTTGTTGCTTTTGCACCAGTTTCTTTAGTTTTACCTTTTTCTTTTTTAGATTTGCCAACTACTTTTTCTAAAATTTTAAGTTCTTTGTACAGATTAAAATTGGTTAAAAATATAGCCAATTTTTCCATATTCTCAGGATCAAATTTTTCTTCTAGTATTTTTATAACTTTTTCAGTTTCTTTACTAATTTCTGGCATTTTATCCTAATAACTTTCTTAAATATATCGGGCGGTCATCAACCTTTTCTTCTTTTTGTGCAACCGCTTTATTTCCCATTTGAGTATTTGTTGTGGTACTATTATTTACAACAGTTGGAGCTTTGGTGGTTTTCAATTCATCTTTAAGTGTGTCATTTGTTTTGGATACAGAAGCTACTTGTGAAGAAGGGGGTGTAGACGGAACAGGAACAGTTTTTTGTGTGGTCTCTTGTGCAACCGAAGAAGTTCCCGATTTAGTTATAGACGAATCATTTAAAAAAGATTGAAAATATTTTTGTCTATCGTCTAAACCAATATAACCGCCGTTTACAAACTTAGTTACACCTTTAATATCGTCCCAACTACCTTTAAATCCAGCCATATATCTAATAGCGGTATCAGCAGCTTGTTTTATATTTGATACGTTATCTGGATTACCGGCAACGCCAAATTTTGTATAATTTTGTTTACCTGTTAATTGAATAAAACCTCGACCTCTAAATTTAAAACCTTCACCAGAACCTTCAGGCGCATTACCCATTCTACCACCATAAATTCGTTCTGCCACAGACTCAGGACCTCCAGCTGCCACTCTTTGTGCATCTTCTGGTGAACTAAATTTTTTAGGAAATAATTTTAATAGTGTAGGAGCTTTGTAATTAAGATTTTCACTCAATATCGAAAAACCTCCCGATTCATGAGCAACTTGAGCCATAATGGCAGCTCGTTGTGTAACATCAGTAATTTTGGCATCATCCATGGCTTTTATCATGGCATTTTTACCTTGTTCAGATGTTACTTTGACAGGTTTGCTTTCAGCTACTGCTTCTTTTTTTTCTAGTTTTACTGTAGGTGGTGGTTGTACTTGCTTTTGTGCTTCAACTCTAGTTGGTTCTTTAATCTCAGGATGTGGTCCTTCTTTTACAGATGGAACTGGAGCTGGTTCAGCTGCTTTTTTGGCAGCCGCTTCTTCTTTGTTTTTACCCGATACAGCCATACCCAATACCATGGCGCCCGCACCAGCTTCAAGTATATTGCCGTCTAAACCTTTTTTAGGTTTCTTTTTTGGTTTTGGCTTTTCTTTTTTCTTTTTTGGTCCTCGTATTGCTTCAACCAATTTTTTTGTTTTATTTTCTTCTTCTTCTTGTGTTTCTTCTTTTAAATTATTAGCAAGTTCTCTGCGCTTTAATTCATTAGCACGCATTTTGACCATAAGGTCATAAATTTTACCTAAGATTTGTACCGATTCACTGGAGAATTGAGAAGTGCCAAGGCTTTCAGGCGCTAGAGATTTTTTCATACCAGAAACTTTTGCTTTGGTTTCTGGAGAGACCGTTTTTTCAGAAGAAGAACCCGTTGAAAGTTTATCTTTCACCGAGGAAGAAATTTTAGATTTCATTTACCTTTTCTTTTGTCTTTCTTTTATGCGAGCATTTTCTTCTTCAACATATTGAATGAGGAGCGTGATGTAGATATCACGTTCCCAAGGTAGCATATTTTCAAGTTCAGTTAGACTATACTTATGGTGTTGCATCAAAGAAAAGTTAGTCTTATAGTAATTCTGCAAATTGTCATGACGAAATGTTAGCCGAAAAAACTTTCAAGTCCTTCGACATCAATAGTGTGGTGAAAACCACACTTGCTACAATCAATCTCAATAGTTTCTTTTAACTGTGGTAGATTATTAAAAAATTCTTCAACTTTACTAAACTGTTGCTGGTTCATTGATTCTACAAACTCTAACATTTCACCTGGTTGTGCTTCATGGTCATAGTAAAATTGTTCACCATCGTAAATGTATTCAATACTTTCAGCAATCATGTTAAAAGTGATATCATTTAAATTTTCATATTTAAACGAATCTTTAACAACACCAAATTCTGGATACTTCATTTTGATTACAATTTTATCACTTAATTGAATCTCAGGATTATTTTCGTTAGTTTGTACTTTAATATCTAAAAGATTAACTTCTTTTTCCATGATATTATTACAAGTTTTTCCGTCAACTTCATTGTTGCAACGGTAACGACTTTCAACAACCTCACCTACAGACTTAGCACGAAGGTGAATAAAGTAATATTCAATATCAATGATAGGCAATTTTTCAACATCAATGCCTTCTGTCAAAGTGCAATTATAAAGAATATCTTTAATACACTCGTGTATTGTGCTGGATTCTTTTGATTCCATTGCCATCAACAGGTTCTTCTGTTCTTTGACAAGGAACGGTCTAAATTTTACTTTCTTTTTTGAAAGCGGCAGTTCAACTTCATAAGTTGGCACATCAAGTTTTGGTAACATATTTTCCTCACATTCATTTACAACGGGTTGTATTTATCACTCAAATAAATTATTAAAATCAACATTCTGTACTGCATCAGGTAAACTGTTAATTGCTGAACCGAGTGCGCCAGCACCGCTACCACCTAAACCACCAATCATACTTGAAATAGATGCCAAACCAGCATCGACAAGTTCCATACCAAGTGCTTGTAGAGAATTGTTTTTCCATTCAGTATAAGCAAAAGTTACATTTAATTTAACGTATCCGTCAGCACTCCAATCCAAATCCACCTGATTCATTGAAACTGGATAAGCGTCAATCAAATCAACAGAATAAGATAATTCACCTTGCGAATTATATTGATTAACGGTAATTGTGGTAACATAATCACCTTTGTACCTGAAATTATAGTTGTAATTTGGATTGATAAAGTTCAACCATGCATCAAAAAAGACTTTCTGGCTCATATCACTATCTATGATAAAAGACAAATCTATATCAGTATAAGATGTTTTGTATGGATATTTTTCAACAGGATTAGAACCTATTTTTTGATCAAGTGTTTCAAATGTTCTACCGGGTAGTTGTGCATTTTCACAACGATAAGTTAAACTTTTTGCAGAGTTAACATAAGGTATCAATGTCAAAGGTACAGGAATGCTCACATCAAATCGATTCGGCCTTGCTGGATCGACTTTAAAATTTGATCTAAATTGAGATATATCTCCTGCTGCCATTTACTTTTCCTTAATTTTTCTTAATTTCGTCTATTGAATCTTGCCAAACTTCTTGCGGTTTAGCGCCCTTAAATAGTTGCATAGGTAAGAATATTGCCACATCCCACTCATTTGGTTGAATGGTAAGTATTTTTGATTTTGTGTGGTTATACAAGTATCTTTTAATACATGGTTTAAACTCACGGAAGCGTCTGGAGGCGTTCAAAATGTCGTAAGTGATACGAATACGTTTGACTTCATCCTCATCGTTTAGGACTGCGTAATCCAAGAGTTTGTCTAAGAATGCCACTCTATACTTAATTGGCAAATAATGAAGATTTAACCCAAGAAAACCGTCATTATATTTCTCCAGTACCAATACCAAAGGAAAACGATCATAATAAGGCAAATCTGCCTTTCCTTTAGGATCGTAATAAAAGCAATATAATCCACCCAGCATTAATCGATTTGTTTTTCGAATGGCTGCTTCACGAGCAACACCAAGCGGAATTTGTGATGGATTTTTCAAGTCAGCAATTTTCTGGCCCAACCATCTATACGCATCTCTGGATAAAGATTGTATTTGAGCTGCCGTTTTTTGCTGAGTAATTTTTGTAAGTTTAGATGCCATAATGGTTATTTAGTTCAGAGTCCTAGATGTTCTTCTGTAAGTATCTTAAACTCCCAACTACGGTCAAGGCAATACTCGGTAGCATATTTCCATTTGGCCTGATTGACACTCCATGTTACTACCTCATTTATATATTGTCTAGTAACACGCTTTTTCTGTTGTGGTTCTTGAGTTTGGTGCTTTGGTTTAACTTCTATCATCATTGTTTTGGTTTTACCATCTTTGGTTTTAACCTTAACAACAAAATCAGGAAAGTAACGATGCCATTTATTATCAACAGGAGAAATATAAGGAACAATGATTTCTTCTGAACCCCAAGAAATGATATCGGGATTTTTGTCGAGCCAATTCATTACCCTTGCTTCCCAGCTTGAGCGGTAGATGATATTTTTATAATCCCCAACGTATTTGTGTGGATTTGATGGTGTAAATCGTCCTGAATATGCCATAAATAGTATGTATATCTCTTTTTAAAAAGGTTTCAAATGGCTATTATTTCTATACCAAGTTCTATTGGTGGAGTATCTATACCTGGAGCACTCATAAACGGTCCTTTGGGTGCGTTATTTGGAAATAAATTTAATGTTGATAATTTAAAATACCCAAGAGATTTGGAATCGGCAACAAGAGGTCATGTAGTTAAATTTTCTATCAATGAAATTCAACCTATTGGATATCAAGAAGGCAAAGAATATTCACTATCTTCAGTTGGTAACGGACTTTTAGACGCCGGAACAAATGCTATTAAAAGTTTTCTTGGTTCAGGAGCGGCTGATGATGGAGAAATACAATTTAACCTAACATTAGAGCCAAGAAAAAAGAAGTTGGCCGCAACAATATCTCTGTACATGCCGGATACAGTTAACTTTACATATGATGCCACTTATAATGATCAAAATTTAACTGACGCCATTTCATCAGCCGCAACAGCATTACCTGGATCATTAGGTAATGCTGGTAAAATGGTTACTGGTGCAATAGAGTCTGGTGCAGGTAAACTACTATTGAAATCTCAAGGATTGGCAGTAAACCCAAACCAACAGTTATTGTTTGATGGCATACAACTTAGAACTTATCAATTAGCTTTTACTTTTACGCCATATTCAAAACAAGAAGCAGATACAGTTAATAAAATTATAAAAACATTTAAATTATACTCACGACCAAGAACTGTAACAGGTGCAGGTGGTATGTTGTTTATACCTCCAGCAACATTTGATTTAGATTTTTTATTTAATGGTACACCAAACAAATACATTAACAAAGTTGCTGAAAGTGTAATTACTAATATTGATGTTAATTATGCACCAGACGGATGGGCTGCACACAGCGATGGTTCTCCTGTTCAAACACAAGTAACTTTACAATTTAAAGAACTTTACCTTGTTGATAGAGATGGTACTACTGGCGTATCTAAAGGATATTAATCATGCAATATTTTGATAATCTTCCAAAAATCATTTACACAGATAGTTCTGGTGTTCGTTCAATCCGCACAGATTTGTTGGCTCGTGCTAGTATTATTCCACAAATTTTATCAAATCCAATGTTGTATTATCAATATGATATTCAAGATGGCGATACACCAGAAATTGTTGCACACAAGTATTATAATGATTCTTATCGTTATTGGATAGTTTTATTTGCAAACCAAATGTTGGATCCGCAATGGGATTGGCCATTAACATATAGTCAATTTAATGATTATATAAATGACAAATACAACGGCGTAGATATATACAATACAGTTCATCATTATGAAAAAGTAATAACCAGTTATGATTACACAACACTTACCACAACAACCAACACCGTGACAGTAAGTTTACAAGAATACGATTCATTGTCATTAGGTACAACAACTTACACTTTACCGACTGGTACAGTAGATGTAACAATTAGCGGCAATATTGTAAATATTTACCAATATGAATTGGGTCTTAACGAAGCCAAAAGAACTATTAATTTATTAAATGTTTCTTATGTTGATCAAATTGAAAAAGAAATAAAAAAATTATTTAATTAAAATATGGATACTCAACCAGTAGAATCTCCCGGATTATATTATCCACAGGATTATAATCTTACTACATTAAATTTCTTAACCGCCAATGGTAAAAGAATTGAAATGAAAAAAATAATGAGAGAATTATCTTATTATGAGGACTTATACACATTTGCAATTTCTGGTTATATTAAAATAGAAGATTCTCAAGGCTTTATTGAATCGCTCCAATTAACGGGTAATGAATACCTAGAAGTCAATTTTGGCAAAATAAAAAATGCACCAAATTCTGACGACCAATTGTTCAGAGTATATAAAGTTGGTGATAGGGTTCCTGCCGGAAATCTTAACACAGAATACTATACTTTGTATTTTTGTTCTGAAGAATTGGTATTATCTGAACAAAGAAAAATAAGCAAATCATACAAAGGAATGTTAATTTCTGATATTATAACAGATGTTTTAAATAATCAATTAAAAGTAAATAGTAAAAAAATAAACAAAATTGAAGAAACCACAGGAATGTATGATTTTGTGGTGCCAAGGATGAAGCCTTTTGAGACCATTAGTTGGGTATCGACATATGCTCGGCCCGCAGCAACTGGAACGGTAGGTGCTGATATGTTGTTTTATGAAACAAAAGATGGATTTAATTTTAGGTCTTTACAATCATTGTTCCAAGGAAATGTTTATGCGTCTTACAAATATCAACAAAAAAACTTAGACGACAAAGAACAGTCGATGGAAGAAAAATCAATATCAGTATTACAATACGAATTTAATAAATCTTTTGATATTGTAAAAGATGTTGCTTCTGGTTCTTTTGCCAATCGTTTAATTACTTTAGACCCAACAACACGAACATACAAAACAACTGATTTTGATTATAATAAATTTAAAGATCAAGCAAAATCGTTAAATCCTGATGGTATTATAAACAATCTTGAAAATCGATTTGGAGATACTTTGAATCAAGCTGCCGAAGCAGTTACTAAGCTTTTAACAAGTAATGCTGGTGAAGGCAATATACCTTACATGAAACAAAAAGAAGCAGGTTTTGCCAAAGATATTTTTGCAGAAACCTATGTACCACAAAGAACAGCACAACTTAATTTAGCAAACTATAATGTTGTTAAATTGGCGGTACCTGGCGATCCTGGTCTTACTGCTGGAAAAGTAATTGAATTTAACTTGATGACAATTAAACCAAGCACAACCAAAAAAGATTTAGATAAGTTCTATTCTGGTAAATATTTGGTGACAGCTGTTCGTCATGTTATTCAACCAATGAATGGAACTTATCAAACAATTTTAGAAATTGCCAAAGATAGTGCTGATAACAAATATCAAAATGTCAACAACTCTGATTTCAAAGAGAGTGTGTCTGAATAATGGAAAATTTCTTAGGAAAAGATGGTTTTAACTGGTGGATGGGAGTTGTAGAGTCCCGTGATGATCCATTAAATCTTGGAAGATGTCAAGTTAGGATATTTGGACATCATTCAGACAATACACAAGAAATTCCTACGGGTGACTTATCATGGGCTTTACCTGGTTATTCGCCTAATTCTGGATGGGTATCTTCTACTCCAATCAAAGGTGATTATGTTTTTGGATTCTTTTCTGATGGGGCTTCATCACAAGCACCTGTTATGTTAGCAATATTTCCTGGTATACCACAGAACGGACCAACAACAGGAGGATTTTCAGAAGGTGATCATTACCCTATAGGTGAACCCACAACAAGTCGTTTATATCGCAATGAAAAGATAGATCAAACACCAATTGGAGTGCATAATAGCAATTTAGATACTGGTGTTGCAACTGCTTCTGGAGGTTCTTGGAGTGAACCAAAATCACAATATAATACACAACCTCCTTATAATAATGTCACCGAAACGATGGCGGGTCATGTTTTTGAGTTAGACGATACTCCGGGTGCTGAAAGAATACACCTAAATCATAAAACAAATACATTTTTTGAAATTGCGCCAGACGGAAGTAAAGTCACCAAAGTACAAGGCGACAACTATGAAATTTATATTAAAGATAATAATGTTCATGTTAAAGGTCAATGTAATATCACGGTTGATGGTAATGCTGGTGTCTACGTTAAAGGAGATAGCACATTAAAAACGGATGGTAATTCAAACATAAATGTTGGAGGTAATGCAAATTTAAATGTATCCGGTAGTTTAAATTCAAAAATTGGAAGTAATTACAATATTAACTGCGGAGGAAACTTTAAAGTTTTGGCTGCAAGAATTGATTTAAATTAAATGTCAACATTAACTCCGGCAACATTATCTACTGTATATGTGGAAACACAATTTTCTGATACAATACTTGTTCAAGAAATTGATGATATGGGGACTGCCTATCCGGCTAATGTAATTTCTGTTACTTCTAATTATGATCCACTTACAAATGTATTTAAATTTTCAAACACGTTTACGACAGGAAGTGTAACAATTTATGGTGCTTTTTCTTTAAATTTGTTTCCCTCATCAATTATACAGTATATTACAAAAGGAAGTTCAGATAAAATAGAAACTTTGGTTACAACAAATTCTTTTGATTTAATTCCTACTGGTAAACAAGTATTTAATTATCAAGCGCCTAGAGCAGCCACAATTGATGTAATTTTTACAATAACAACAAACATTTCTTTTTCACAAATTACTAAAACCGTAGAATACAATTATGATACGGGTAGAATAAAATTATTGAGGTACATTTGATGCCAGCACAATCTAGATTAGGAGATATATCTGCCGGACACGCTTGTTTTCCGCCGACTCCTATTATATCAAATGTGACACAAACTGTATACATTAATGGTATACCAGCAGCTCTTTTAGGTTCCCAACTCGCTCCGCACGCTTGTGGCCGTGAAGTACACGCAGGAGGGTTAAGAAAGATTGTTTCTGGTAGTTCTTCTGTATTTTTTGAAGGAAAAGCGCCTGCCAGAATAGGTGATTCAATTGCAGATGGAGATTGCATGGCACAAGGTTCAGGTAACGTATTTGTAGGTGGTTAAACCAAATGGAAAATTCAAAAATTTGCGTTCCGGCTCCAAAAATTCTCCTTGCAGATTCAGGAGTCCAAAAAGCAATTTTACTCCTAGAACTCTGATAAATAGAAGATGGCAAAATTAATAAACATATATTCGGACATAGATTTCACTTTCAGCAAACGACCTGTGGTGAAAGATGTTGCTTTAAGTTATGACGAGAAAGCAGTAATAAGGTCAATTAGAAATTTGTTGTCCTTAAAACACTACGAAAAGCCTTTTAATCCAGAAATTGGTTCAAATTTGGATGCTTTGTTATTTGAAAATTTTTCCCCACTAACTGCTTCTAGCATTGAAACTGAAATAAGTAACATTATACAAAATTATGAACCTAGGGCATCTTTAAAAGAAGTTATTGTAAACGCATCGCCAGACAAAAATGCTTATAATGTAACTTTAAGTTTTTACATACAAAATGCAACATTACCAACAACGGTATCACTTATATTAGAGAGAAATAGATAAAATGGCAGGAGCTAATTCTAATATTCAAATTACAGATTTGGATTTTAATAATATTAAATCCAATCTAAAAAAATATTTGCAAGGACAAGATACACTAAAAGATTATAATTATGAAGGTTCTGCACTTTCAACTCTTTTAGACATACTGGCATACAATACACAGTATAATGCTTATTACCTTAACATGGTGTCTAATGAGATGTTTTTGGATTCTGCGTTAAAAAGAAGTTCAGTAGTTTCTCACGCCAAACTATTGGACTATGTACCAAAATCTTCAATTGCTCCATCAGCAATAATTAATTTAAAAGTTAATCAGGTAAAAGTACCATCATTAACTTTACCGGCGTATACAAAATTTCTATCTGAAGCTATTGACGGCGTAAACTATAATTTTGTCACTACAGATTCAACAACTGTTACTGTTGATAATACTGGTACGGCTCTTTTTCAAAATATACAAATCAAACAAGGTTTATCTGCATCAATGAGATTTACTGTTGATAGCGCCACAAATCCAAAATATCTTTTCACTATACCGGAAACAAATGTTGATACTACCAGTTTAAAGGTTAGTGTTCAACAATCTTCTTCTAGTTCTGCCACAGATAATTATACACTAGCATCTGGTTATTTAACTTTAAATTCAAATTCTTTGGTTTATTTTTTACAAGAAAGTTTAAATGGCCAATATGAAATTTATTTTGGTGATGGAGTATTAGGAAAAAAATTGCCTGATGGTGCTATAGTCAATGTATCGTATGTTGTTACAAATGGTACTTCTTCTGCCGGAGCAAACAATTTTGTTTTAATGCAACCAATATCTGGTTATTCAAATAATACAATTTATCCTGTATTCGCTGCTTCTCAAGGTGGAAATAAAGAATCTATAGATTCAATTAAATTTCAAGCACCAAAAAGTTATGCGGCTCAAGGCCGTGCAGTCACAAAAGAAGATTACATTACGGTGGTACAACAAAATCAATTAGGTTATTCTTTTGATGCAGTTAATGTTTGGGGTGGCCAAGAAAATAATCCACCAGTTTATGGCCAAGTATTCATTTGTTTAAAACCAGCTGGGTCATATTTGTTTACTCAAACACAAAAACAAAGATTGTTACAAGAAGTTATTAAGCCTATTTCGGTAATGACTGTTGAACCAAATATAGTTGACCCCGATTATACTTACCTTAAATTGAATGTTAATGTTTTATATGATCCAAAGAAAACGGCTTACACGGCTGCTCAAATTCAGTCAATTATTTCTACAGCTATTACTAATTTTGGACAATCAACATTAAATACTTTTAATTCAACATTTTCTGTACCAGAGTTGACTTTAACAATTCAAAATTCTGATCCGTCTATCATTACAAATGAAATATCAGTTCAAGTACAAAAGAAATTTTATCCAATATTAGGAGCATCAGAAACTTATACTTTGAATTACGGAGTAGGTCTTAATAAAGGAATGTTTTTAAGTGGAGTTAATAGTTTCCCTTCCATACAATATGTCGATCCTTCAAATCCAACCAATACAATTGATGGAGTTTACATTGAAGAAGTGCCATCGGCGGTTGGAGGAGTTGAATCCATTTCGGTCACCAATCCAGGTTTTGGATATCTATATGCACCAATTATTACAATTTTGGGTGATGGAACAGGAGCAACAGCAATAGCTTCAATTAATTCCACCGGCACTATTAGTCAAATAGTTATTACTTCTGTTGGTTCAAATTATACTAATGCGGTTGTACAGATTACTCCGGATCCTAGAGATACAAATCCTGGCCAATTAGGTGCTGCAATTGCAACTGTAATTTCACAATATGGAACTTTAAGGTTATATTATTATAATAAAAATAATATAAAAACAATAATCAATTCAAATATAGGTACTATTGATTATCTGAATGGTATTGTTACTATCAAAGATTTCAATCCATTACAAGTTTCTTCCGAGAGTGCGTTGGGGCAATTATCAATTACTGCTAACCCTTCCACAACAATTATATCATCTTATTTCAATAGAATTATTACAATTGATCCATATGATACAACTGCAATTACTGTAAATGTAACAGCCAAAAATTCATGATATACGGCAATAATAAAACTTCATTATTAGTATCATCTCAACTTCCTGAATTTATTCGGGACAATCCTGACTATGCTAATTTTGTTATATTCTTTCAAGCATATTATGAATGGATGGAACAAGAAGGTGGGGTTACTCAAGGTACCAAAAATTTATTAAGTTATGATGACATTGATCAAACGACATCGCAATTTATTGATTATTTTACCAATGATTTTTTGCCTTATTTTCCTAAAGACGCATTAATTAGTAAAGCTCAGGCAGTTAAAGTTGCTCGACAATTATATGAATCTAAAGGCACTCCCGCTTCTTATCAATTTTTGTTTAGAATATTATTTAACTCAGATGTAGATATTTTCTACACAAAGGATGCCGTATTAAAAGCCTCTGACGGCAAATGGTATGTACCTAAAAGTTTAAAAGTTGTTGATGTTCAAACTGGACAAACTAATGAGGCATTTTTAAATATATCAAATCTTAGAATAATTGGCGAAACATCAAAATCAATAGCAACAGTTGAAACCTCTGTAATAGCTGGAAATAAAGTTGAAATTTTTATTTCAAATATTGAAAGGCTTTTCCAGTCCGGTGAAATTGTTCGTGTTGTAGATTCAAATAATCAAAATATTTTAGACTCAAATGGTAATCCTATTCGAGGAAAAATTGTAGGCCAGATTAGCCAAATTAAAATTGATCCTAAAAATAGAGGTCTTTATTATGAAGCCGGCGATCCCGTAATTGTTTATGGTGGTTTGAATAGTACTACAGGTATTGGTGCTACCGCTGAAGTTTCAACAACTCAAACTGGTGGGCTTGAACGAATAACCGTAGTGAACGGAGGGTATGGTTTTCAATCTTACCCCAACACAGTTATTTTAATAGATCAAGTCGGTGTAAATCCTTATCCAAAAGCACACCTTGTTTCCATCAATCCTGATCCACAAAAAACTGCCACTTTAGGTTTAATTCCGACCGATTCAATTTCATTAAAATGGAATGAATATATTGGTAACGTATATTTTGGAGGTACTGCATATTCCGTTGGTGCCAACACACGAGATCCTGAAGGTTTGTCTGGTCCAAATTCGCCTAACTGGACCGGGAGTCCTTACAGGTTTGCTGCAAACTATAATGCAAATTCAAATACAACTTTAGCAAACGCATTTAGTTTTATTAGCCTTACAACTTATCCAATAGGTTCAATTATTCTTGATAATGCTGGTTCCGGAATCACTGCAGCACCTAATGTTTCTGCACAATCTTTAATTACAACAGATGTTGGTACTGCAAATTTATCTTCTCTTGGCATTTTGGCTCCGATACAAATTGTAAATCCAGGTAAAGGTTATAGAGTAAACGATACTATTAATATTTTAGGTGGTAGTGGTTACGGTGCTTATGCCAATGTTGTTGGAGTATATGCTAATGGTGGTATTTCAAATGTTTCATATGTTTATTCAGCCGCAAACACTAAACAAACTCATCCTTTAGGTGGCATGGGTTATGGTTCTGGATTACCTACACTAACGATTACTTCTTCAAATACTCAAGCGGCCAATGCTTCATTAGTTGTAACTTCAATATTAGGTTCTGGTACAACACTTCAAGCTATTCCACAACCTACAGTAGGATCAATTATAACAATTAACATATTGAATCCAGGTGAAGATTATGTTGCGGCACCAAATGTTTCCTTTAAAGTTCAAGATGTTTTGGTGTCAAATGTAAGCGTTTCTTCTGTGCCACAAAAAGGCGATATAGTATACCAAGGAGCAAATACCAATACTGCAAGTTATATTGCTTATGTTGATTCTGTTTCACAATTAAATAAAAACATTGATCCCACACAATCTTTATACAACCTAAGAACTTATAATTACACTTCAACTCCAAATCCACTTTTACCAGTAAAAGTTAATAACAAGAATATTGTTTTAAACATGAATGGACTTGTTTATTCTGGATATAAAAATGGAGTTATAACTTATGGTGACGGATCTGCAAAAGGTACCGCCACATTCTTAAATGGATTGATGATAGGTGAAGGTCAATATTTAACCACTTCTGGTCAACCAAGTGGTTATGATGTATTACAAAATGAAGATTACAATAACTTCACTTATGAAATTACAGTAGAAAAAGAGATTTCTAAGTACAGAGATATATTATTAAACTTATTACATCCATCAGGAATGAAAGTTCTTGGTAGATATAAAATGAGTGCAAATTTACAATATAATACATCATATGTTGAAGCATTACAAACTGGTCTACTATTACAAGATTATACCGGTACTCCAGGAAGTTCTGTTAGTATAGTAACTGACTTTACTAACATGAGTAATAATATTGTACAATTTAACACTTTAGGCAGTATACCTTTAAATACCATTATAACAACTGGTGTACCTGGCGTTGCTAATAGTATTTTAGAAATAACTCCTACAAATGGTCCTGCAATCCGTTCGGAAGTTATTGCAATTAATAATGCGGCTAATACTGTCACACTAAAAGAGAACACTTGGTTAACTTTTGCAAATGTTGCATATATTAGTGGTAGAAGTGGAAACAGCATTATAAATATATCATCATTGACTGGTTCCTATGATATTATTAATAATGGGAATTACAGTAATACAAGGTATCCTTTGATGGATATTGTATATGTTGGTGATACAATTAATATTGCTAATAACCCAATATTAACCGTTACAAGTATTAATTACGCAAACAATACATTATCATTTACACCTAGTTTGACGGCAAATGCTAATGGTTTTATGTCAGTAAGAAGAACTTATAATAATATAAGTGATGGATCCGTTAAAATATTTGGTCCATTGGGTGTACAATATATTCCACAATTGTCAACAGAAGATGACAAAGTATTAACAACAGAAGATAATAACATAATCCTATTGGGGTAAGTAAAGAATGTCCACTATAAAAATTTCACAATTAGCTCCGTTGCCTTCAATTGCGGCTAATACCTCGAATACTTTATTTCTAGGTGTTGATATTCCTTCAGGTATTACAGGTAAATTTACTGCCACTATATTATCACAACAATTGTTTGCTAACAACATTTTAAACGTTGGTACAAACCAGCAAAATTTACCTAATACAATTGCTCAGTTTTCATTAAATGGGGAATCTTATATTCAAACTAACCTTGTTAACACTAATGATGGTGGTTCTGCTGATATTGTTGTAACCGCTAACGTTGGTTCTGGTGGTTCTGATTCGACTAACTTTATTGATATGGGTTGGGTTAATAAAAATTATCAACCAGGTTCAGAATATAATAATATTGGTACCGCAGTTAGACCAAATGATGGTTATTTGTATACTCAAGGTACAGCAGGCCAGCCTTATGGTAACTTAATTATTGGTACAACATCTTCAAATGCGCAAATAAAATTTATCGCTGGTGGTGGTCAATCAGCAAACATTGTTGCTAGAATGACTTCAACTGGTTTGGTATTAAATACCCAATCATTTATTACTTTCTCTGACGGTACCGTACAAACCACGGCTGGTTCCTCTGTAGCTAATACTGTATATTTACAAAACGGATTAAACACCGCTAATGCCAATATCTCATATCTTTTTGGTGTAAATTTAGCCCAAAATACTAATATTCAATCCGCATGGAATACTGCAAATACTGCGTTACAGAATACATCAGGAACATTTGCTGGTAGTTTAACTGTTACTGGAAATATTATATCACTAAGTGGATCAGTTTCAACAACAAGTTTAACTTCTAACGGCACAAGTAATTTAATAGGAAATGTTGTTATTAGTGGTATCACAACAATGTTGGGTTTTGTAAGTATGAACAACTCAACATTTAGTTCAAACACCGCAATGGTAAGAATAACCGGCAGTAACAACTTCTCAGTTGTTCAACCATCCAATTCTTATTACATGTTGCAAATTACTGGTAGGGCTAATAGTGCCACCAGATTAGTAATGGATAGTTTTGGCCAAAATACTTATCCTGTATATGTTGGTCGTATGGCTAGGGGTTCTGCTGATAATCCACAGCCATCACAAAATAACGATGTGTTGCTTCGTGTAGTAGGCAATGGTTGGACAGGAACACAATTTGCTTCATCAAGTCCAACTAAAATTGATTTTGTTGCTTCTGAAAACTTTAGTGATACAAATCGTGGTACCGCAATTCAATTTTGGAATACTTCAAATGGATCAAATACAATTCAAAAAATTGCTACATTTAATGCGGATTCAGTATCATTTTCCGGTTATGTAATTCCACAAAAAGGATTCGTTTATACTCCATTGGTATATCCAAGTGTTCAAACCGCTATTACAATTGATGTGGCCAATAATTCATTGGTTCGTGCTCAAACTGCAACCGGTTTAGCTGTGACTTTATCCAATTTAACTGCTGGCAAAGAAGTTGTGGCATGGATTACAAATACTGCAGGTACGAATCAAACATTCACTCATGGCATTTCTGCTACAAACTCAACCACAAACTCAACCACATATGCAATACCAGGAACATCAACTATTTTGGCAAGATATATGAGTATTGATGGTACTTTGCAAAATACTTTCGTAGCTGTCACACACGCTTAATAAATAAATCATGACATTTAAATCACTATTAACTTATGGCGCCAAAGTTGGTTCAGTAGAACAGGTCTACTATGCTCCTAATACGGTTGTTCCACCAAATTATGCAATTCCACTTTCTTCGGTCTATTGTGTTTTGGCAAAGAATGATCCTTGGGACGATGAAAATAATCCTCCACAACCTACTCAAGACCAGCAATATATAAAATCATTTTATAATAAAATTTTTGCGGCTAAACTAATTACTTCAGATTATATTTCTCCAGTAATTCAAAGAATTGATTGGACATTCGGTTCTACTTATGATTTTTATCAAGATAATATTGATATGTTTGCAACCGATAGTAATGGATTTTTAATATTAAATTTCTACGTAAAAAATAGGTACGACCAAGTATTTAAATGTCTGTTCAACAATTCATCTTTGGTCGATGGAGTATATGTTGGTACGCCGTCAACTGACGAACCTAAATTCCAACCAGGTTCATACAATACAAATAAAATATACACCGGTACCGATGGTTACAAGTGGAAATATATGTTTACTGTTGACACAGGTGCAAAAGTTAAGTTTATGGATTCAAACTGGATTCCGGTTCCTGTTGGACAAAACACTCCAAACCCACTAACAACTGCTGCAGGTATTGGAGATGTTGAAGTAATTAATGTTGTTTACGGAGGTTCTGGTTATAACACTTCTAATGCTCCTGTTTATATTACTGTTACAGGTGATGGTACCGGTGCAAATGGTACAGCATCAGTAAATAATACAACAGGTATGATTACAGACATTACTATAAATTATACTGGTTCAAATTACAGTTATGCTAATGTCGTAATACAATCAGCAAACGGTGCTGGGGCTATCGCAATAGCTCCCGTTTCTCCCGTTTCAGGTCACGGTTACGATCCAATATCTGAATTAGGTTGCAGTCATGTAATGTTGTGTGCCGAATTTAGTGGCGATGAACGTATTGGTGGAGTTCCACAGATTCCTACAGACATAATGTATCATCAAATAGGGTTAATGGTTAATCCGGTTGATAAAAATTCATCTCCTAATCCTGCAAATGGATCAACATATCGAGTATCAACAAGTTTGACTGTTTCTCCTGGTGCAGGAGTATTTCAAAATGACGAACTCATATATCAAACAGATACTTCTGGAACAACAACTTTTGTTGGAACAGTATTAAGTTTTAATACCTCAACCAACCAGGTTTATGTGATAAATATAAGCGGAACTCCAACATTAAACGGTCAAATTTCTGGAAATTCATCAAGAACTACGAGAGCTTTATTGCAAGTTGATCTTCCAGTATATGTGGCTGCTTCTGGATATTTGGCGTCAATAGAAAATAGAACCGGTATACAAAGAAGTCCAGACGGAATAGAACAATTTAAGTTTGTATTAGGTTATTAAGGGAATAAAATGGCATTTAATTTTAACGCTGGTCCATACTATGATGATTTTGATCAAACAAAGAATTTTCATAGAATTCTTTTTAAACCTGGAGTTGCAGTTCAGGCCAGAGAATTAACTCAATCTCAAACTATTCTTCAAGACCAAATTACCAAATTTGCTGATAATATTTTTAAGCAAAATTCTCCTGTTACTGGAGGTCAAGTAACTACCAATTTTAATTGTTCTTATGTAAAATTACAAGCAACTTACAATAATGCCAATATTGATGTAACACAATTTATTAATAAATTAATAACAGATGCAACAGGTACAGTTTTAGCTCGTGTAATAGGTTATTCTACTCCAATTAGTAATGATCCTCCAACTTTAATTGTTTCGTATCTTTCAGGTACTCAATTTAGCGACAATTCTACAATATTTGATACTGCTCAGTCCGGATTAAAAGCTCAAACAATTGTTTCTGGTTCAACAGGACTTTCTTCTGTAGCTTCTATTTCTCAAGGTGTTTTTTATGTTCTTGGCAACTTTGTACAAGTTCAACCTTCAACAATTGTTTTAAGTAAATATAGCAGTACTCCAAATACTCGTATTGGTTTAACTATTACGGAAGCAACTATTGATTATATTAATGATGTTTCTTTATTAGACCCTGCAGTTGGTGCATCAAATTATCAAGCACCAGGAGCTGATAGGTATTTAATTAGTTTAACATTAGATTCTCGTCCATTAACTTTTGGCGATGACCAAAACTTTATAGAATTGGTTCGTGTTGAAAACGGAGAAGTTTCAAAATTAGTTGATGGTTCGGTATACAATGTAATTGATGATTATTTTGCTAAGCGTGATTATGAAACTAATGGTGATTACGTTGTTAATGATTTTAAATTAACTCCAAAAACAAATGTAAACGATTCTTCAAATAATACTTACATTATGTCAATTGGTAAAGGTGTTGCGTATGTTCACGGATATCGTGTAGAAAGTACAACACAAACCAATTTAGTTTCTAATCGAGCAAGAACTATAGCTTCACAAAATACTAATTCAGTATATGTTGATTACGGAAATTATTTTTATGTCAATAGTACAAATGGTATTTTTAATAGCACAACTACTGCAAACGTTGATTTGCATTGTGTAACATTATCAAATGTTAGCACAACCAACGCAGCATCATATTCTTCAACATTAGTGGGTTCTGGTTATATTCGTTCATTGGTTTATGATCATAATTTAGTAGATTCACAAAGCAATACTTATGTGTATAGAGCTTATGTTCATGATGTTCAAACTACTTCACCAAGTGCAAACGTGGTTGCCGCAACAGTTAATACTGTAACCTTGCCTTCAACATATTCTTCATCTAACGCTGCTTACATTGGTGTTAATATTTCAATTACTACTGGAACAGATGCTGGCGATTTTAGAACTATTGTTGCTTATAACGGCGTAACCAAAGTAGCTACAGTTAATCAAAACTGGACAGTTACACCAGACACATCTTCAATATTCTCTTTAAATTTTGACATTAAAGATACTGAAATTATTGTTGGAGCTAACAAAGCTTCTTATCCTGCAACTATTACTGCTTCTGCAGCTATTGATATTGGAAGTAGGGCCAACGGAATTTCAACAGGTACCGCTACATTAATTGGTACTGGTGCTCCAGAAATGTTGTTTAAAATTGGAAATCCTTATGTGTCGGTGCTAGGCAATACCTCTTATATAACAGAATATTTGTGGACTGGCGTTAACTTTTCATACAGTTCAGGTTCTTATAGTGCACAAATAACTGTACCTTCATATTTGCAACACCCTGGAAATTTAGGACAAACATTATCATCAAGTCAAATTAAAAATAATTTTTACATTGTTGTAACTTCTACTGGATCAGGCTGTGTTTATAATGTTGGTCAAGTTCTTTCATGGACACTTGCTTCTAGAACTATTGGTTTGGATGCTATTAACGGTTACACAGCTACATTAACTGTGACTGCGGCTGATTGTGGTGGAACATTTACAGCATCCATTTTAGAAAAATTAACGGCAGCAACTGCAAATGATTCTGGTACACATTTATTAAAACGTAAGAATTTAATTACCGCCAATACAATTGCAATTAATACTTCAAATACTAACGTTGTTCCTGGAGTATATGTTGATAATACTGCGTTAACATCTTTTGGCCAAGTGTTTGTTCAAAATTCTGCTTTACCTGCACCAGGAAACAAACAAAGTTTATACCTGTCTGACGTTAAAAGTATTGTTAAAATCATTGATACGCAAAGTCCTTCTGCTTGGCCGACTGTTGCAATGATAAACAATCCTGCTTATGATGTTACGTCTAATTTCTTATTTGATAGTGGCCAAAGAGATTCATTTTATGATCACGCATCTCTACAATTAAAAACTGGCGCTCCTACAATCAAAGGTAATTTATTTGTATTACTTAATTATTATCAACATTCGGATGGCGATGGTTATTTTAGTGTTCAGTCTTATACGGGGTCATCTCAACCAGATACATATCAAAGTATTCCTACTTTTACAAGCAGTCACGGAACAACATATCAATTGCGTGATGTAATGGATTTTAGACCTTCTCGATTAAATGCTCAAACAGCCTTTACATATCGTTTAGGTTATTCAACAAGTATATATTTGCCGGTAGATGGTTCTTACATAACTAACACCTATTCTTATTATCTTGGTCGTAAAGATAAATTGGTATTAAGTAAAGATAGGAGCTTCCAAGTTATTCAAGGAAATCCTTCACTTAGTCCTATTTTCCCCGCAGAGCCAGACGGAGCATTAGTAATTGCTAATTTAACACATACACCATATACTGGTTATGTGCCAACAGAAGCTCCTTCAGGTGTCGTTCCAGATTTATCTGTACAAAAAGTTAAACACAAACGTTACACCATGCAAGATATTGCTGGTTTAGAAACTCGTATTAATCAAATTGAATACTATACATCATTGAATTCTTTGGAACAAAGCGCAACAAGCCTTCAAATTCCTGATGCTTACGGAATCAATCGTTTTAAAAATGGTATTCTTGTTGATGATTTTTCAAGTTATGCAACCGCAGACACATTAAATCCAGATTATAATTTAACAATTAATCGCCGCACTCGTCAAATGACAGCAGGACAAAATGTTCAAAATTTTCCATTAAAGAGTTTGGCACAAATTTATAATATGGGATTGATTTCGCAAAGTGCAATGTCGAATTTAGGTTATACAATTAATTCCGATGGTTACGTTAACTATTTTAGTTTACCTTATAGCACAACAGAAGCAGCTTCACAAAAATTTGCTTCTCGTACAGTCAATGTTAATCCATTTGCTGTTTCAATTTCAACAGGTATAACTTCATTATCTCCAAATGTGGATAATTGGGTGGATAACACCGCTGCACCTTCTTTGTTAATTACTGATCCTAATTTACAAGTATTCCGTTCTAGCGGTAATATCAATGTGCTAACTGCCGGCGATTGGAAAACAATCTCTGGTACATCATATACAACTTCGTATAATGTAGAAGGGCACAATATTAATCCAAGTCCGTTTGGCTATGTTGGTTACACACAAACATCAACATATACAACAACAAATCAAGCACAAACTAATGTTTTAGGACCATATGACCAAATTGGTAACACATACTCATTAAATAACGGATATATTACTGACATTTCTGTATTACCATTTATTAGAACTCAACAAATTGTAGTTCGTTCTTCTGGAATGTTGTTAAACACCTTAGTGAATAATTATTTTGATAACACAAATGTTGATAAGTTTGTTCGTAAAGCAAATATAATTGAACTTACAGGAGTTACAGGAACATTTAATGAAGATGACGTAATTGGTTATTATACAAATAGTATATTCACACCAACGGCTCGGGTATTAGGCGTTTATGTTTATTCAGGAACTAATGGCACTCAAGTAAGATTGTATGTTGCGGCTGATGGTTCAACGACTACTGCAAACTATACTACAATCGGAACAATTCAAAACGGATTCTTTGATTCAAATGGAAACTATCAAGCGTCCAGTAGTACTGGTAGTGGTACTGTTTCATCAACAACCCATTGGGGCGGTAGAGTTACCAATGTAAGTGGTAATCAAATCACTTTGTCACCTTTGGCATCATCAACAGATATCTACTCAACTAAAACCATTTATATTTGTGCAGGATTAGGCATAGGACAATCTGCAACAATTACTTCTTACAACACATCAACTAAAGTGGCAACTTTATCCTCAAGTCTTACCGCATCGATAGGTGATGTGTACTCAATTGGGACTTTTACCACAAATGAAGATGGTTCTCTATATGGTATCTTTAATGTGCCAGCAAATAATTTCCATACCGGCCAACGTGTGTTCCGTGTAGACAATTCTTATGGAAATACCGGAGCAGCAACTACAACAGCTGAAGGAACTTTTTATTCTGAAGGGTTACATACTGTTTCTCAAGGAGTAGATTTTGGTGCTTCACCTGCGGGCGCTAAAGGAACATTTACGCAGACCAATTATCAATCAACAAACTCAGTTCAAACATATATTTCTCCGTGGGATCCTGTGGCACAAACATTTATCTTCCCAAAAGATAATTATCCAAATGGTTTATTTTTAAGTTCTATTACTGTATTTTTTGAAGCAAAACCATTGACATCCGCCACACCAGTTACATTATCAATTGTTGGTACACAAAATGGTTATCCAAATGGAGAAACTTTAGATCATTCTATTGTTACGTTGACTCCAGACATGGTAACCACAACAACACAACCAAATTCAATTGATTCGGTTGGCCAAACAGTATTTAAATTTTCTGCTCCAGTTTATATTCAACCAGGTGTATTGTATGCTTTTATCTTAAAAACAGCTTCAACCGAATATATTTTGTGGTCGGCATCTAAAGGAGATACTGCATTACCATCTTCGGTTTCAAATATACCGCCAAGTTCATCATCTTATGTTGCACCATCAAACATCACCAAAATTGGTTCCGCACCATATGTTGGAGCTTTATTTTTATCACAAAACTCACAAACATGGACTGCTGACCAAAATCAAGATTTAATGTTTACAATTAATCGTTGTGTATTCTCCACTAGTAGCACACCAACAATTCAATATGTGTTACCTAAAAAATTACCTCAACGTGCATTGGTTGACCAAAGTTTGGATTATTATTTAAATGCAAATAATATTTCTACTGCAATTACTAATGCGTCTAATACAGATATTTTAGTTGACGCATTTAACGTTACAACAACTGATTTTGTGCCTACAACTACAAGTATCAATTATTCTTATAGTTCAACATATGCAGGTAGTGGTTCAAGTACTCCAGTAAATAATATTCTTCCTGGAAAATTTGGTACTGCAACACAAGACGATATCTATCTGAATGACGGAAATGGTGAACGTATTATTTTGGCCAACACCAATCAGTCATTCTCGGTATACGCATCACTATCTACAAATGACAATGCAGTTTCACCAATTATTTCTGATGCTGGTTTGTCAGTATACGCCGTTAAGTGGAATATTAACAATTGTGAATTATCCAACTCATTAATTACAATAGTTTCTGGTGGTACAGGTTATGCAAACGGTGCTTCAGGTAATACTTATGGTTCAGCAAATGTATCCGTATCTGCTCCGACTGCTGCAAACGGTGGTATTCAAGCCTATGCGTCCGCAAACGTTGCTAATGGCGTGGTAACTTCCGTTTATATTACTACACCAGGTTCTGGTTACATATCAACACCAACAATTACAATTACTAGTGCCACAGGTTCAGGTGCAAACGTTATAGTTGCTGGAGAAACATCCAAGAATGGCGGTAATGCTCTTTCTCGATATGTAACTAAGAAAGTTGTTTTGGATCCAGGTTACGATTCTGGAGATTTGAATGTTTATCTTACTGCTTACAGACCAGTCAATACAGATATTAATGTATACTACAAAATATTAAATCGTAATGACACACAAAAGTTTGAAGATGGTGTATGGCAGTTGATGACCAAAATTAACAATTCTGGTGCTGCTTATTCACAAACAAGAGATAATACGATTGAATTTAGTTTTGCTCCTGGTACATCTGGTTCAGATCAAGGTTTTGTAACTTATACAAGTACAACAGGACAAGTATATACTACCTTTAGTCAGTTTGCAATTAAAGTTGTATTGACTTCTTCGGATCGTACTTTTGTTCCGTACTTAACTGATCTTCGTGCTTTGGCTTTACCACCAAACACTAATACAACGGTATAATTATGTTAGTTCAAGTTACTGGTACAAAATTGGTTCGTGATACGGAAACAATGGCTCTCATTAATAAAGATATTAATGGACTGGAAGAATATAATTTAAAAAGAAAAATTGCAGCCAGCCAAAAAGAAGAAATAAATACAATTAAATCGGAAATCAACAACATAAAAAACGATATGAGTGAAATTAAACAGTTGTTGTTCAAACTTTTAGAAGGTACAAATGGCTAATACAGTTTCTATTTTAGGGTATGCTAATACATTTGGTGATTGGGTAGTTACTACTAATTATTTGGCTGGTGAAAATAATAATTTAGCGGCAAAAAATTATACCAAATCAACTGGCACATTGATTGTTTCCGACCCATCAAACGCATTTCAAGCAAATGGTCCTGTTAATTTTTATAATACGGTAAGTGTTACCAATCCTGGTTCTTCCGTATCTATTGACAACAATTTAACAGTCAAATACGGCCAAGTATATTTTTCAAATACTCAAATAGGTTTAAATAACGCTGGTCAAATGATTGTTGGAGGATTGTTGAGTGTCAATGGTCCAGGTTTAGGTCTTGCCGTTTTAAACAATTCTCAATTGAATGGTTATTTAAGAGTAACAGGCAATACAGTTATTGCAAACACATTAAGTGTTTCTGGCACAACCGTAATTTCAAATACAGTTTCAATTTCTTTAGATACCACAGTAGGTGGTAACGTAATTGCTCAAAATTATGTTAATGTTACTAAAGATGTCAACGCTGTTAATTTTAATGCCACAAATTCCTTCAATGGTTATAATTTGGCCATTAACGGAAATGGTTTAATAACAAACAACTTAAACGTCTATCAACAAACAAATCTTAGTGGTAACGTATTTGCTGGAAATAATATTACTACTGCACTTACTGTAACATCAAACGTAATAAATGCAAACACAACTATTAATACTCCTTCATTAAATGTGTCTGTATCTGGTTATATTTCTAACTTAACTTCTTTATTGTTGAATGCTAATACTGTATATGCTAATACATTTAATGCCAACACAACTATTAATACTCCTTCATTAAATGTATCCACAACAGGATATGTTACAAACTTAACTTCTTCTTTATTGAATGTAAGTGGTTCATTATTTGCCAATACATTTAATGCCAATAACACCATTAACACCAAAATATTAAATGTTAGTGGTAATACATTTACAGGCAATCTTAATGCAAATGGTTACACATTCTTAGGTGGTGTATTGAATGCTGCTGGTTCGGCTTATGTAAACTCTCTATCATCAAATGGTGCAATTAATGGTACCAATCTAACATTAAGTGGAACAACACTTAATGCTACAGGTGTATATGGACAATTCCAATCATTATACACTTCAGGTTCTGTAACTGTTAATGGCAATTTTGTAATTACTGGTACTACAGTTTATGCAACAAATACATTCACTCTTAGTGCTAACGCTAGTTCACCAATCAGTTCATACTTTAATGTGTATCGTCCATCAGCAGCAAATGCTTCTTTCCGTTGGAATGAGCCACAACAGTACTTTGAGTTAAATGATGTCAATAATGGAAATTATTACAGAATATTAACTGACGAATATGTAAGTGATACCACTTATAATTATGGTTCAAAAAATATTGCTACATCAAATGCAGTATCTTATTTGCAAGGTGTTGCAAATACAGCAAACACAAATATTAACAATGTAAATTTAACATTAGCTTCCAATTCAGCAACATTACAATCTAATATTGATAACGCTAATGCTAATGCAAGAAATTCTTCTTATCAAACAACAGGAACATTGCCTGCTGCTCGTTTGCCGGCATCAGGTGTAACTGCTGGATATTGGGGTGGCGCAACACAAATTCCAGTATTAAATATTGATTCTACTGGTCGTGTAATTTCAGCAGCTAATACAGCAGTATCTTCAACTTTGGCAACAGCAGGCTCGAGTGGTACAGGTAGCGTATCTTTAATTAGTCAATCATTGACTGTTACATCATCAAACACTTATATTACTACTGTTGTTAATTCTGGTCAAACTTTAACTGTTACTCCACAAACTTCAGGTGCAACATTTGGTACCTACGGATCAAGTACATCAATTCCAGTTCTTACAGTTGACACTTTTGGTCGTGTAACTAATATAACAACGACCGCAATTTCAACTTCAATTACACTTGCTGGCGGTTCAGGTTCTGGTTCAGTTGCTGGTGGTGGAACATTAACAATAAATGGTAGTACAGGACTTACGACATCAGTAAGTGGCAGTACATATACGCTTACAAACTCTGGTGTTACTTCTATTACTGGAACAACAAATCAAATTACTGCTTCAAGTTCTACTGGTGGCGTAACATTATCATTACCTCAAAATATTAACTCTGGCGCCGCTCCAACATTTGCTGGTACAAACTTCACAAGTATTCCTAATGGCGCTTTGACCAATTCAACCATTTCTGGAATTTCTCTTGGAGGCAGTTTAAATAGTTTAACATTTAGTAACGGTGGATCAGGAGATGCATCTGCTTCAACATATAATGGCTCTGCAGCTAAAACTATTAGTTATAACAGTATTGGAGCTTCTCCATTAGCTGGTTCTTCTAGTTTGACTACTACCGGTACAATTACTTCCGGTATTTGGTCGGCTTCTTTTGGCGCTGTATCTGGTGCAAATTTAACAGGATTGACCGCTGGTAATTTAACAGGAACTATTCCTTCGGGAGTTCTTGGAAATTCTACATTATATGTTGGAACTACTGCAATTGCACTAAACCGTGCTTCTACTTCACAAACGTTAACTGGAGTTAGTATTGACGGTAATGCTGGCGGATCAGCAGCAACATTTACAAGTACGTCACAGAATTCTCAATTCAATTCTATTGGTGTAGGTACTCCTGCTTCTACGACTGCTGGTGAAATTCGTGCCACTAATAATATTACTGCTTACTATTCTTCTGATAAGAAATTTAAAGAAAATGTTGTTGATATACCAAATGCTCTAGATGCCGTTGATGCAATTGGTGGTAAGTTATTTGATTGGACCGATGCTTATTTGGAAGCTCATGGTGGTGAAGATGGTTACTTTAATCAAAAACAAGATTTTGGTGTTATTGCTCAGGATGTTCAATCTGTATTCCCAAGAGCAGTCCGAACAAGACCAGATGGTTCTTTGGCAGTTGATTATGAAAAATTAGTTGCTTTGTCATTTGCAGCAATTAAAGAACTTAAAGCAGAAATTGAAGAATTGAAGAAGTCCTAAAAATTCAAATTTTTGTCTTCCGGCCTCCAAATTTTCCGGACGTGATCCCAAAGTCTTAAAAGCGATTTTACTTTTGAGATTAGGTGGAAATTACATAAATATATGATAATAATTAAATATTCCAGAGGATTTCATGAGCGCAGGGTATCAAAATCTCTATATGGAACAAGGAACTACCTTTTCCACCACAATCACTTTAGATGATGTTTATTTAAATACCTATAATTTGGTGGGCTTTACTGCGTCTAGTCAGATGAGAAAGTCATATTATTCAGCCAATGCTTCAGCGGTATTTTTAACAACAATTTCTGGTGGTGCTGGCCAAATAACATTAAAACTGAATGCTAACACTACAGCGAATCTTGTTCCTGGTCGTTATGTTTACGACACTCTTATTACCAGTCCATCCAATGAAGTAACAAGAATTTTGGAAGGCACTATTGATGTTTCTCCTGGAGTAACAAGATAATAATGCCAAATGTTACTGTCACTCCATCTCAATCTATCAACGTTAGAGTAGGACCTTCATCAAATCCAACTGTTCCGGCCATCAACTATGGCGGTGCGGGCGCACAATTAAGAAACTTACTTGATGTTGATGCTAGAGATTTGCAAGACGGATATGGTATAATTTATTCGGCCGCTACGGATAAATTTATTGTACAACAAACAGTAACTTTTAATGTTGATGGAGGTACATATTAATGACCATTCAACATTCAACTATACAATTAAAAAGAAGTAATACTGCCTTTTCGGTACCAGCACAAGATGTTTTGGCACCAGGCGAATTAGCAGTCAATATTACTGATGGTCGTCTATTTTTACAATTACAAAATGGAAATGTAGTAGACATATCTTCTACTCCTGTTGGCAACACCTATTATGTTTCTGCAACAGGCAACGACCAATTTGACGGAAAAACTCCAGGAGCTTCTAAAGCAACCATCCGTGCAGCAGTTGCAGCAGCACAACCAGGAGATTCTGTATATATTCATAGTGGCACATATACCGAAAAAACTCCAATTATTGTTCCACAACAAGTTCAAATTTCTGGTGCCGGTGAAAGAAACACTATTATTCAACCACAAGATCCTACAAAAGATATTTTTTGGATGAATAATAATGGTTATGTTACTGCTGTAAAATTTGTTAATTATTCAGGTTCAGCAATAGCATTTCCTACTCCTGTAATTGAAACCGGTACTGCACAAGGTGGCGGTAGCAATTATGTTGTTTTAGGAACTAATGCAGAACCTTATGATGATTATTATACCAGCATGCAAATTACTATTACTTCTGGACCCGCTGCAGGTCCTTTTGGAACAACAAGAACAATTACTGCATATAATGGTAATACAAAAGTTGCCACAATAGATAGTCAAATTACTCCTTATGTTGATAACACTTGTAATTACACTCTTTCTATTCCGTTAAGAACTTCACCTGCATCTCCTACTACAAGATACACAACTTATATTACAGGAAGTCCTTACATTTATAATAGTTCTTCTATCACCTCACTTGGTGGTACAGGATTAAAAATTGATGGATCAAGAGCAACCGGTAATAAAAGTATGATATCATCTCAGTTTACTCAAGTAAACCAAGGCGGCAAAGGTGTACACATATTAAATGATGGTTACTCACAATTGGTTTCCATCTATGGTATTTTCTGTGACACGGCTTTCTTGGCTGAATCTGGCGGTTCTGCTTCAATGGGTAACTGTAACGTAAACTTTGGTAATTACGGATTGGTGGCTAATGGTAAAGGTGCCTTAGCTATGACAGCAAAACTTAACGGCACTCAATCAGCAGGCACCTTAACAATGAATCTTTCGAGTGTAGTTGCAAACTCTGCATTTGTAACTGCGCCAGTACCATTTTCTAGTATGGTCATGAAAATTTCGGGAGATGATCCAAATACATATTATGTTGTTAAAGGTTCTACTCCATTAGATGCTAAAGGAAATACAACAGTATCATTTGCAGTAAGCAATAATACCGTATTTGCCGATCAAACGCCGGTTTATTTTTATCAACAAAGTCAGTTAAGAGCATCAGGACAAACTTTTGAATTTGTTGGTGCAGGCACAAACATTAATGCTATACCTAGATTAGGTGGCGTGGCAGATTCAACAAAACAAATTGTCGTATATAATGAAGGTTCTGTTTACGCCACAGCAACAGATGAAGCAGGTAACTTTACAGTTGGGGATTTAATATTAAATCAAGCAACCGCAACCATTGCTGGCCGAACATTTAGTAAGAGTTTATTTGCGCAAATGACTCCATATATTTTAGCACTCGAAGGATAAAAAATGGCAGCACAATCAATTCCATTAAATACGTTTAAAACAACAACCGCAACATTAACAACTAATTTTCAAACAATATATACTACACCTACTGGTGTAACTACTGTCGTTTTGTTGGCACAAGTTTCAAATATAGATTCAGCAAATACTATTCAAGCTTCTGCTTATTTTGTAAGAGGTGGCGTTAACACTTCAATTATTCAAGGAACTATTATTCCAACAAATGACGCAGCAACACTATTAACAGGCAAATTAATTTTACAAACAGGCGATTCATTTACTGCCAATTGTAGTATAAGTGGTTCTGGACAATTAATTTTGTCATATTTAGAAACAGCAAATCAATAATAAAATATGACCAATAGAACTAGGCTAGTTAGCGGTCGTGTACCCACAAGTAATTCCGCTAACGTATCACTCTCACGTTACCAATTTTTAGATTTAAGTTCTGCGGAACCTAATCTAGGTACGGCCAATAACGGAGATGTTTTAAGTTACAATACAGCAAGTCCTGGTGGCCGGCAATGGATTCCTCAAAGTTATTTGGGTGGGTTAGGACTTGCTCAGCAAGCATACAATCAAGCTAACTCCGCTAATATTTTGGCACAATCTGCATATACTCAATCCAATGTAGCATATAATCTTGCCAGTTATGCCTCCAATACTGCTAATAATGCGTTGCCAAATACTGGTCCTTTAATCACAGTAAATTCTACATCAAGATTATATGTTTCTAATACAACAACAAGTACAAGTAATACTACAGGTGCTTTAACTGTTGCTGGTGGTGTTGGTATTTCTGGTAATTTATTTGTTGGTGGCACAAATATTACAATAGGTGAAGGACCTGGAAATGCAACAGTTAATATTGCATCAGGTGGATTAACAGGTAATACTATTGTAGTTAACATTGGAACTCCAACTGCAGCATATCAATATCCAATAACGTACACTAATATTTTTGGAGGAGCAACTGTTGGGGGTAACCTCACAGTTCAAGGTGGATATAATCAAATTGGTAATGGTAATTATACCACCTATGTGTATTTGGGTAATGGTTATTCATTAGCAGGTGTTATTAAAACTGTTGAAATTGGTACGAATGCTTTTATTGGTTCAAATACTAATATAGCAATTGGTACATCAGGCGGTGGAAATACAACAGTAAAATTTGGTAGTAACACAATTACCAATTTTACAAATACGGCCATATCAACATCGAATACCACTGGTGCTTTAACTGTTGCTGGTGGTATTGGTGTAAAAGGTAATGTGTATGCTGATGCTGTTTACTCCAATAATGCTTTAGTTCTAACTTCTGAACCTATTGGTATTTCTGCTGCATCAAATACAGTTTATATTAAAGCTGGTTTAGATTCAGCTAACGCCAATATTGCTTTGTTACAAGCATCATTAGGTACCAGTAATGCTAATATTACATATATTCTTGGTATTGATGCAACTCAAAATTCTTGGATTATATCTGCTAATGCAAACTCTGCTTTAGCATTTTCTTATATCAATTCAGCCAATGCTAACATTGCGTTACTCCAATCAGGTTTAATTACGGCTAATGCCAACGGTGTTGCTACCGATGGTAAAATGCAATCTGCTTATAATCAAGCTAACGTAACTGCTGGTGGTTTAATAACGGCTAATGCTAATACAGTATACACACAAGCAGGTTTAAATACTGCAAACGGAAATATAAGTGCTTTACAAGGTGGTTTGATTGCAGCCAATGCCAATAGTTTTTACATACAATCTGGCCTCAATACCGCCAATGCCAACATATCAATTATTCAAGGTGTAGACTTAACACAGAACACTTGGATTACCAATACCGATGGTAAAATGCAATCTGCTTATAATCAAGCTAATATAACCGCTGGTGGCTTGATAACTGCTAATGCTAATACAGTTTATATTAAAGCAGGACTTGATAGTGCTAATGCCAATATTGGTATTTTATTTGGTATTGAAACAACACAAAATACAAATATTACATACACCGATGCTAAGATGCAATCGGCATATAACCAAGCCAACGTTACTGCTGGTGGCTTAATAACTGCTAATGCCAATACAGTCTATACGCAAGCAGGACTTAATACTGCCAATGGTAACATAAGTGCATTACAAGGCGGATTAATTGCAGCCAACGCTAACTCAGCATACATTTTAGCAGGATTAATATCGGCTAATGCAAACACAGCAATCATTCAAGGTGTTGACTTAACACAAAACACTTGGATTACCAATACAGATGGCAAGATGCAATCGGCTTATAATCAAGCAAACGTAACTGCTGGTGGCTTGATAACTGCTAATGCTAATACAGTTTATACGCAAGCAGGTTTAAATTCAGCCAATGCTAGAATAACAATTATTGAAGGTGTGGATGCGACTCAAAACACCAACATCTCCAATAAAGTAAATTTAACTGGATCATTAAATCAAACAATTTCTGGAAATGTGACCATCACACAAGATTTAGTTGTTTCAGGTAATTTAGTCCTCACAGGAAATATTTCATCACAAAACGTACAACAGTTAGCCGTAGCTGACCCGTTAATATTATTAGGTCTTGGTAACTATGTTAGCGATACCAAAGATATTGGTTTTGCTGGACATTATAACGATGGTACCAATGCTCACGCTGGTTTGATTAGAGATTCTGGAACAAAAGAATTTTATTTATTCAAAGGTTACACACCAGAAGTAGATTCGAACAATAACATTGATATTACAGACGCATCATTTAGTAAAGCAAACTTAAACGCTAGTTATTTTAAAGGTAATTTAATTGTTACAACAGCAGTTGTTAATGGTATTGATATTTACACTTATTCAACTTCTGCTTGGACACAAGCCAATGTAACTGCTGGTGGTTTAATAACGGCCAATGGCAATATATCTGCATTACAAGGTGGTTTGATTAGTGCAAATGCTAATTCATTTTATATTCAATCTGGATTAAATTCAGCAAATGCCAACATAGCTTTGTTACAAACAGGACTTATAACTGCTAACGCAAATGGTGTTGCTACTGATGGTAAAATGCAGTCTGCCTATAATCAAGCAAACGTGGTTGCTGGTGGTTTGATAACGGCTAATGCTAACACAGTTTACATTAAAGCAGGACTTGATAGTGCCAATGCTAATATTGCTTTGTTACAAGCAGGATTAGGTACCAGTAATGCCAACATTGCATATATTCTTGGTATTGATGCAACTCAAAATTCTTGGATTATATCTGGAAACGCAAATTCAGCTCTAGCGTTTTCTTATATTAATTCTGCTAACGCCAATATAGCTTTACTTCAATCTGGACTTAATACTGCTAATGCAAACATAGCTTATATTCTTGGTGTTGACTTAACTCAGAATACTTGGATTACCAATACTGATGGTAAAATGCAATCTGCTTACAATCAAGCAAACGTGGTTGCTGGAGGATTGATTACTGCTAATGCTAATACAGTTTATATTAAAGCTGGGTTAGATTCAGCCAATGCTAATATTGCTTTGTTGCAAGCAGGATTAGGTACCAGTAATGCCAACATTGCATATATTCTTGGTATTGATGCAACTCAAAATTCTTGGATTATATCTGGAAACGCAAATTCAGCTCTAGCGTTTTCTTATATCAATTCAGCGAATGCTAACATTTCTATTTTGTTTGGCATTGAAACAACTCAGAATACTTGGATTACTAATACTGATGGTAAGATGCAGTCTGCCTATAATCAGGCTAATGCGACCGCCGGTGGTTTAATAACTGCTAATGCTAATATTGTATCAACAGACGGTAAGATGCAGTCGGCTTATAACCAAGCCAACGTAACTGCTGGTGGTTTAATTACCGCTAACGCTAATAGTTTCTATATTCAGTCTGGATTAAATTCAGCAAATGCCAACATAGCTTTGTTACAAGCAGGACTTATAACTGCTAATGCTAATATTGTATCAACAGATGGTAAAATGCAATCAGCTTATAACCAAGCCAATGTTACCGCTGGTGGACTTATAACGGCTAATGCTAATACAGTTTATATTCAGTCTGGATTAAATTCAGCCAATGCCAATATATCATATCTTTTTGGTGTAAATTTAACACAAAATACTTGGATTACCAATACTGATGGTTTGACACAATCGGCATATGCTCAAGCAAATGCTATTAGTTCTTATGCAAACACCACACTAAGTTATTTAAGTGGAGCTTTAATTACTACTAATGCTAATACAGTTTATATTCAATCTGGATTAAATTCAGCTAATGCCAATATTGTTTCATTACAAGCATTGGCGAATACAGATTATACAACTGTAACATCTCCGACAGGAACATTTGGTAGTGCAACATTAGTTCCTGTAGTTACTGTTGCTGCTAACGGTCGTATTACTAATATCAGCACAACAACAATCACCGGTGGTGGTGCCGGTGCTAACACAAATAGTTTTTCTACTATCGTTGTTTCTGGTCAACCAAGAGTAATAGCAAATAGTACTTCTTCACCATTAACATTTGTTGCTGGTACTGGAATGACTATTACTACTGTTGGCACCAGTAACACAATTACTTTTGTTTCAACGGGAGGATTTAGTGGCGGTACAATTCCTAATCCTTTGAACATCACAAGTACATTAGTGAGTACAAATACCACCACGGGTGCTTTAGTAGTTACTGGTGGTGTTGGTATTGGTGGCGCACTAAATGCTACATCAAAATCATTTAATATTCCACATCCAACAAAACCAGGAAAAGATTTACGTTATGGATCGTTAGAAGGTCCCGAGTTTGGTGTGTATGTTCGTGGAAAATTGGTTAATAATAACACAATTGAATTGCCTGAATATTGGACAAAATTGGTTCATAAAGATAGCATAACTGTTCAATTAACTCCTATTGGTAAATTTCAAAAACTTTCTGTTAAAGAAATTAAAGATAACAGGATTACTATTGGTAATGATGCCTTATTAAGTAATGATATTAATTGTTTTTATATTGTGTTTGCAGAAAGAGCAGATATAGATAAGCTTGAAGTGGAAAGTTAATTATGGGTGTCAATTATAATTATAGCACTATAATGAATGGATTAACAGTTTGTATTGATGCCAACAATCCAAAAAGTTATTCTGGCTCAGGCAATACTTGGATTGATTTGATTAATAAAAACGCCAATTTTAATCTAGCAAATACTCCACCATATACTCCGGCAAATACAACCAATGGAGCTCCAGCATATTTTAGTTTTTCAAATGTTGATGTTACTGGTGCAAACACGTTAACGTATGCAACTACCGGTAATACAATTTGGCGTGGCACTGGATTGGATTATAATTTAAATATTGGAAAAATTGGAAGTACAAATTGCACCATAGAAATTGTTTGGCGACTTACTGCTTATCCGGCACCTGGCGGTACATTTTATATGATTGATGCAACAACTGCCGGTGATGGACTTCAATTAGTTTTTAGTAATACTGGAACTACTTACCAATATGGTAATTGGCGCTGGGCAAATGGTGGTGGAATAATTAATTATTATAGTAATTCTAATCCAACGGCTTTGGTACCTTTAGGTGTTTGGCGCCACGACATACTATCGTATAGCCTTGAGAATGGAAGTACTTGGCGAATCAATGGAGGAAATAACAATTTATCAAATAAAGTTTTAGATCGTGGTACTGTTGTTTCAGCAACTGGCGGAAATTCTGGTGTTGCCAATACTATAACATTGCCGGCCAATTTTTCATCCGCCAATACTGATTATGTGAATGATTATGTTTCTATTCTTACAGGAACAGGATATGGAGATGTTATCCAAATTACTGCTTATGATGGTGTAGCCAAAATTGCCACGGTTTCTCGTAACTGGAAATATGGAACACCGGATACAACTTCAACATTTCAAATTTGTGTTCCGGGTACATCCGTAAACGTAGGGCGAAACAATAGTAGGTTTGCAGCTATTGGTACACAAGCGGTAGCAAGATATCAAGATCAATTCATTGGTGATATTGCTCTAGTGCGTATGTGGAATCGTGAGTTAACCGACTTTGAAGCAAAAACGAGTTACAATATTTTAAACAAAAAATTTAATTTTGGTTCTAACGTTACTTTCTAAAAATGTCTTTAACGCACTCTCCCACCCTCGCAAATACTGGATTAGTAATTTGTTTTGATCCTGGAAATAATAGGAGCTTTATTCCGGCCACAAGTACAACTACATGGATTAATATAGTTAATCCATTTCAAACAATTAATGTTGGTAATAATATTTCTGCTGATTTAAGATTAATTAGTAACAATTGTTATCTAAGTGCAAATAGCGGAGGAACATTTGTTTTTGCAAATAACCAAATTACAGGCGTTAATCAGTACATTACTACTACAGGAATTCCCGATTCTTTTTGGCAAGGCAGTTATACAATATCCGCTTGGGCATATTTTAATCAAGTGAATAAAATTGGACGCACACCAACTGGAGGAAACGATTGGCCAAATACTTTAATTGCTCACGGGCAAGGTGTTACTGATTCAAGTTTTTCTATTGGCGAAAGATTTGGAAAATTAAATTTTGGATTTTATAATGATGATTTTAATAGTGCAACCACACTTTTACCGAACACTTGGTATAATTTAGTTGGTACTTATGATTCTTCTACATCCACAAGAACAATGTACATTAATACAATTTATGATAGCTCAAAATCTGGAGGTGCTTATATTGGTACAGGAAATAATACTATAATAGCCTCCGGTACAAATTCATATTATCAATTGTATGGAAATCTTGGTAGAATTGATATATACAATCGAGTGTTAACGCCAACAGAAATCCAAAGATATTACTTGACAAACAAAAGTAAATATGGATTATAAAAAAATATGCAAAACCCTACAACTTTAATTTTTGATATTTCTGAATTAGATAAAATTGATTCAACTAAAATTCTTTGGCAAAACATTAGTAATGATAATACTCAAGTAATGATTGCTTGGGAAGGTGACACACCGGACTTTGTTAACAATTTAACAACTAAAGGTGATTTTTTATCTTATGATGAAGCCACCACATTTGTTCAACAAAATTTTCACAATTGGGTAAAAATGCAAACCGCAACCGCAATAAGAAATGAAGATGGTAGTATCACTTATACTGACGAATAAATACCACAGTACAACACAAGAATAGTAAAAAATGGCATATACCGATAAGAATATAGTAATTACACCCAATTCAGGATCGTCCACCGATGATCCTAAGATTGTTTTTACTTCAGCCAATAACACTATTGGTCCTCAGAGTATTACGCTTAGGACTTATCCTACGTCTAATGGGCTACTATCTTTTGAAAGTTCTGTTGGCCAATTATTCTCCATTAGTAATACCCTCACAGGTACCCTTTTCTCAGTTAATGATATTTCTGGTATTCCTAGTATTACGGTACAAGATACTGGTCAAGTTAACTTATCACCATATAACGGTAACGTTATTATTGGCACAGCAACGACCAATACTTCACCAGCAACCGCTAGCGCCCTTTTAGTTGTAAACGGCATGCATTATGCCGACCAAGAAATTGTGGCCAATAACGGCGTTATAGTTAGAAATGATAATAGAGATTTTACTGGTCTACAATCAAAAGTGGTGTGGCGTAAATATTCAACTTCTGGTTATGTATCAGTAAACTCAGAAGAAATGACGGCCAATATTGCTGCGGCTTCATTAGTATCATCAGGAACATTTACTGCGGTTCAACAAAATATTGCAACTGGTTTTGGTAGCAATTATCTTATGGAAGTTGCTGGTTATTTTTACGCCAATACGGCAGGTGTTTATTCTTTTGGTGTTAACTCAGACGATAACTCAGATTTATTTGTTGATGGCAAACTAGTTGCAGATTGGTTCACATCAGGTGGTCACGGCGCAGCCGCATCGGGTACTCCTGGTGGCACACAAAGAACTGTTTATTTACAAAAAGGTTTTCATAGAATTTATGGAAGATTAGTTCAAGGTGGTGTTGGTGAATCTTTAGAATGGTTATTTAAAAATCCTGGTGATACTAATTTTACTGTAATACCGGCAGGATTATTATACCACCAGGCAACCGATTCAATAATAGCCACGGCAAACGGAATTAGTATTACAGGCTTTGCTATGTCCAATGTTATAGCCGGTAACGTTTTGACTTCTAATGTGTTAACAAATGGAGCAGAATTAACTCTTGGTGTATCTAGTGATACCTGGGGTCCAATATCTTTAAGATTACAAAATAGAGATAACCAAAACGGACCTTTATTTGATGCTTCACAGAGTAGAGTAGCATTACTTGATTTTGGATTTAAAACGGCAACAGCACAAAAAAATATTCGATATGAAACTAGACCAACATATTCTATTATACCTAATCAAACTACAGTAAATGAATTTCAAATTGGTGTACCAGGTAGTGCAGATTTAGCTATTGGAAATACTTCTGTTTATGTAAGACCAAGTACAGGAAGTACTCCTTCTACCAATACAACTTCGGGTGCTTTAATCGTTGCTGGTGGTGCAGGTATTTCTGGTAACATATATACTGCTGGTGTATACATTGTAGGTTCAAGCAATGGCGTAACTTTTGGTGATGGTACAATACAAACCACTGCGGTGTTAATTGACCAAACGGCAAGAAATTTAGCAAATACCACTGCTGGCGGTTTAATAACTGCTAATGCAAATTCATTTTATATTAAAGCAGGATTGAATTCAGCCAATGCTAATATTATTTCTTTACAAACAAAAGCAAATACTTTATTACCAAATATTGGTTCAGTAATTACAATAAATTCGGCATCACAATTATATGTTTCTAATAATCAACCAGGATTATCTTCTGCCGTAGGAGCCTTAACGGTTATGGGTGGAATTGGTGCGCAAGATAACGTATGGATTGATGGTAATTTGTCTATTACTAATCCTATTCCATTAATACAATTTACCGGATCAAATAGTTACGTTGCATATACAGGTACAAATAATTTAACTTCTTGGGATCAAACACCAGTTCGTTATACGTTTACCAGTGATAATGCTCCACAAGGAATAACATTTAAACCTGACGGTACTGTAATATACATTGTTGGTACTACTGCACCACAAAGGGTGTATCAATTAAGATTGAATAGTGCATGGGATCAAAGCACTGCAATTAATACGGCAGCTTTTTCAGTTGCAACTCAAGATACTTCACCACAAGATATTTGGTTTAAACCTGATGGTTCAGAAATGTATATTTTGGGTAACACCAATAAAAGAGTATGGCAATACCATTTAAATACACCATGGGATATTAATACCGCCTCATTTATTGTAAACTCAAACACCGCTAACGGATTATTACAAACACAAGATTCAACTGTGACGGGTTTGACATTTAAACCTGACGGCACTCAAATGTACGTTAACGGTTCAAGTAACAATGCAGTGTATCAGTATACATTAAGTACTCCTTGGAGTGTGAACACCGCAACATACACAACAAACACACAGGTTGCCGGCATAACAAGTACCGCTTTTTCTACAGTAGCAGGAACATCTGTTGCTCATGCTTTTAATACTGATGGTACCAGAATGTTTGTTGCTGGTACTGCTTATAGAGATATTGCTGAATTCAATTTAAATACCGCATGGAACGTAGCAACATCAAGTTACAGAACAAGAAGGAACGTTTATTGGGAAGATACCGGTATATCTGGAATGTATTATACCGATACGGCAAATTCTTTGTATACAATTGGTACTGCAACCAGAATAATATTTCAATATACAACAAATAGTACTGCAGCAGAAACTATAGCCGATAATACGGTGTTAACCGGTAACACAACGGCTAACGGTTCTTTGTTTGTTGCTGGTAACTTTAAAGCCGATGGTAATGCTCTTTTTCCATTATCGTTAACAGCATTCACAACATCAGTTACCGGTACATTGACGGCTAGTGGTACATTAACGGCTACCGGTGCACTTGGTTTAAACGGCTCTGCAACTGGTGGTGTGAACCTCGGCACTTTAGTAACAACTGGTAACTTTACTGTTGGTACTACGTTGACAACAGGAACTTTCCTTTATGGTGGTGTATCACAAACCGGTAACACAGTATTTGGAAGATCAACACTTACAAGTAACCTTGAAATTGCTAACGGTATAGTAATTGCCGGTAGTACCAAAACTGTTGGTATAGGAAACTACGGTACTACAGGATCATCCACAGTTATTAACATTGGTGTTGGTTCTTTAGGTAACACAACAATTAACTTTGGTGGTAATACTAATCCGGGTAATACAGTAGTTAACTTTGGCCAAAATACGGTAGTATATACAAACTCAGTATATGCAACAACAACTACGGGTGCAATCTATACAGATAACTTGAGATATGCTTCTAACGGAACTCCATGGGTAATGGGTTCTGGTGGCGGTAGTTCTGTATCTACATATAGCACAACGATTGGTGACGGAACAAATACCAAGTATCAAGTGTTACATAATTTAGGAAAATCTAATATTATTACAACTGTTCGTGAAACAACTTCAGGTAACGTAGTGTATCCTTCTTTACAATATGCAAATACTAACCAAATGAACGTGAGTTTTGTTTCTGCTCCAGCATCAAGTTTCTATACAGTTTCAATAATAGGATTCTAAGATGGCCAATACTTGGATTATATCTCCAGATTGGCAAAACGAAATTACTGCTACAGTATACGGACAATTACCGGCGGCAGATAACAGTTCTATTGATACTGCAAACGTTGCCTTCTCACAGTTACAAACTTTATTGAATAGAAGTGTTACTGCAAACACCACATTTTCTAACGGAATTGTATCAACTTATTCATTGGTGTATACTACTACTGGTGCATATTCTGGTGGAGTCTTAGCGCCCAATGGCGATATACATTTTGTTCCATTTGCAGCTGCCAGAGGACAAAAAATATCAGCTGCTGGAGTAGTATCAACATATTCGCTAGTGTATACTGCTACTAGTGGTGCATATAGTGGTGGAGTCCTAGCACCTAATGGTGATATTCATTTTATACCAAGAAGTGCCGCAGTAGGTCAAAAAATATCAGCTGCTGGTGTAGTATCAACTTATTCATTAGTATATACAACATCTTCTGCTTATATTGGTGGAGTCCTAGCACCTAATGGAGATATACATTTTATTCCAGCTAGTGCCAATAGAGGTCAAAAGATATCAGCTGCTGGAGTAGTATCAACATATTCATTGGTGTATACCACCAGTGGTGCATATTATGGTGGAGTATTAGCACCTAATGGTGACATACATTTTATTCTAGCTAGTGCCAATAGAGGTCAAAAGATATCATCTGCTGGTGTAGTATCAACTTATTCATTGGTGTACACCACCAGTGGTGGTGCATATTATGGTGGAGTATTAGCACCTAATGGTGACATACATTTTATTCCAAATGCTGCTAGCGTAGGACAAAAAATATCAGCTGCTGGAGTAGTATCAACATATTCATTAGTAAATACTGATACAAATGGTGCATATCAAGGTGGTGTATTAGCACCTAATGGTGATATTCATTTTGTTATAGATGCTGCTAGTAAAGGTCAAAAAATATCATCTACAGGTACGGTGTCTACTTATTCTTTGGCGTATACTGTTGATAGTGCATATTATGGTGGAGTCCTGGCACCCAATGGAGATATACATTTCGTTCCATATGCTGCCTCAGTAGGCCAAGTTATTGTCACCGGTGCCGCACTGCCTTGGGATATTGGCACTTGTTGTTCACCATTTTTTAATAAGTTTTAATTATGCCAACATTTTTAAACGATCCTAATTTTGTATCAGAAACTCAGCAGAGAGCTTGGGGAACACTCATCACAGCTAATAATAGTTCGATGGCAACTGATAGTTCTTCTTGGTTTTATGGTATGAAAGGATTGATTGATAAAAGCGTTCAAGCAGGTCAAGCATTTAGTAACGGAATTGTAAGTACATATTCATTGGTATATACTGCGGCTCCTTCACATTTTGGTGGTGTTTTAGCACCTAATGGAGATATTCATTTTATTCCACAATCTGCTACCAGAGGACAAAAAATATCAGCTGCTGGTGTAGTATCAACATATAGTTTGATATATACTGCTGGTAATGCATATCAAGGTGGAGTTTTAGCACCCAATGGTGACATACATTTTGTTCCATATAGCGGTACTGTTGGACAAAAAATATCAGCTGCTGGTGTAGTATCAACATATTCATTGGTATATACCGGTGGTTCTTATAGTGGTGCAGTTTTAGCACCCAATGGTGATATACATTTTGTTCCAACTGGCGCTCCTGTGGGGCAAAAAATATCATCCGCTGGAGTAGTATCAACATATTCATTGGTATATACTGCTGGTTCATATTATGGCGGAGTTTTAGCACCTAATGGAGATATACATTTTATTAATTTTACTGCTTCTGTAGGACAAAAAATATCATCAGCTGGAGTAGTATCAACATATTCATTAATTTCTACTGGAAATAATTTCTATACTGGCGGAGTTTTAGCACCTAATGGAGATATACATTTTATTTCTTATAATGCTGGACAAGGACAAAAAATATCAGCTGCTGGTGTAGTATCAACTTATTCATTAATCAATGCACCGGGTGCTGGTTATGCTGGTGGAGTCCTAGCACCTAATGGTGATATTCATTTTGTTCCATTTAGTGCTTCTGTGGGACAAAAAGTATCAACAGCTGGAGTAGTATCAACATATTCATTAGTGTACACAACAGCTTTTGCATACGCTGGTGGAGTTTTAGCACCTAATGGTGATATACATTTTATTCTATATAATGCTGCCAGAGGCCAAAAAATTTCCACGCTGCCTGCAATACCTTTTAGTTCGGGTGTTTGCTTATCACCATTCTTCAATAAGTTCTAATCATGGCAAATTATTCAATCGATCCCAATTTTGTAACTGAGGTTCAAGGTACCGCTTGGGGAACTTTACCTCAGGGAGATAATAGTACAATTGATTCTGGTGGAGTTGCGTTTGCAAACTTTCAAGATTTTTTAAATGAAGGTGTGAATGGCGGACAACTTTTTAGTAATGCGGTGGTGAGTACATATTCATTGGTGTATACTGCTTCTACTGCATACTTTGGTGGAGTCCTAGCACCTAATGGTGATATACATTTCGTTCCGTATGCTGCAACCGTAGGACAAAAAATATCAGCTGCTGGAGTAGTATCAACTTATTCATTGGTGTATACTGCTTCTCCTGCATATGGCGGTGGTGTTTTATCGCCTAATGGTGATATTCATTTTGTTCCATATTCTGCTAACAGGGGTCAAAAAATATCAGCTGCTGGAGTAGTATCAACTTATTCATTGGTGTATACTGCTTCTACTGCATACTTTGGTGGAGTCCTAGCACCTAATGGAGATATTCATTTTATTCCACAAAATGCCAATAAAGGTCAAAAAATATCAGCGGCGGGTGTCGTATCAACTTATTCATTGGTGTACACTACTACTAATGCACATGCTGGCGGAGTATTGGCAACCAATGGAGATATTCATTTTATTCCGTTTGGTGCCAATAGAGGTCAAAAAATATCAGCTGCCGGAGTAGTATCAACATATTCATTGGTATATACTGTTGCTAGTTCATATGGTGGTGGTGTTTTAGCACCAAACGGTGATATTTATTTTGTTCCTGCTTCCGCTACAGTAGGTCAAAAAATATCAGCTGCTGGTGTAGTATCCACATATTCATTGGTGTATACCACTTCATTAGCATATTATGGTGGAGTACTAGCACCAAACGGTGATATTCATTTTGTTCCTTTTAGTGCTCCAGTAGGTCAAAAAATATCAGCTGCTGGAGTAGTATCAACTTATTCATTGGTGTATACTGCTTCTACTGCATATGTTGGTGGAATTCTAACTCCTAATGGTGATATGTATTTTGTTCCGTATGCGGCTCCAGTAGGTCAAAAAATAACACTAAATACAGGAGTGAATTTCAGTAAGGGCATTTGTATGCATCCTTATTTTAATAAATTTTAATTATAGTAACTTTGAAAGGTGGTTTACAATGTATAATCGTGATAAAATTATAGCAACAATGCAAGAAATTTATGATGGTTCCAAATCTATTGCTCCCTATGTTTTAATTGCCCAACCAAGGCGTGACCTAAACGAAACTCCCGCACAAAATTTTGATGGTTATGATAACCTTCATGTGGATTTACATGGGTTCTCTCACGGTTTCGTGCATATTGGCGGAGAAAAAGTTGATGTGGCTCGCAATTATTTAATTGAACAAGCATTAGAAAGTGGTGCAAAATATCTTTTGTTTATTGGTGAAGATACTGTTGTACCATATGACGCATTTAAAATTCTACACAAGACAGCAGAAGAAAATCCAGGTCAAGTTATTACCGGAGTTTATTATATTAAACTTTCTGATGCAATGATTATGGTTCGCAATAACGATTGGATTACTATACCAAATGTGGATCCAGGTCAACTACTTGAAGCATGGCAGACCGGTATGGACATTATGTTAATACCAATTGATTTGCTCCGTCAAATGAAAGAAGAAGAACCAGAACTTCCTTTCTGTTGTATTGGTGTAAACATTAACGATGAAATTCCGTTTATCGGTGAAGATAATTTCTTTGTTCACCGTCTACACAAAAGAGGCACAAAACTTTTGGTAAACACAGATGTTCAATGTCTACATATGGATTTGGCATCAGGTAAATACACAGCTCATCCTGATGTTGATTTAAGAAAATACTTTACAACAATTAAACCTACTGAGCGTTTAGTTTTAGAAGATAAAGAATACATTGACCGCAGGTGGTCCGACAGATTACCCGAAGGTACTGGTGGTTCAAATAGCCTGTTACAAAAGAAAATTGAAGAAGGTAATCCTATTAAATTTAATATGGGTTGTGGTCGTGATAGAATTGATGGTTACATTGGAGTTGATTTACTTGGTGCTGGTGCCGACATCAAACAAGATATTATGGAATTAAAACTACCAGAAAATTGTGCGGATGAAATTTTTGGTTCACATGTAATTGAACATATTCCACAACATCGTGCAATCGGTGTTTTGACATCATGGTATAATACTCTTAAAGAAGGCGGCAAATTAGTATTAGAACTTCCCAATATTGAAGAACTCTTTAAAGATTTTGCCGAAGCCGATGATGCAAAACGATATGAAATAACCCTCTGTGTTTACGGAGCATATCTTGGGGAAATAACGCCAGAAAGCATTAAACATGGCCAAGAAAGTCCGCATGTTTGGGGTTATTATCCAAAGATATTATCAGAAATTTTAGAGAATATTGGATACAAAGAAATTCAAGTTTTACCTGTTAAAGGTGTTCATCCAGGTAAAAACTTCAGGATTGAAGCAATTAAATAATAAGAGGAAAAAATGGCAAGTACAATATCATTAGATGGATTATCTTCTCCTGATGGAGAAACCAGAGCATTAGCTCACTTAACAGTAGAATACAATGGTAACACATACCAATGGAAATTTTTTATTCCACCAGATTCAGGTGATTTAGGAACATTTATAGAAAATAGTAAATCCACAATTGAATCTCAAATTGATGCCAAAGAATCTGCATGGGAAAATTTGAATCCAAAAACAAGAACAATTTCCGATCCACTAGGAGAAGATGTTGTGGTCGATATTCAAAAAGAAGAAATAGTTCGACCAGACATTCCAGACTATTACGCTTTGAGGAGAAATGCTTATCCACCTCTAGCTGAACAGATTGGTGCTTTTTGGAAAGGACCACAGGATCCAGACTATATTGCAATGCAAGCAAAAGTTTTGGCGGTTAAATCGCAATATCCAAAATCTTAATTGATATCCACCATGGTATAAATACCTCTATATTAGGAGGTTTTAATGGCAACAATTACCAACCGACAAGATTTTATTACTTATTGCAAGCGCAGACTTGGGTTTCCTGTTATCGAAATCAACGTGGATGACGACCAGGTTAATGATCGCATTGATGACGCACTCCAATATTTTCAGGACTACCATTTTGATGGACTTCAAAAGGTTTATTGGATCAAAGTTCTAGATAATAACGATATTGCAAATCGGTACTTGGATGCCAGCAAAGCAAAAGATTCTCAAGGAAACACATTAGAAATTGCGGGCGTTTCTCGTATATTTCCCATTTCAGATTCTCAGGCAAACGTCAATATGTTTGACCTTAGATATCAACTCCGTTTAAATGAGTTATATGACTTTACCTCCGCATCGTACATCAATTATACCTTAACAAATCAACACTTACGTTCTCTAGAAATCATGTTTACTGGAGAAGTTCCTATTCGATTCCAACGACACACACAAAGGTTGTATATTGATTGGAATTGGGGTAATTCAGAAGCACCTACTGGTACAGTTGTTATTGCCGAAGCATATGCTTTAATTAATCCGGATGTATATAATTTGGTATGGAATGACCGTTGGCTAAAAGAATATGCCACAGCACTTATCAAAAGAACTTGGGGCAATAATATGTCCAAATTTGACAATGTTCAATTACCGGGTGGAGTTACTTTGAATGGTGGAAGAATTTTTCAGGAAGCTACGACAGAAATCGAGCGGCTTGAAAGAGAGATGGAAAATAATTACGGAGCTCCGTTAGAATGGTTCATGAACTAATATGGCAACTAACCACTATTTTAATAATTACAACAGCAAATACTCAGAACAAAGATTAGTTGAGGATTTAATTGTTGAGTCCATTAAAATTATGGGCTTCGATTCATATTACTTGCCCAACAATAATGATGCTGCTCGTGATTTATTATATGGTGAAGATCCGGTTAAAAAATTCAAATCTGCTTTTACTGTTGAAATGTATATGTCCAGTATTATGGAATATTCGGGTGAAAGAGAATTGTTTTCTAAATTTGGTTTAGAAATTAAAAACAATATGGAAGTGATAGTATCAAAAAGGTCATTTTCAGAAAGAGTTCCACAAAATACTTTTACACGACCAAGAGAAGGGGATTTAATTTACATACCTTTTGGAAATGGTACTGGCGAATTGTTTGAAATTACTTTTGTTGAACAAAATAAAGATATGATGATGTTAGGTCGAAAATATCCTTTCTTTTATGAGATGCGTTTAGAGAAATTTAAGTATGCACAGGAATTCATTAATACTGGTATAGCTGATATTGATATGGTTATGGATAATTCGGCGTATTCTATTAACTTACAATTGAGTTCTGGTACAGGTAATTACGCAGCAAAAGAAATTGTATATCAATCACATGACGGCACTTTAGCTAATGCCGTCACTTCTGCTGTTGTACAGAGTTGGAATGATCCTACAAATATGTTGGTGGTTACCAATATTGCCGGAGAATTTATAGACGGACTTACAATTATTGGTTCATCAACCGGTGCTGCTTATACTTTATCCACTTATGATGCGATGGCGCCAAGTATACATAACGAAATTTACGATAACAAGCTTATAGAAAATAATGCAAATTCAGTTATTGATTTTTCAGAATCTAATCCGTTTGGAAGCATATAATGGCAGATACGTCATATAACCGAATTATTCGTAAACTGGTTGTTGGATTTGGCAACTTGTTTAATAATATTACTTTAGTTCGGTATAATCCAGATAACACAGAGCAAGAACGTATGCTTGTTCCAATTATCTATGCGGCCAAAGAGTTATATGTAAAACGGTTAGAAGAAGATTATAATTTAGACAAAAAAGTTCAAATCACTTTACCAAGATTATCATTTGAAATGACTGGTTTATCTTATGATTCTTCTAGAAAACAAAATACAAATTGGAAATCTTTTGCAAAAACTACTAATGGAGTAGTATCACAATATAATCCAGTACCTTATGATTTTGATTTTTCGTTGTATCTTTACGTTAGAAATATTGAAGATGGTACTCAAATTATAGAGCATATTCTTCCTTATTTTACTCCTGATTATACTATTAAATTAAATTTAATTCCTGAATTTGGTGTTGTCAAAGAAATTCCTGTTGTGTTGAAAGATACCAACCAAGAAATTATCTATGAGGGTGATCGTAATAGTGGTACTAGAACAGTTATTTGGACTTTAAATTTTACAGTTAAAGGTTTTATATTTGGTAAAACTTCTGCAGCAGCATTAATTACAACATCAATTACAAATATTTTAGATAATATTAAATCTTCAGACGTAGTTCAGTTTAATATGACTACACCAGGAACAGGAACTTATCAAACAGGCGAAGGTGTTTATCAAGGTTTTTCTGCTGTTAATTCAACGGCTACAGCTAAAGTGGTTTCATTTAATAATAATGCATTACAACTTACAAATATTAATGGCAATTTTGTATCTTCACAACCCATTTATGGCATAAAAACTAACGCCAGTTACACATTTGGATCATATCAAATTTTACCAGCTCAATATGCACAAATTGTTACCGTTTCTAACCCAACTGATGCTAATGCTAACGTAATGTATACATACTCTACCACAGTACAAGAAGGTATTAATATTGTTAAACCTGTACTTTCATCTAATGGATTTAATACTGATTTGAATACCAATGTATTTGGTATAGATGATTTGTTATCAGAACAAGAAAACTCAATCGATTTAGGATCATAAAATGTCAAGAACATTACAATTTAAACGATACGCCAATACAGTCCTTACAAATATAATAGGTGCGGATGGCGAATTAATTATTGACGAAACAAACCATTATTTAACTATTCATGACGGAGTAACTCCGGGTGGAGTTACATCACTTGGAGCTCCAGCATCTGTTATTAGTAGTTTAAAAGCCGGAAGCAACACGGTTACGCTTAGTAATAATGGAAATTTAAATTTATCGAATGGATCGCTTGTTTTTATAGACCAAAGTTTACAAAATACGGCATTTAGTTCTTTTTATATTAATGAACTTAATGAATCTGTTGCAAATATTGCAAATTTGCAATATGCTTTTATTGGATCCAATACTAACGTAACACGAGTTGCTAATACTTTAGCAATATCAATACAATTAGCTTACAATCAAGCCAATTCGGCCGCCCAGACTATTCCACAAAATCCGCAAACATCAAATTATGTGTTACAAAATTCTGATGCCGGTAAATTTATTTACTATACCCAATCTGCAAATGCAACATTGTACATACCTTGGACATCAAATACAAATTGGGTAAATGGCACAAGTATTATGATTGTATCTCAAACTCCGGCAGGAGCTAATGTAAAAATATCTCCAAATAACGGAGTATCATTGTACCTTGCTGGTAATTCTGTAAGTTCTTCACGAAATGTGTCAACTTATGGCACCGCTACATTATTAATGGTTAAAGCAAATACATGGTATATTAATGGTACTGGAGTAATATAATGTTAATGATGATGCATCATATGAATAGTGTGCAACAATTGCCCATTATTACACTATTGGCTTTTGATATATCAATTAAAACTTCATATCCTTTTAGAGCAATTGATATTATGATGGACACAGCACCTACATATTAAATAATAAATAAACACAAAGAAGAAACCGGAGAAACAAAATGGCACGCAAAGCTATACTTGACACATACTATACATTCACACCTTCGACAAGAACTATTGTCATTCCTAGGGCTATTCCTAAAGAACGTTTGGTATTAATTACTGATGTTACCACAAATCAGGTACTTTTTAATTTCTCTGATCCAAACCTAACAACAACATCTTATACAATTGCCACGAGTGCCGATGGTTCTCAAACAACTACAACAATTGTATTAAACTATAATACCACTAGTTTATCATCAACTGATAAATTATCGATTGTTGTTGACGAATATGATGAAAAATTTACTCCTTCTGAAACTTATTTGGATCCAATTAATAAGTTGCGGGTTTCTACACCACAATCATTAATTGATACCGACTACGAGTATTCAATTCAAACAACCAAATGGGAACAATTGGCTACAATTAACAATCGTCCATTTGGATATTACGTTACTGCTACTGGTGTTACTCCTTTAATTGACCTTCAAGCAGTTAATAATTCTAGAGTGTATACCGGTAATACAACAGGTACCGTATCTCCAGCAATTGGTACTCCTGTTACTATCTTGGATTCCACTTATAGTGGTGCTGATGGATTGTATATTGTTGATGCAAATAATAATCCAACATTGACCAACACAACTAATGCTGCAAATACATTCACTTACACAGGTAAATATTTTTATACCGGCACAACAGGATCAATTTACAATAACGGTGTAACGATTGCATATACCGGTCAAATTTTCAGTAATGCTTCAATTTCTATGGCTTCGGCTACTGTTGCTTCTGGCAATTTGGTTTCTGTTACAACTTCTGTGCCACATGGTTTAGCACTTGGTAATGAAATTGCTATGACTGGCGCTTCTGCTGCAAACGGATCATTTGCAGTTACAACCATTGTTAATCCTTATGTTTTTCAATATTCCACAACTGGTGCTTATTACACGCCTCCTGTTGGTGCGTTAACTCTCACAAATGCAAATTTATATGTTCGACCACAAGGTTTAGCATTACATCGTCCATTTGACGGAGGTGTTCGTTTTTCAACAAACGCTTCATCACACAATCAACAATATATTCGCCAAACAAGACGTTATTTCCGTTACCAATCTGGTAAAGGTATTCAAATGTCTACTGGCACAACTTTGAAACCACAGTTTAATTTAGATGGTGTTACATCTTCGGGAACACTCTGTACAGTAACAACCAAAGACCCACACAATATTACTTCTGCGATGACAATTACCGTTTCTGGTGCTAATGAAACTGCTTACAACGGAACATTTAGTGTAAACACAGTATTAAATCCTTATTCATTTACATACATTGCAAGTTCAATACCTTCTCAAACAGTAGCATCAGGTCCAGTTAATTGCTCTGGTAATAGTTGGTATGGCGGTTATAACCGGGTTGGAATTTTTGATTCTCAAAACGGCATGTTTTGGGAATTTGACGGAACAATATTAAGTGCTGTAAAACGTAATTCAACATATCAAATTTATGGACAGGTTCAAGTTGCTGCTGGTTCTGCAACTGTTACTGCCATGCCACAATTTCCAACATATTTTAATAAACAATTAGCCGTTGGTGATTTTATTGTTATTAAAGGCATGTCATACCGTGTTGCAGATATCTTGTCAGATAGTAAATTAACAATTCAACCTCCATATCGTGGCATGAATAATTTACAAAATGCTGTTGTTAGTAAAACAATTGATGTTCGTATACCACAATCTGCATTTAATATTGACCGTTTAGATGGAACAGGTCCTTCTGGTTATACAATTGATTTAACCAAAAACCAAATGTTCTACATTGATTATTCTTGGTATGGTGCTGGTTTTATTCGTTGGGGTGTTCGTGCTACTGACGGTAACATTGTTTATTGTCATAAAGTTATTAATAATAACGTAAACTATTTGGCTTACATGCGTTCAGGTAATTTACCTGGTCGTTACGAAACAAATACATTTAGCAAAACTACTTTCTTAACTGGTGGCGCAAGTGGTGTTGGTACAAACTTAAACGCATCCGATACATCACTTAACGCCGCTAGCACATCAGGATTCCCAACAACAGGAACAATTTGGATTAGAACTGCAAATAATGGCGGTTTAGGTTATGCTAACTCCGAATTTATAAACTACACAGGTATTTCGGGTAATACATTTACCGGTTTAACCCGTGGCCAAGCAGGTTTAACTACAACCGGCAATACTGTTTTTGGTAATTCTTATATTAGTGTTTTATCAACATCAGGTGTTCAGATTGGCCAACAAGTTATTGGTGTTAATATACCTCCATCTTCTTTTGTGCAAAATATTGCAAACAGTACATCTGTTTTATTAAACTATGCGGCAACAGGTTCTAATGTAGGATCTACTATAGTATTTGCCCCTATGTCAAATGTTGCTCAAACGTTTATTTCTTCAACAACTGCTCAAACTGCTATTGAGTTACATTCTCCAATATTCAGTCCTGAAATTAATCATTGGGGAACTTCTGCAATTATGGATGGCGGATTTACGGCAGATAAATCATTTATTTTTACAAAAGGACAAACAACTTCCGTTAACGTAGCTCAAGGCGCCACACAAGCACTCATGAGTTTCCGTATTGCTCCAACAGCATCTAATGGTATTGGTAATTCAATGCTTGGTATGCGTGAAATTGTTAACCGTATGCAACATTTACCATTTGAAACTGATATTTACTCAAATGGTTCTTTCTTGATTACTGTTTACTTAAATGCAACAACAAATAATTCAACAGAAATTTGGAATAGTGTTGGTGGTTCAAGTTTATCACAATATATTTTCCATAATCAAGGAACTACTGTTCAAAATAATACGGGTGAACCAGTATTTGGATTCTATTTGAATGTACAACAAGGTATTTACCAAACAACACAACAAGATTTGACACAGTTGCTTGCTATTGGTTCTAGTATTCTTGGTGGTGGCGCTACAAATGCAACTAGAGCAATTTATCCAGATGGTCCTGACGTATTGACGTTTGTTGCTCAAAATATTGATACTACATCTCGATCAATTCAAGCACGTTATTCTTGGAACGAAGCTCAGGCTTAATTAATATATTATACTATGAACAATTTTGATAAAAATATGGAACAAATATTTGATGTTGTTCCATCAAAAAAAGAGGAGTTGCCAGAAGTTAAAAAGGCAACTCCTCTTTATAATTCCCCAAATATTGAAGAAGATTTAGGTGATGCTTACCAACAATCTAGAGAAAATCTTCAAGGTATTATTGACCAAGGCAAAGAAGCCATGGAAGAAATACTCAACATAGCCAAAGCAGGACAACACCCAAGAGCATTTGAAGTTTACGGAACGTTACTTAAAAATATGGTTGACGCCAATAAAGAGCTTCTAAATATTCAAAAGCAAATGCGTGAGATGGACAAAAAGAAAGAAGTAACCAATACAAATATTGATAAAGCCATTTTTGTTGGTTCTACCGCTGAGTTGAATAAGTTATTAAAAGGAAAAGAATGAAGCTTTGGGTGAATGTGTGTTTTCATTATGTGCCAGAAAGATTACCAAAATTCTATAATCTCATAGAAAACATCAATAAATTTAAAACAAAAGGCACCAAATTAATCATCAATTGTAATACTAATTTTGATGACAACTTACCAATTAAAGTATCGGTTCTTGATGACCCATTTCATTTGACATGGGAACACAAAAAAGATATGCAAGCTTTTTTAGAATCTGATTATACACACTTTGTTTATCTTGAAGGTAATTTAAGCTTTACTCAAAAGAATTTAAACTATTGGTGTAAGTATAGAGAACTTTTTAAACGGAATAATCTTAATTTTATACCGGCAATTCATCGAGTTGAAATTGGTAAAGACGGCAAAAGTTATTCTTTAGATTCTACTCGTCACGTTAATAAAAAACTATCAATAGAAATTCAAGGCCAAAAGTTTATTTCTTTACCTGAACCTTATCAAGGTATGTTTATTATGGACCGTGAAATGGTACAAGAACACATCAATTCAGATTATTTTAATCTAGGTCAAAAAGGTTGGTTTGGAATTCGTGAATCTGCCAATTTAGGTAATATGTTTATAAATGTTCCACCAGGATATCCACACCGAGCATTAGTACCTTTAGATAATTTTGATGAATGTTGTGCTGTACATAATGGTACTGACTACCATAATGATCCTAATTCTCCTCATGCCAAAATACCTGTTACAGAGTTATTTGTATGATATATCATAAACACCATATTATACCCAAACATGCCGGAGGTACCGATGATCCCTCAAATTTGGTTAAACTTACGGTTGAAGAACATGCAGAAGCTCATAAATTATTATTTGAACAACATGGACGTTGGCAAGATAAAGTTGCTTGGTTAACATTGTCTGGTCAGATGACTTGTGCGGAAGCTATAAAAATAACACAATCATTATCCAATAAAGGTGAGAAAAATCCTATGTATGGTAAAACGGGAAGTTTAAATTCAAATTATAAAAATAGAGGTAAAAATAGTCCTTTATATGGTAAAAAACAACCTATAGAATGGAATATAAAAAAAGCAAAAACTCTATCTGAAAATATGAAAGGTAAATGGGTTCCACCTAAAAAAGTTTGTAGGTTGTTTGATAAAAAAGAAATGGCAATGCAACAATATATGTGTTGGTTAAACTGGCAAAACAAATGACAACCAATAAACAGTCATATCGGGATAACCCACGGCTCAAACGAGTTGGAGTCCAGATTAACTATACGGAAGAACAAATCTTAGAGTATCAGAGGTGCGCCAAAGATCCTGTTTATTTTTCAAAATATATTAGTATTGTATCTTTAGACCACGGTATTGTACCTTTTGATATGTATGATTTTCAAAAGGACATGATTAGAACTTTTAATGAAAATCGTTTTGTTATTGTTAAATGTCCTCGGCAAGTTGGTAAAACCACTACTGCAATTGCTTATCTTCTGTGGGTTATTTTATTTCAAGACGCTCAAAACATAGCCATTTTGGCCAACAAAGGTAAAACTTCTCGTGATATTTTAGGTAAGTTACAATTGGCCTATGAGAATCTTCCTATTTGGTTACAGCAAGGTGTAGTAGAATGGAACAAAGGTAAAATTGAATTAGAAAATGATTCTAAAATTACCGCAGACTCCACATCAAGTTCTGCTGCTCGTTCTGGTTCTTATAACATTGTATTTTTAGACGAGTTTGCATTCGTACCTTCTAATATTGCCTATGAGTTTATGGCATCGGTTTATCCTGTTATTACTTCCGGTACTAAAACAAAGATTTTGATGGTATCAACTCCCAACGGAATGAATCTGTATTATAAAATGTGGATGGATGCCGTTGAAAAACGAAGCAATTATGTTCCGTTTGAAATTCATTGGTCACAAGTTCCAGGTCGAGACCAAGAATGGCGTGAAGAAACTATTCGTAATACTTCCGAAAGGCAATTCCAACAAGAATTTGAAACGGAATTCTTAGGTTCTTCGAATACCTTAATTGCTGGAGGCAAGTTACAGCAAATGCGGTATGGTAATCCTATTGCCACGCATGACATGTTGAAGATATATGAAGAACCTATCAAAGAAGATGGAGAGAAGAACCTAAAAGATCATATGTATTGTTTAGTAGTCGACCCCTCAGAAGGCAAAGGCCTCGACTCCAGTGCGTTCTCCGTGATTGATATGTCAGAAACTCCATATAGACAGGTAGCAACTTACAAATCTTCTTCTATATCACCTATATTATTTCCAACCGTTATCTATAATACGGCAAAGTTGTATAATGATGCTTATGTTTTATGTGAAATTAATAATACTCAACAAATTGCCGACACGCTTCATGCCGAATTGGAGTACGAGAATTTATGGAAAGTATTTACTGGTAACAAAAAACCTCAACAATTGTCTGCCGGTTTTGCTAGAGGTGTTCAGTTAGGTCTGAAAATGTCACCACAAGTCAAACGAATTGGTTGTTCAAACCTAAAAGCTTTGATTGAAGGTGATAAATTACTGATTAATGACTTTGATACTTATTCTGAATTAACCACCTTTGTAGCTCAAAAGAATTCTTTTGCGGCCGAGGCGGAATCAAATGATGATTTGGTGATGGGTTTAGTCATGTTTGGGTGGGTAACTACTCAGAAATATTTTAAAGAAATTGTTAATCATGACGTAAGAAAACAGATTCAGTTAGAAAATATGAATCAAATGGATGAAATTACCCCTCCGGCACCAATTATTGATGACGGGTTGGAACATGATTTTATGGTTCAAGGCGGTGACGTTTGGGAAAAAGCAAGTTCGGGTGAAGTATATGCAGAATATTCCAGAGAATTCTGGAGAAAAATGTAAATCCTGTGATTCATAAATATCTGTATGGTATCATAACTGCCAAAAACATATAATAATTCAAGGAGAATTTAAATGGCGATTCAACTCTCTCCAGGTGTAAACGTATCGGAAATTGACTTAACTACTGTCGTTCCTTCGGTACTTACAACTGCTGGCGCTTTTGCTGGAGCCTTTTCTTGGGGACCAGTAGGAAAAATCATATTAGTTAATAACGAAATTACATTAACACAACGATTTGGTAACCCAAACAATAATACAGCAACTTCATTTTTTACCGCAGCTGCTTTCTTGGCATATGGTAATAATTTAAGTGTTGTCCGTGCCGCAAACAATTTGACTTACAATGCTGATGCAAACACTTCTAATCCAAATATTCAAGTTGGTAATTTAGATGTTTTTCAATATACATTGTTAAATCAAAATAATGCCAATTTATATGGCGCTTTCATGGCTCGCTATCCTGGCGCTTTAGGAAATTCTTTGGCTGTTTCTGTTTGTGATACTGCAAATCAATTTTCTTCATGGGCATATTCAGGTTCTTTTTCTTCTGCTCCAGGCACTTCTGCTTACACTTCTGCTGTAGGTGGTGCAAATGACGAAATTCACGTTGTTGTTACTGACGTTAGTGGTTTGATATCAGGCTCTAAAGGTGCAGTATTAGAAACGTTCCCGTTCATGTCAAAAGCATTAGATGCAGAACTCAATGGTGTTTCAAACTATTATAAACAAGTTATTTTTAATAAATCACGTTACATTTATGCTGTAGATCCAGTAAATTATGCAAATAACGTAACTAACGGCAATTGGGGTCAAATTGCTGCTAATACTAATTTTACATCTTCAAACGTAAATACCACTTTGGCTTTAAGTGGCGGTACTGATGTTGCATTAACAGAAGGTGATTATAAAAATGGTTATGGATTGTTTACAAACAAAGAAACTACAGACATTTCTTTAGTTATTACTGGTGACGCAAACGCAAACGTTCAATCGTACATTATTGACAATATTGTTAATTCTCGTGCTGATTGCGTAGCATTTATTTCTCCTCCACAATCTGCCGTTGTAAATAACGCCGGCAACGAATCTGCAGCCATACTTAATTGGTTGAATAATACCTCAACTGGATTGCAACGTTCAACATCATTTGCTGTTGCCGACTCTGGTTGGAAATATTTTTACGACAAATACAATCAAACATACCGTTGGATTCCATTAAATGGTGACATTGCTGGTTTGTGTGTTAATACCGACACAGTTCGTGATCCTTGGTATTCTCCAGCTGGTTTCAACCGTGGTGCAATCAAGAATGCTATTAAGTTGGCATGGAATCCAGCAAAAACATATCGTGACGCATTGTATTCAGCAGGCGTAAATCCTGTTGTATCTTTCCCTGGTCAAGGTATTGTTTTGTTTGGCGATAAAACTCTACAAGCTAAACCATCTGCTTTTGATCGTATCAATGTTCGTAGACTGTTTATTGTTCTTGAAAAGGCAATTGCCAAAGCTGCCCAATATTCACTTTTTGAATTTAACGATGACTTTACTCGTGCTCAGTTTGTTGCATTGGTAACTCCATTTCTTCGTGATGTGCAAGGTCGCCGTGGTATTACCGACTTCCGTGTTGTTTGTGATACTACAAATAATACAGCGCAAGTTATTGATTCTAATCAATTTGTGGGTGACATTTACATTAAACCTGCTCGTTCCATCAATTACATTCAGTTGAATTTTGTGGCAGTTGGAACTGGTGTTGACTTCACAACAGTCGTTGGTGCTGTCTAATAAATAAACGATATAGGAGAAAACAATGGCTTTTAATGTAAACGATTTTAGAGCGAATATGATTGGAGACGGTGCCCGTCCCAATCTATTCCAAGTGACTCTAACATTCCCAACTTTCACTACAAACGGTGCGGCTGCTGGTGCAAAAACCACTTTTATGGCTAAAGCGGCTCAGTTACCCGGTTCAACAATTGGTCAAGTAACTGTTCCATATTTTGGTCGTGAAGTAAAGTTTGCAGGTAACCGTACATTTACTGACTGGTCTTTGCAAATTATTAACGATGAAGATTTTGTAATTCGTAATGCACTTGAATCTTGGATGAATGCTATTAATAGTAATACCACCAATGTTCGTAATAGTGCAGCTGCTTCATCTACAAACTATACTGTTGATGCAACTGTTGATCAATATGGTAAAACTGGCAACATTCTTAAATCATACAAATTTGTTGGTTTATTTCCTGTTGACATTGCTCCAATCGATTTAGGTTGGGATCAAAACGATGCTATTGAAGAATACGGTGCAACATTTGCTTTCCAATATTGGGAATCAAATACTACTAGTTAATATATTTTTAATACGAGAGGACTCCGGTCCTCTCTTTATGTTTTTTTGAATTGGAAAAGTAAATAATATGGCAGCTCTTAATAAATTCTCTCTGTTTGGTTTTACAATTTCTCGAGCCAAGGACGAGGAAGATGGTGCTGTTGCTCCTTCGTTTTCGCCTCCCAATAATGACGATGGTGCTCTTACCATTACATCTGCTGCTTATTACGGCACTTATGTAGATTTAGATGGTACAGCTAAAAATGAAGTAGAACTTATTTCTCGTTATCGTGAAATGTCCATGCAGCCAGAGATTGAATCCGCTATTGATGATATTGTTGGTGAAGCAATATGCCAAGATGATGATGGTAAAATTATTCAAATTGTTATGGATGATTTAAAGCAACCAGACAAAATTAAAGATGCCATTAGAGCAGAATTTGCCAATATTTGCCGCATGTTAAATTATAACAACATGGCACAAGATATTTTTCGCCGTTATTATGTTGATGGTAGAATGTATTACCATATTATTATTGACCGTGAAAAACCAATTGAAGGTATTAAAGAATTACGTTATATTGATCCTCGTAAACTTCGTAAAGTTCGTGAAATTAAAAAGAAAAAAGATGATCGTACTGGCGTAGAGGCAATGCATGTCATTAACGAATATTATATTTACAATGATAAAGTGGTTACTGGTTCTTCTAGTAACTTTGGTCCTGTTGGTGTTCGGATTACCACAGATTCCATTATCTCAGTTGTATCTGGTCTTATGGACTCTCGTAGGGCTGTAGTTTTGTCGTATCTACATAAAGCAATCAAACCACTCAACCAATTAAGGATGATTGAAGATGCTACTGTCATTTATCGTATCAGTCGTGCTCCCGAGCGCCGCATTTTCTATATTGATGTGGGTAACTTACCAAAGTTAAAAGCTGAACAATATCTCCGTGATATTATGGTCAAGTATAAAAACAAACTTGTCTATGATGCAAATACCGGTGAAGTTCGTGATGACCGTAAATTCTTATCAATGATGGAAGATTTTTGGTTACCTCGCCGTGAAGGTGGAAAAGGCACAGAAATTGCTACTCTGCCAGGCGGCCAAAACTTAGGTGAATTAGAAGATGTTAAGTATTTTGAAAAGAAATTATACAAAGCCCTTAATGTTCCTGTTTCTCGTTTAAATCCAGAAAGTTCCGGATTTACTTTAGGCCGTACAAATGAAATTACTCGTGATGAATTAAAATTTGCTAAATTTGTTGATCGTTTGCGTAACAAGTTTGCTGAAATGTTTGATCAAGCATTAAGAGTTCAATGTGTTCTTAAAGGTATTTGTACCGCAGAAGAATGGAATGAATTTAAAGAGCACATTCATTATGACTTCATTAAAGATAATAACTTTACTGAACTTAAAGATGCCGAGTTGATGAAAGAAAGGCTTAGTTTGTTGCAAGAAGTTGATCCATACACCGGTCGTTATTTTTCACAAGCTTGGATTCAACGTCAAGTACTACGTTTAACTGATGACCAAATTAGAGAAATGCAAAGTGAAATTGATGAAGAAAAAGCAAATGGGTTTGGTTTACCGGTTGGCGTCATCAATCAAGTAGCACAACAATCTATGATGCAACAAGTAGCATCCGATCCTGAACAAGGTGGTGGTGAAGAAATTGATGAACAACCACAATCACCAGGAACATTTACCAAATTGAAACAAATACTATAAATACTTTATTGGAGATTAAAATGACAGATAAAACAAGAGCAATTATTGATTACGCTTATGATGACAATGGTAAAGAAATGCGTGATGCTGTTTATGGCGCTATTCACGATAAAGTGATGGCACATATTGATTCACATAAAAAAGAAATTGCACACAGTTTAATTGCTCCAGAAAGTCGTATGGCTTTACAAGAACCTCAGCAAGATGCGGAATAATTAAGTGAAAACTTTTGACGAATTTAAAACTTCTGTTGTTACAGATGAACCAGAAATTGTTGTTGAAAATCTGGAACCAGAAGTATTGGAAGTTGAAGAATTACCTAACCTTCTAGGTGAAGCAGTTAAAAGAAAGCCTTTAGATCCGCCGGCGGTTTTGTTGATGAAACGTAAATCGGTTCGTCAATATCCAAATGGACAAAGAGTGGCATTATACTATGTGGATAAAATAGATAAATATGTAACCGTACCTTATACAGATATGCAATGGTCAGCAGAAGAAACAAAATAGGATAAAAAATGGCAAATAAATTTACTTACCAAGTATTACGAGATACTACAACAGATTGTGTTATTAAATTAACAGGACAGTTTGATGGTGTTTCAGGAAATGAATCTAATACTTCCAAAATTCAAGCAAATACTTTGTATGGAGCTTTAGATGCCAATAATGTTCCATTATACACTAGTTTAAGCCTTAGTAATACTGCAAAACCATATTACAATTTACAGTTAACTTCAGCACAATATTTTGTCAGTATGTCAACCGCTTCTCCTCCCGGTTCTATTGAACTTTTTTGGACTGGTGCAGGAGCCAATCAAAGTGCTCAATATGCTAACTCAGCAACCATTTTCTATTTAAACGGAAACGGCGAATACGGTAGTCAACAAAATCCTGCTATTTTAAATAATGCTTCGGGTGGAAATGGAAATTTAGGAATTAATAGTTATGGTGCAACTACAAACACCGCATACACATTAATTCTTTCTTTCCGTAAGGATAACGCTTATTACCAACGTGGTCAGTTTAATGATCCAGCTGCATTTAACTATGGTTCTTATTCTGTATCCGGCGTTAGACAGTAAAAAAGAAAGGTATTAGTAATATGAAACTAATCAAAGAAGTTACCGAAACAGTTAGTTATCTAGCTGAAGAAAAAGACGGTAAAAAGTCATTATACATTCAAGGTCCATTTCTCCAAGCAGAAGTGGTAAATCGAAATGGTCGCAAATATCTTAGAGAAGTAATGCAAAAAGAAGTTCAGCGTTACAACGAAAACTATGTACACAAAAACCGTGCCTTTGGTGAATTGGGTCATCCTGATACACCAACAATCAATCTTGATAGAGTTTCACATTTAACTACGGAACTTTACCAAGAAGGTAATAATTGGATAGGCAAAGCAAAAATTCTTGACACACCTATGGGTACTATTGTTAAGAACCTTATTGAGGGAGGTGCACAAATCGGTGTTTCTTCTCGTGGTATGGGTTCTTTAAAAAATGTTAACGGTGTAAATGTAGTTCAAGACGATTTTCATCTGGCCACAGCGGCGGATATAGTAGCAGACCCTTCAGCACCTGATGCTTTTGTACAAGGTATCATGGAGGGTAAAGAATGGATGTTAGTCAATGGCGTATGGACTGAACAAGATTACTCTCAAGCGGTATCACAAATCCGCAAAGCTTCACAGAGAGATATTGAACAAGTTAGCATGCGTATCTTTGAAAACTTCCTGAAAAAACTTTAAATATAAATATCCATATCAAATCAAGGAGATTTTCAAAATGGGAAAATTAACAGAAGCCGCTCAGTCAGTAATTTTGGGTGAAGATTCAAAATCAATGTTTGACAGCAACATTCGTGCTAAAGCTGGTCAGCGTGAATTAACCAATCCTTTAAAAGTTGGTTCTAGCAAATTACCTACATCTACTGTTGCTGGTCAACAAGATGTTGGCATGATTGGTCAGTCACCAGAACGTGGTTTGGTTGACGAATTACCAGATTATTTAAAAGGTGTTCCAACAGCAACTCCTCCAGGTGCTACTCCTCCACAAGGTAGTGAAAAAGAAGGCGTTGGCATTACTAAATCACATGGCCCACAAGATACAGAAGGACGCAAAGATATTATGTACCCAGCCAAATCCGATGCAACCGATTACGAGGACATTCGTGATCGTAAACCTGCTAAGTTGCCTACCAATACTTTTGGTATGAACAAAGGCGCTACATTTCAACATTACGATGGTACAACAGTTGCCGGTACACAATCTATCTCTTACGGTTCTTATGGTGAAGATGTTGAAGCCATGTTACAAGGTGAGGATCTTTCCGAAGAATTCAAATCTAAAGCTGCTACAATTTTTGAAGCTGCCGTTGTTGCTCGTGCTGAAGCAGTTATTGCTGAAGCTGAAGAGCAATTAATTGAAGAATTTGAACAAGCTGTAGAAGAAGTCAAAGAAGATTTGGCTGCTAAAGTTGATGACTATCTTAACTACATGGTTGAAGAATGGGTTAAAGAAAACGAAATCGCTATTAATTCTGGATTAAAATCTGAAATTGTAGAAGATTTTATTAAAGGTTTAAAAGGTTTGTTTGAAGAGCATTACATTGATATTCCAGATGAGCAAGTTGATGTTGTTGAAGAATTGACTGCTAAAGTTGAAGAATTGGAAGAATCTTTAAACGAACAAATTAATACTGCTGTTCAAATGAAAAAAGAATTGAATGAGCATAAAAAAATTGAGGCTATCTACACAGCGTGTGAAGGCCTAACGCAGACCCAAGTAGAAAAAATGAAATCACTTGCAGAAGGTGTTGAATTTGCTACTGAGGAAGAGTTTGTGTCTAAGTTGGAAGTTATTAAAGAATCTTACTTTAAGAATTCCGTTAAGACCGCAGACAGTTCTGCTTTGGATGATGAAGTTCAAATTGAAGAAGAAACTAAGAAATCAGTTCATTCTCAGGACGCTTTAATTGAACAAGTCGCAAGAACCATTTCACAAACTAAGAAATAAAAAGTACCATAATAAGGAGAATTAAATGTACTTAACAGAAGAACTACAATCTAAATGGGGCGCAGTTCTGGATCATCCAGAATTAGATTCCATTAAGGATCCATACAAGCGTGCCGTTACAACATTAGTGTTGGAAAACCAAGCACAAGCAATGCGTCAAGATCGTCAACAATTGAACGAATTAAGCGATACTGGTCCTACCAACGTTGCTAGTGGTGTTCAAAACTTTGACCCAATTTTGATTTCTTTAGTACGCCGTGCTCTACCAAACTTGATCGCTTATGACGTTGCTGGTGTTCAGCCAATGACAGGCCCTACAGGTTTGATTTTTGCAATGCGTGCTCGTTACGCTAACCAGACTGGTTCTGAGGCATTCTTCAACGAAGCCAATACAATCTTCTCTGGTAATACTTCACAGTATGCACCATACAATAACTATGGTTTCAAAGGTAACTCAACATCTGATACAAATACCAATCCAGTAGCAACTTTAGGTGCTAACAACGTAACAACTGGTATTGGCATGACAACAGCTAAGGCTGAATTGTTAGGTGCTGACGGTGCTGATGCATTCCAACAGATGGCCTTCTCAATTGAGAAAGTTACTGTAACTGCTCAATCCCGTGCCTTGAAAGCTGAATACTCTTTAGAGTTGGCACAAGACTTGAAAGCAATTCATGGTCTTGACGCTGAAACAGAATTGTCAAACATTCTGTCTACAGAAATTTTGGCTGAAATTAACCGTGAAGTTATCCGTACTATCTACAACACTGCTGTTCCAGGTGCTCAGTATGGTACAACAACTGCTGGTTACTTTGACCTTGATACCGATTCAAACGGTCGTTGGTCTGTTGAGCGTTTCAAAGGTTTGATTTTCCAAATCGAGCGTGACGCTAACGTTATTGCCAAGCAGACTCGTAGAGGTAAAGGTAATGTGTTGATCGTTTCTTCTGACGTTGCTTCAGCAATGGCAATGGCTGGTGTTCTTTCTTATACACCTGCTCTCCAGTCTGATTTGCAAGTAGATGACACAGGCAATACATTTGCTGGTATGCTCCACGGTCGTATCAAAGTTTACATCGACCCATACTTTGGTGGATATACATCTAACCAAGAATTGGTAACTGTAGGCTACAAAGGTACTTCACCATACGATGCTGGTTTGTTCTATTGCCCATACGTTCCATTGCAAATGGTTCGTGCTGTAGACCAATTCACATTCCAACCAAAGATTGGATTTAAGACACGTTATGGAATGGTTGCAAACCCATTCGCACAAGGTCTCAATCCATCTGACGGTATTATTCGTGCTCAACAGAACGTTTACTACAGGATTTTTGGAGTTAAAAATTTAATGTAAGCAAAAAGAAAAGTAAATCACCTCAGAGTGATATTTTTAGAGACCTCTTCGGAGGTCTCTTTTTTTGGCTCCTAAATAATAGTATGACTGCCTTAACTAGAACACCTCAAAACACCAACTATGCACAACCGACAAAATTCATGTTGTCGTTTGATAGATTACCCACGGTTACATACTTCTGTACAGCTGTAAACGTACCAGGGGTGAGTGTAGGACAGGCCCCAATCGCTTTTCCATCGCTGACTGTATACTCGCCTGGTAACCAGTTGTCCTACAATAATTTTAATATTGATTTTAATGTGGATGAATCTTTGGAAACATGGAAAGAACTGTATAATTGGTTTAAATCTTTTGCCAGTCCTAATGGTACTGAAGAAAGGAATCGTTTAGGTTCTCAATCCAATCAATATAAAAATACCACAAAACCATGGTATTCAGATGCCACTTTGACTGTTTTAAATGCTCTTAATAATCCTGTAGTACGAATACAGTTTACCAATATGTTTCCTGTAGGATTATCTGATCTTAATTTTGACACCCAACAATCAGCGGATACTATCATGACAGGTACCGCCAACTTTGTATACCAACAATTTGAATTTGTACCAGTTTAATGTAACATAACTATTGCCTTTTAACATGGAGTGTGTTACCGTGTAGAAAAGCATGTTAACTCTTTGAAATTATTATGGAAAATCTAGAACAAGTATTAGAAAATTGGAAGCGTGATGCAGAAATTGACCAGACCGAACCTGGTAAAGAACTCATTCGTATTCCACTTCTTCACAACAAATATCTCACAATTCTCACTAAACACAAAATTGCTTCCAAGAAGGCACATTTTGATTATCTCCGTATGCGGAAGATTAAATGGGAATACTATACTGGTAAAATGTCGCAAGAAGAATTAGAAGAATATGGATGGCAGCCTTTTCAATTTACCCTCAAATCCGACATTACTACATACTTAGAAGCTGATGCAGATTTGATTAAACTACTTGAAAAGAAAGTTTATCATGAAGAAGTAGTATCGGTAATTGAATCAATAATGAGCGAATTAAAATCAAGAACATTTCAGTTAAAAGATTTTATTTCTTGGGAAAAATTTATAGGAGGACAATAATGAGCAATGATGATTATGAACATTATATAACTCACAACAACAAAAAATATCGTTATGATCCAGATTTTGATTGTTTTTATCCAGTAAATCCTCCTATGAGCCTTTGGGATAAAATTAGTCCTCTTGTAATTTTTTTGATATTATTAGCGGCATCATTAACAATTGATTATTTTAAATAATTTTAGGAGAAAAGTATGTCATCATTAGCGGAAATTTATAAAGAAAATATTGCACGACATCCGTATCCATCCGACAAAGGTAGAACACATTGTTATATTGACGAATATTATAACAACGCCTTTGAGTCGTGGCGAAATACCACAAACAACGTTTTAGAAATTGGTATTCACCATGGTTCTTGTATGGAAATCTGGCGTGAATATTTTGCCAAGGCCAACAAAGTATATGGTGTGGATATTCTAGACCATGGTGTCCATGTTGAAGGATGTACTTTGGTTTATGGTGATGCTACAAAGCCAGAAACTTTTACTGGCATGGGTAACTTTGATGTAATCATTGATGATGGTTCACATTTAACTCCAGATCAAATTAAAACATTTGAAATTTTATTTCCAATGTTAAACAAAGGCGGTGTTTATGTTATTGAAGATATACAAAAATTGGATGAGGAGCGGCAACAATACCTTTCTTTGTACCCAAATGTTAATATTGTTGATTTGCGTAGCGTCAATGGTTGGTATGATGATGTTATTATAGAATATATTAAATGACATTCGATATTACTGTAAATAAAAAAGATGAAGTACATGCCAAAATAAATTGTGAAAAACATATAGCAAAAGAGTTATCTGAGTATTTTACATTCTTTGTTCCAGGCTATCAATTTGTTCCTGCCTATCGTAATCGAATTTGGGATGGAAAGATAAGACTTTTTAATTTACAGAGTTCCACTTTATATCTTGGACTCATGCATTATTTGCAATTGTTTTGTGAAGAGCGTGAATATTCTATTGAGTACCAAGATAACATTGATGTTGAAAATGAATATTCATTATATCACGCCAAAAAATTTATTCAAGATTTAAACATACATTCTCGTGGTGAACAAATAGAAGTAAGAGATTATCAAATAGATTCGTTTGTTCATGCCATGCAACGTAAGCGAGCATTGTTGTTATCTCCTACCGCTTCTGGTAAATCCCTCATCATATATCTTATTTTTCGTCAATTATGCCAATATCAAAAACTTAAAGGTCTTATAATTGTTCCCACCACTTCTTTGGTTGAGCAGTTATTTTCTGACTTTGGTGATTATAATGATGGCAGTATGGAGGAACAAATTCATCGTATTTACCAAGGCAAAGAAAAAACCACAGACAAACCTTTGACAATATCCACTTGGCAGTCATTGTATAAAATGCCAAAAGAATATTTTGAACAATTTGATTATGTAATTGGTGATGAGGCACATAACTTTAAAGCACAGTCACTTACCTCTATACTTACATCCTGTGTAAATGCTAAATATAGAATAGGACTTACAGGTACTTTAGATGGCACTAAAACACACAAATTGGTATTAGAAGGTTTATTTGGTCCAGTTAAAAAAGTTATTAGTACTAAAGAATTAATTGATAATCAACAAGTATCGCAGTTTGAAATTAAATGTTTAGTATTAAAACATTCAGATGAAATTGCCAAAGAGTATAAACAAAAGTCGTATCAAGATGAAATACAGTATCTAATTTCTAATGAAGGACGAAATAAATTCATTAAGAATCTTGCGGTTAGCCTTGGTAATAATACATTAATATTATATCAAATGGTTGAAAAGCACGGAGAGGTCCTGTATAATATGATAAAGGATACAAAGAAAATTGGCAACAGAAAAGTTTTCTTTGTCCACGGTGGAACAGAAACTTCTGACCGTGAAGAAATCAGAAGAATTATGGAGATAGAAAATGATGCAATTATCGTGGCCTCTTTTGGTACTTTTTCTACTGGAATTAATATTAGGAATCTTCATAATATTATATTCGCTATGCCAACTAAGTCCACAATTAGGACTTTGCAAAGCATTGGAAGAGGCCTTAGACAAGCTGATGGAAAAGATATAGCAACATTATATGATATTGCTGACGACATGAGAGTTGGTAAACATATGAACTTTACACTTAAACATTTTGTGGAAAGAGTAAAAATTTATAATGAAGAAAAGTTTCCGTATAAAATGTATAAGATAGGACTAAAAGATGAGTAATGTTGATTTACCAACCGATTCTGGTGATTATGATTTATTATTTCGAGCGGCCACACAAATTGATAATGTGCCAGGAATTGTTTGTGAAATTGGTACTCGCCGTGGTGGAAGTTTAAAATATATTATTGACGGACTACTAAGTGTTGGAGATAATAATCGTAATGTTATTTGCATTGATCCTTATGGTAATATTGAATACGCAGATTCCGAAGGACATAAAATTGTAACCGATTACACCAATGATATGAGAAATGAATCTTGGGCAAACATTAATCAATATGTTCAAGGTAAACCGGTTAATGTGGTATTTTATTGTTTAGAAGATACCGAATTTTTTAATAGATTTAGTGATGGTGTTCCTTTTTATAATACACATAAAGAAATATTAAATCAATATAGTTTAGTGTTTTTTGATGGACCACACGACACACCGAGTCTATTTAAAGAATTGGAGTTTTTTTACCCTAGAAGTATTGTAGGTACAAGATACGTTTTTGATGATGTTGCAGGTTATCCGCATGATTTGATTCACGATGATTTATTAAAAAATGATTTTGAATTAGTAGAATCAGGACCAGAAAACCGAAAGAAAAGTTACATCAAAATAAAATAGGACTAAAAATGGAAAATAATATAAAAATAGTTCGTTTAAAAAATGGTGAAGATATCATTGGCAACTTGTGTAGTAAAGAAAATGGTAACATGGACATTACAGAACCTATGAGTGTCCAAATTGTTGAACAAGGTGAACGTAGACCAGGTTTGGTAATGTCACATTGGTTGCCAGTGCAATTAATTAAGAAAAATGAAATCACGATTAATTCTCGTGATGTGCTTACGATGTTTGATCCTAATGAAGAATTTTGTGAGTACTATAGCAATACGGTAGAGAAGTTACATGCCGTATTAAAAGTAAGGGAGTATACAGATTCGTTAACGGATGAAGAACTAGAGGACATTATGGATTCTCTGGAAGAATCTAGAGGACAATCTATTCATTAATTTCAAAGGGGGACATACTCGATAATACATCTTGTCAAGCCCTTTGTCAACAACTTTTTGTGGTAAACTTGAATGAGAATAAAATGGCAAAACAAAAACACTATATTAATAACGCTGACTTTTTAAAAGCTTTGGTCGATTACAAAGAAGCAACCAAACTTGCTAAGAGTAATAATACAGCACTTCCTCCAATTCCTAATTACATTGGAGAATGTTTTATGAAGATAGCAGAAGGTTTATCACACAAACCTAATTTCATAAATTACACCTATCGTGATGAAATGATGTCGGATGGTATTGAGAATTGCCTACAATACTTTGACAACTTTGATCCTGCCAAATCCAAAAATCCATTTGCCTATTTTACTCAAGTCATTTACTTTGCCTTTTTACGGAGAATTTCCAAAGAAAAGAAACAAACATACGTTAAATACAAAGCTACCGAACAAATGGGTATTTTGGATGAACACGAAATGATGGAGTTTGAAGATGGTACCTCAGTACAGTTTGAATTATATGACAACATTGCTGAATTTATTGAAACTTATGAAGGTACCAAAAAAGCCAAAAAAGATGCGGCAAACAAGAAAAAAGGTGTTGAAAAGTTTTTAGGAGAATGATATAATGAAATTTAGGAGATTAATACTATGAAAATTGTTGAAAATTTTATGTTTTATAATGAGTTTGATATTTTAGAAATCAGACTTAATATTATGGGTGACTATGTTGACCGTTTTAACATTGTTGAAACCGACAGAACACATAGTGGATTACCAAAAGAATTCAATTTAGAAAAACAATGGGATCGGTTTGCCAAGTGGCATAATAAAATTAATTACATTAAGGTGTCAGGTTTTGAATCCCAACCAAATGCGTGGGATAATGAACGAGCCAATCGTAATCTTGCCACATTAGGTTGGGACGATCTGACTGATGAAGATGTTGTTATCATTTCCGACTGTGATGAAATTACACGACCAGAAGCACTACAGTATATCAGAGAAACAAACTTTGATTATTATGCTTTGAAAATGCCAATCTTTTATTTCAAGTTTAACTATATGTTAACCAACGACATGGATGGATTTACCGTGTGGCCCATTGCATATCGTGGTATTAAAAGTAAAGGTTTAGTGCCATCACAAATGCGTAGGGGTTGGAATGAAACATCTAATCGAGATAGAAGTCATTTTAAAAATGGCGTAGTTGTCAATCATGCTGGTTGGCACTTTAGTTGGTATGGCGAGAAAGAAGATATTGAACGTAAGATTAAGAGTTATGCTCATACTGAATTTAATAACGATAATGTTCTAGGAACCTTAGATGTTGATGACTGCATCGCTCGTGGCGATGACCATTTAAAACGAGGTATGATTAAATGGAAAAAAATTCAATTTGATGATTATTTCCCACAATATTTACGAGATAATAAAGAGAAATATTCAAAGTATATTCTTGAGGATGGTGAACCCATATCCAATTTTATTGAACAAAAATTATTAACTGTTGAAGGTATGTGATGAAAGTGGCTATTATCACCGACCAACATTTTGGTGCTAGGAATGATTCGATCCATTTTTTGGATTATTATGACAAATTCTATACGAATACTTTCTTTCCTATTATCGATAGTAATAACATCGGTACTGTTCTCATACTTGGTGACACATTTGACCGAAGAAAATATATTAATTTCTATTCTTACAAAAGAGCAAGAGAAATGTTTTTTGATAAACTCGCTCAGCGGAATATCAAAGTCCACATGCTTGCCGGTAACCATGATACCTACTACAAAAATACCAACGAAGTAAATTCTCCAGAACTTCTATTACAAGAATATACCAATATTGAAGTAATCGATTCACCAAAAACAATTGAAGTATACGATACTAAAATTTGCATGATGCCTTGGATTTGTCCAGAAAATTATGAAGATAGTATGAGAGAACTGAAGGAGACCGATGCCGAAATTTGTATGGGTCATTTTGAAATTGCTGGTTTTGCCATGATGCGTGGCATGCCATCACATGAAGGATTAGATCGTGAACTTTTCAAACAATTTGATATGGTCTTTAGTGGCCACTATCATCATCGTTCAGCTGACGCAAACATTCGTTATCTTGGTAACCCGTATGAGCTCACATGGCAGGACTATAATGATACTCGTGGTTTCCATTTATTTGACTTATCTACTCGTGATTTGGAGTTTATTCAAAACCCTAATGTAATGTTTCATCGAATTGTTTATGATGACAAAAAAGAAACTATTACCGAGATTACCAATAAAGATTTAAACAAGTATACCAATACTTATGTTAAAGTGGTTGTAATCAACAAAACTAATCCTTATCTGTTTGACCGGTTTATGGAAAATCTTTATAAGGTTAATCCAATCGATATTACCATTGCCGAGGACTTTACTGACTTGACAGAAGGTGTAGAAGATGATATAATTAATCAAGCAGAAGATACTTTAACCATCATTAACAAATATGTGGATGGTATTTCTGAAGATAACATTGATAACAATAAACTTAAAAACGTTCTCAAAGAATTATATGTTGAGGCATTGAATACAGAACAGGCATGATACATTTTCATACTTTACGGTGGAAAAATATTTTATCCACCGGCAATAGTTTTACCGAAATCAAATTAGATAAATCACCAAATACATTGATAGTTGGCCATAACGGGGCCGGCAAGTCCACTATATTGGATGCTTTGTGTTTTGGTTTGTTTGGCAAACCATTTCGTAAAATTAATAAACCCAATTTACTAAACTCAATCAACAACCAAAATGGTGTAGTTGAGATTGAATTCTCTATTGGCAAAAAAGAATATAAAATCATTCGTGGTATTAAACCTAATGTATTTGAAATTTATCTTAATGGTGTTCTACTAAATCAAGATGCCGCTTCTAAAGATTATCAAGAGATATTAGAGAAATCAATTCTCAAATTAAACTTTAAATCATTTACTCAAGTTGTTATTCTTGGTTCAGCATCATTTGTTCCTTTCATGCAATTATCTCCTGCTGATCGTAGATTGATTATTGAAGATTTACTAGACATTGGTATCTTTTCATCAATGAACGGATTAGTTAAAGAGAAAGTATCTACAATCAAAGATGCCAACCAAAAAATTAAGTATGAAATGGACTTAACAGCAGAAAAGATTAAACTTCAAAAAGAATCTATTGAAGAACATAAGAATCGTAATGATGAAGAAATTACCAAAAAGAAATCTGAAATTGCTACCAGTATAGACCAGAACTTTAAATTACAAAAAGACATTGAGTTGATTCAAAAACACATTGATGTTCTTCAGAAAAAAATTCAAGATAAACTTTCTGTAGAAAAGAAAAGTAAGAAGTTATTGCAATTAGAATCCAAGATTGAAACCAACATTAAGAAAAACGAAAAGGACATTGCTTTCTATGAAGAACACGACAATTGCCCAACCTGTAAACAAATCATTGACGGAGAATTCAAATCAGAACAAGTTGCCGAAAGAAAATCAAAAGTCAATACTCAACGGGAAGGCCTTACGGAAATCTCCGCGGAGATTACTAAAGCAAACCAGCGAATAGAAGAAATTAATGGAATCATCAAACACATCACCAGTCATAACAACGAAATTGTTAAACACACTTCAACCATATCAGCGGTACATGCTTTCATTAATAAACTCCAAAGAGAAGTTGAAGCTTTGTCTGCCCACAAGGACACACTTGAGGAAGACAATGCTAAACTCCGAGAACTTAGAGAAGAACTTGGAACTTTGGTTAAAAAACAAGAAGAACTAGCAACAGAAAAACAATACTACGATTACGCATCTACATTATTAAAAGATACTGGCATTAAAACAAGAATCATAAAACAATACTTGCCTATCATGAATAAGTTGATTAATAAGTATTTGACTGCCATGGATTTCTTTGTAAACTTCAATATCAATGAATCGTTTGAGGAAACTATTAAATCTAGGCACCGTGATGAGTTTTCGTATGCCAATTTCTCCGAAGGTGAGAAGATGCGTATTGATTTGGCATTGTTATTCACATGGCGTCAGATTGCTAAATTAAAGAATAGTACCAATACCAATCTATTAATCCTCGATGAAGTATTTGATTCTAGTTTAGATACAGTTGGTACTGATGAGTTTTTGAAATTGATCTATGAAATGGGTAAAGAAACCAATGTGTTTGTGATCTCACACAAAGGTGATGTATTATATGATAAATTCCGGAGCATGATCCGGTTTGAAAAGAAAAATAATTTTAGTCAGGTGGCAAAATGAGTGTATTGAATGAATATACAAAAGAAAAACATCGTGAAGTAGAATCACATCCATTTGTGCAACATCTATTGACTGGAGAAATTACTCCAGAACATTATGCTTTATTTCTACAACAGATGTCTATTGTATATTCAAATATTGAATATTTTGCTGAAATATCGCTTTTGTTACAAGATTTGCCTGGTATTAAAAGATCAGATAATATTTCTGCTGATATAATGGAATTAAATTATAGCGTTGAAAATTCAAAATTTGGATTGCCGGCCACAGAAAAATATAGACAACACATTGTTGATTTATATTATGGTAATAAAAAGTCATTAATACTTGCTCATGTGTATGTGCGTCACATGGGAGATTTATATGGCGGTAAAGTAATTGCCAAACGAGTTCCTGGTTCAGGTAAAATGTACCAGTTTGAAGATAGACCAGGTTTAATCAAAGCATTAAATGCAAAATTATCTATCGATATTGTTGATGAGGCGTTATTAGGATTTGATTTGTCGGCAGCAATATTTGATGAAATATGGGAGAAAATAAATGAGTGATGTGTTTAAATTTAATACGGAAGATTCTTTAAAAATAGAAACGGCACCGGCACCAAAAGTCACGGTTCCTATTTTTAATTTGGTATCAGAAAATGATCCAATCTTAAAAGAAGTGATGCCTGAATTTGATTTTGAGAATCCACCAACCGATCCAAATCAATTAGCATCTTCATTGGTTGAAACTTGCATTAAACACAATGGTTATGGTTTATCGGCAAATCAATGTGGTTTAAAATATAGAGTATTTGTAATGGGCGCCGTCAATGATTATGTGGCATTTTTTAATCCAAAGGTTGTGGCAATGTATGATGAAACGCATATGGTGGAAGGTTGTCTTTCTTTCCCAATGTTGGCATTAGGTATTACTAGACCGGCAGCTATTGATGTTGAATACCAAGATTATACTGGTGCCTTTAAATCGGCACATTATAGTGGCATAAGTGCAAGGTGTTTCTTGCATGAATTGGATCATATGAATGGAATAGTGTATACTAGTCGTGCTAAGCCAATGGCATTACAATCCGGCATGAAGAAACGTGGCAAAATTAATAAATTAATTCAAAAATCACACAAAAGTATTAATAAACTTGAGGCAATATTAAAATAATGGCTACACCAATTGAATATGTAGAAGAACAATGGCAAAAATGGCAGGAAAATAATCCTGTCGATAAGTTTGAACACATCGATGAAGAATCAATGAAAGAAATCCTAATTAAGGATTTGACATACGCTTCTCAAATGGATGTTCGTGAATATACCTTATATCAAAAATGGTGTGAGATAAAAGAAAAATATCCTTGTATTGAAAAACAAACACTTTTTGGTATTGAGTATGAACCCAATCAGGAAGATAAAAAACGCATTGAAAAAATTAAAAATAACATTTGGATTCCAAAAAGTCCTGATGACTATTTAAATCTTAAACCAACATTAGTTTATACTGACGATTCTAAAATAGAAAAAGAAGTTAATGCTTTAGGATATGAAATTGAAAACAAAACTAAAAGAAGTGACTTGGCTGAAGAATGGAACACTATTCGTGATTTTATTTCCACAATGAAAAACAACTCAAACATCGGCCGTAATTTAAATTTTATTGTTAAAGATGAAGTTACCGGTAAGTATCTTGGTGTAATTTGTATTAGCTCCGATTTTTTAGATTTAACTCCTAGAGATAAAACAATTGGTTGGTCCCGTGACGTTAAAACACAACAAGGCATGATTAACCATACGGCAATTGGTTCGACCATTGTTCCGTTTCAACCACTAGGATTTAATTACATGGGTGGCAAACTGTTGGCCCTATTGTGTTTATCTGATGATATTCAAAAATTATGGAAAGAAAAATATGATGATGTTCTTGTTGGTGTAACGACTACAAGTTTATATGGCAATACTAAATCCAACGGACTTAGCCAATATGATAACCTTGAACATTGGAACAAAATGGGATTCTCCTCAGGTTCAGTTGCATTTGAACCATCAAGATCAACCAAAAGATTAGTGTTTGATTGGATAAAAGAAAACCACACTCGTAAATATTTTGAATGGTGGGACGCAAAAAACAAACAAGGCCTTCCACTTAAACGTGACCACAAAAATCGTTCTTTGAATTTTGCCTATTCTAAACTTGCAATACCTAAAGATAAAATTCGTACCGAACATCAACGTGGCATTTATTTCTCTCCTTTGTATAATAATACAAATGAATTTCTCTGTAAACAGATTACAGAAGATAAACTGGTAAAATCATTTGATACCAGTAATGAAGCATTATCCAATATATGGAAAGAAAAATATGCCAAAGGCCGTATTCGGCAATTACAAAAAAAGAATACGGTATCCTACGAAACTCTTTTCTATGACGATTTGATCTATCTGTCATGGGAAGATACCAAAGCGAAATATTTACCACAAGTTGGTCGATAAACGCTTGACAATACACATATATAAATGATATACTGTGTGAACTTGCTAAAGCAAGGATTTTTTAACTTTACTATGGAGTATTACTATGAGCAAGAATTTATCTGCTAAAGAAAAGATGTTGGCTGCTTTACAAAAGCAAGAAGGTTACAACACTTTTACTGTCAAACAAGCACAACGCCGTTTCGGCATTACCAATGTTACAGCACGCATTGACGAACTCCGTCAAGAAGGTCATGTAATTTACACCAACAAGAAAATTGTTGATGGTAAGAAAGTTGCTTTCTACCGTATGGGTAAGCCAACCAAAGCTTTGGTTAAGGCAGCACTCAAGTCTGGTTATTCACTAGCTGCTTAAGTTGTAAGAGGGGATAATACCCCTCTTTTTTATTATTTTTGGAGAACAAATGGAAATTTCAATTAAAAAAGAAGAACTACAAAAGAAAAGTTTGTTTGTAGCTACACCAATGTATGGTGGCATGAATCATGGACTATACATGAAAGCATGTTTAGATTTACAAGGCCTTTGCATGCAGTATGGTATTCAGGTGAAATTTTCATTTCTTTTCAACGAATCATTAATCACTCGTGCTCGTAATTATTTGGTTGATGAGTTTATTCACCGTTCAGATTGTACTCACCTATTGTTTATCGATTCTGATATTCATTTTAACCCACAAGATGTGGTTGCTTGTTTAGCATTAGACAAAGATGTTATTGGTGGTCCTTATCCTAAGAAGGCAATCAAATGGCGTTCAGTAAAACGTGCCGTTGAAAAGAATCCTGATATTGATCCAGGTATGTTGGAAAAAGTTACTGGTGATTATGTTTTCAATCCAGTTAAAGGCACCGCACAATTCTCAGTAACAGAACCACTTGATGTATTAGAAATTGGTACTGGTTTCATGATGGTCAAACGTGAAGTATTTGCAAAGATGGAAGAAGCATATCCTTCTATTCGTTATAAACCAGACCATGTAGGTCAAGCACACTTTGACGGTTCTCGTTATATCCACGCTTTCTTTGATACAGTTATTGATACAAAAGAATCGATTACTGGTGGCGGCTCGGATCGTTACCTATCAGAAGATTATATGTTCTGTCAGATGTGGCGTAAAATCGGTGGTCAAATCTTCTTGTGTCCTTGGATGAAAACATCACACATTGGTACATATCACTTCCAAGGAGATATGCCAGCTGTGGCTAATTTTGTTGGAGAAATGTAATGTCGTATCAAGATATTAAACCTGGTGATGTTTTTAAAAAAGTAGAACCTAATCACAAGTATAATTATTTTAGTGATGATACGGCTCTATTAGTTAAAGAAGCTCCTTATCATCCAGGTTATGAAAGTGCATCTTCACAAGATATAATTAAATCATCACAAACTGCCACAACAGGCGGCCGTAAATTTGATGGAGGCAAGTTACAATATGGTTTGCTTCCACCAAACGCATTAAAGGCAACAGTAGAGATTTTAACTTTTGGTGCAGAGAAGTATGAGCCAGATAATTGGAAATGGGTACCCGATTCTAAGCGTAGATATTTTGATGCCATGCAACGGCATATGTGGGCTTGGAAATCTGGTGAACAAAATGACCAAGAAACTGGTAAGAATCACTTAGCACACGCAATGTGCTGCTTGATGTTTTTGTATGAACATGATACAATTGATTTTTTAAATAATGGAGAAGCAAATGAAGTTGTCAAATGAAACACTATCCGTATTACAAAACTTTGCCAAATTAAATTCAGGTATTGAATTTAAACAAGGTAGTAATATTAAAACTATCTCAACTGGTAAAACAGTTCTTGCCAAGGCAACACTAAAAGATTCTTTTCCACAAGACTTTTGTGTATATGATTTGAATCAATTTTTGGTTGTTTATAATCTTAGCAAAGATACTGAAATTGATTTTGATGATAAGAATGTTATTTTCAAATCAGGAAAAGATGGTCGTAGTAAAACCAAATATCGTAAATCACAACGTGATGTTATTGTTGTTCCACCAGAAAAAGAATTAACTTTACCTTCTGTTGATGTGGCCTTTACCTTATCACAAGAAGATTACGAAAGTATCTTAAAAACGGCAAGTACATTACAATCACCACACATTGTAGTTGAATCTGATGGCGACAAAGTTTATTTGTCTGCTGGTGATGCCACAAATGATGCCGCTCACGTTAGTTCCATTGAAGTTGCTGAAGGTAATGGTAAGAAGTATAAGATGGTTTTTATTACAGAAAATTTACGAATGATTACAGGCAGTTATGATGTAGAAATTTCGTTTAAGGGTCTTGCTTATTTTAAAAATAAGAATCAAGATATTCAATATTGGGTTGCAACAGAATCCAAATACTCAAAATCAGGAGAATAAGATGTTAGTATATTTTACAGACGCAGTTACAGAACAACAGATTGCAGTTAATCCAACCTATGTTACAGCAGTTTTTGTTGCTACTGAGGGTGAGATGAAAGGTAAAACGGTTATTGGTTTAATCAATGGGTCAGTTGTAGTTAAAGAAAGTCAAATTGATGTAGTTGGTGTAATTCAAGGTCAATTAAAATAATGAGTTTAACTATTCAGACCATTTATGGCACCCTTGATGAGAAAAAACTCAAGGAACTCAAAGGTGCTATTGAAGAAGTAAATAATTATATGAATGAGATTGAGCATCGCCAAAAACTCATTAAAGAAATTATTGAACTTGCCGCAGATAATTCTAGTATTCCCAAAAAGATTGTTAGTCGCATGGCTAAAGTTTATCACAAACAATCCTTTCAAGAAGAAGTTGCGGCACACAAAGAATTTGAATCTTTGTTTGAAGGTATTACAGAAGTAAAATAATGTTGTTTTATATTATGGGAGTTGTGAATGAATCATATGCTATGGGTCGAAAAATATCGACCAGCCAAAGTGGAAGATTGCATCTTACCGGATGCAATCAAATCCACATTTCAAGAGTATGTCAATAGAAAAGAAATACCGAATTTATTATTATCTGGTACTGCCGGCGTTGGCAAAACTACAATCGCAAAAGCTCTCTGTGAGGAAGTTGGTTGCGACTATATTGTTATCAATGGTTCTGATGAGTCTGGTATTGATGTTCTTCGTAATAAAATCAAAAACTACGCTTCAGCGGTTTCTCTCATGGGCGGCCGCAAGGTCATCATCATAGATGAAGCAGATTATCTAAATCCTAATTCGACACAACCAGCATTGCGTGGTGCAATTGAGGAGTTTTCTGGTAACTGTTCTTTCATCTTCACTTGTAACTTCAAAAATCGTATCATCGATCCAATCCATTCTCGGTGTTCTGTCATTGACTTTAAAATCAATGGTAGTAAACCAAAGATGGCTGCACAATTTTTTAAACGTGTGGAATGGATACTTGAACAAGAGAAAATAACCTATGATAAATCTGTCGTTGCCGCAGTCATTACGAAACACTTTCCGGACAATCGCCGTGTTCTTAATGAACTTCAGCGATATTCTGTTTCAGGTACAATTGATAAAGGTATACTTTCTAATGTTGCTGATATACAACTTGATGATTTATTTAAAGCCTTAAAATCAAAAGATTTTGCATCTACTCGTAAATGGGTAACCTCTAATCTCGATAACGATCCTGTTAAAATCTATCGTAAACTTTATGATGGTTTGTATGATGTATTGACACCAAATTCTGTACCACAATTGGTTCTTATTTTGGCCAAATATCAATATCAAGCTGCTTTTGTGGCAGACCATGAAATTAATATGGTTGCTTGTTTAACTGAAATTATGGTAGACTGCGAGTTTAAGTGATGCCTGATCTATTCAAAGAGATCCTGCCGTCAATCCTTGAAACCAAAAAATCTGTATTCCGTGATGAACTAGATTACAAGGATTACAAGCCTTTTATCGTCAACCGAGCCTTGTCCTATCACATGGATTGTGTTCTTTATGTTAATGAATTGAATAAGAACCCATCCATTGATTCGGACATGCAATATTCGTATCTTCTAAATAGTATTAGACCTATGAAACGGAAATTTCAACCGTGGCAGAAATCAGAGGTCGATAAGAACCTAGATTGCGTCAAAGAGTTTTTTGGCTATTCAAACGAGAAAGCCAAAGAAGCACTTCGTATTCTAAATGATGAACAAATCGCTGAAATAAAAAGAAGAACAGATAAAGGCGGAAGATGATTAATATTACAGATTTGGTTGAGGTGACACTAGAACAACAGGATGATTTCCTCAAGGTTCGGGAAACTCTTACCCGTATCGGTGTTGCATCCAAAAAAGATAAAACTTTATTTCAATCTTGCCACATTTTACATAAGCAAGGTCGTTATTATATCGTACACTTTAAAGAGTTATTTGCTTTAGATGGTAAACCTACAGACCTTACCGAAAACGACCTTTCTCGTAGAAATGCCATTGCTAATCTTTTGCAAGATTGGGGTTTGGTAAAATTGGTTAATCCCCACTCCACCAAAATACCAGAACCTATTTTCTTATCTCAAGTTAAGATACTATCCCACAAAGAAAAACACGATTGGCAATTAGTACCAAAATATAACATTGGTAATAAAGCAAGAAAAGATTGACAACCAGTTAGGTTTATGTTATAAATATACTTGTGATATGCTTTATTATCACATTTTAAACACACACACACAAAGGAAATAAAATGTTAAAAACATCAACAATGCCAGAAGTTAAGTTCAGCAAAAACGGATATGAAATCCGCACAGAAGTCCTCGATATGGCCAAAGGTCTTATCACCGAAGAATACCACTCCAAGTTTGCCGGTTGGGAAATGAGTGCTAAACGTGATGAAAAAACTGGTCAAATCGTTACTACAGTTGGTATGCCAACATTCCCAGGTCTTGATGAGGTATTAACTGCCGCAGAAAAGATGTATGCGTTTGTTAATACCGGATCTAGTAAGAAATGAAAACTATCAAAAAATTTATTCTTGCCGTTCTTGAGGTTATCCAAGATGCTAGGCAACTACAAACTGAAGAAATGAAAAAGAGGTATTTTCAAAGATGAACAACTGGTGGCCTGTAACCGATGAAGAATGGGAAGAATTAAACTTCCCAAACGGTAAATAGTAAAAGGGACCTTGACTGGTCCCTTTCTTTATGTTATAATGGATATATTATGAAAACTTTGAACAAAACTCGACCTGGATATATTGCTAGTACAACTGGTGGTAAAGCTATTCTCAAAAAGGTTCGTTCTAAAACGAATTCTGACATTTATTATACCTATTCAAATTGGGCAACTAATGAGATTGACGGTATAACTTTTATCCCTGTAGTAAAATCATTGCCCGATCCAAAGAAAAATCAGGTAATTCATTATATGCGTAAAGATAATATGGAGTTTATCAAGTGAATAAGATTCAAAATTGGAATGTGTATCAACGTAGATTATTTGAAGCTGGTAGTAAAGACGATATGAAAATTGCTAGAAAATTTTTTCATAATAATAAATGGGAAAATGGATGTCCATTTTTCCTAGAATGGCCTTATTTGGACATTCCGTCAATGCTGAAAGATAAAATTACACAATATGCTCTAAAAGGACTATATCATGATTGATTGGTTAATGTATTCGGGTTGTAATATTACTTTGAAACTAAATCCATTTCATTGGAGAATTTCCTTTAAATATAATAAAACAAATGAAGTATGGGAACAAGATGCTTTAGTAATTGAGCTATTGCCCATCACAATTCGTATTTGGTTTGATAATGGTGAATGGTAATGATACCAAGAAAAATAAACAATTTTCTCGATAAAGAAAATTTAGAATTACATTTTTTAAAAGATATTGTTGATAATGATAGGCGTCTGCGTTTTGGTGGTTCTCTTAGTGATGATGCTATTAAAACATATTTAAAATCTTCTTTTGTGGATTTTGGTATTAACAATATGTGGTTCATTATTGATGTGGAATCACCAGAAACTTTTGGTCGTAAAGTTGTAGCTACTTGCCATGTGAATTATGATTACCGAACAAATACAGCTGAATTAGGATTAACTGTTAGTACCGATTATCGTAACCAAAAAATTGGCCAAGAACTGTATAATCGGGGAGTTACATGGGCTCGAATGAAAGGAGCTGAAATTATCTTCATGCATTGTTTATCCGAAAATACTACAATGCAACACATTGCTCGTAAGAATGGTATGTCAGTAGTTACGATTGATCCTACAGAAAAACAATCTTCAATTAAGGTTGCTAAGAATCCAATTACTGCCGGATATGAAGATACTATCTATGAACAGATGGCTGTTTTTGATATGGTTGTAAGAAACCAAAAATGGTTTTTTAAGAGTTTTATGAAAGCATTTGGTGTAAAATAAATGTTTATAAAATTAAAAAACAAATTTATCGTTGATGGAAATAAATTCAATACAGGTAATGAAATAGTTAATTATGGTTATAATGTTGATGGCCAATTTAAAGGAATTTCATATTTTAAAGTTGAGGGAAATATCTTTCAGGAAGTTTTAAAAGTTGTTCCGGAAAGGTATAGAAAAAATTTTGCAATTTCATATATGAAAATTAACGATTTGGTTCCTGCACACACAGATAATAATATATTAACTTCTATTAATTTTTATATTAAGCCTGGAAATTGTTTGACTCAATTTTATGAACTTAAATATAAAAATATAATTAAAAAAAAACATCCAAGTACAATTAAAAATTATATTGCCGGTGATGGATTAACTTTTGATGAAAAAGATTTAAATCCAACGAAAAGTTTTATTGCTGAAGAAAATGACGTGTGGTTATTGGATGTTACAAAACCACATGCAGTTAAACCTTTAGGAGAAAATACGGAAAGAATTGCAATTACAGTAGCTTCATTAATTTATGATTATAATTTGGTATGTAAAATGTTAAAAGAAACCGGTAATTTATAATGGAAAGTTTTAGAACTTTTACCATGTACGGAACATCAGAATCAAACACTTCAATTCAAGTTATGGTCGATGGTGTTATTTGTAAAAATGGAGTAGTTGAGGGTAATAACTTATTTTCTTTTCAGAATAATGTTAAAACCCACGGCAAAGTAGAAGTCAAAATACAGGTAAATAGTGGTAGTATAACACTTGGAAAAACCATGGTAACATATCCTACATTATATGCAAAAAATGCATTTGCAAAATATAACAAAGGAACGATAACTTTTCCACAACCTTTTCAATCAAAATATGTATTTAATTCTGGTATATTAACTAAATTTGATCCGAATACAATTACCATAAAAGACCATTTTCAATTTGACCATGTAACATTTAATGGTCCTAATAATTTTTTATTGTTATCAGAGAATGATTTGGAACCAAATTTAAATTTAGATAATTTTTATTTTTATAATAGTGATGATAGTAAAAATTTAAAAATTTTACCAATCTATAATTATAAAAATGTTTATGTAAGTTGGTCATCAAAACAAGATAATTTAAAGTGTTTAGATATATTATTAACTGAAATATATGGAACATTTGGGCCGGTAGCTCAGTTGGTTAGAGCAGAGGACTCATAATCCTTTGGTCGAAGGTTCAAATCCTTCTCGGCCCACCATAAATAATACAAAAAAGGAAAAAGATGGAACATTGGGGAAAACACCTAATTATCGATGCCAAAGGCTGCGATATACAAAGAGCAAATGATCCAGAATATATCAAACATTTTACCAAAGAATTGGTAAGATTGATTGAGATGGTTCCTTTTGGTGAACCACAAGTTGTCCATTTTGCGGATGGTGGCGACAAATCTGGATGGACTATGATACAGTTGATTGAAACATCAAACGTCATAGGGCACTTCCTAGACCATAATGGAGACCTTTACCTTGATGTATTCAGTTGTAAAGATTTTTCGGAGCATACGGTTATAGGCGCTTTAAAGATGTTCTTTTCACCAGGTGAAATTAAACATCAAGTCATTTGGAGAGATGCTCGTAACTAAATAAGTATGTGTGAGTAGTAACGGATTAATGCAATTATTGGGTCAACTTATTAGAAGGAGAGACCTAAAATGCAGTTAAGTATAGTCGGTTGTCCCGATAAAAAACATTTCCGGCCGTATGTTAAAAGAGCGGCGCTATTTTACGCACAAGAACTTATAAAACCTAAGATGTTGGAAAACATCTTTTTAAGAATTAAATTCAATAGTAAAATGAATGTATACGGATATGCTGAGATTTTAGAGTATAATGAAAGCCGTAAAGCAAGAGAATTTCAAATAGAATTAAATCCAAACATTGGTGCGGCAGAAATATTAAAGTGTTTGGCACATGAAATGACCCATATTAAACAATACGCTTACAATGAAACCAACGAAACCTTAACTCGTTGGAAAGGTATAAGAGTTGATTCTGATGTGGTAGATTATTGGGTTCAACCATGGGAAATAGAAGCATTTGGTAGAGAAGTCGGTCTATTTGCCAAGTTTGCAATTAAAGAAAAACTTTGGGATGTATTTTATGGAGTACAAAATCCTGATGGAGCAATAGAAATTGAAGAATTAGGTTGGAAAGAGCCTATATAAAAGAACAATGAAAAATTTACACATAACAACTTCCAATTATTATAATACATCAGGAACATGGTGTAGTGGGGTTCGTTTGTAAATTTTTAAGTAACACAGATTTATACGAACCCAAGTCTAAACAACTTGGGTTTTTTGTTTTCCGTGGCCTGCTGGTGTAATGGTAGCACAAGGCACTCCAAACGCCTTGGTCGGGGTTCGATTCCCTGGTGGGACGCCAATGATTGTAAAGTTAAAAAACTTTATTGTAAAGTTATTCGTAGTTGATTGTAAAGTTAAGGTGTTGTGTGGAAACAACAGTATCAAAATGTTACTTGACAGAAAATAGTTTGTCTAGTATAATAGTAGTTCAATTGGGGTAGAAGAATCAACGGTGATTCAGCGGCCTGTAAAGCCGCCGCCTCTGGCATGCTTGGTTCGATCCCAAGATACCCCACCAGATTGTTGTATCAAGTGTAATGATTGGGTTGAGGACTTCTCGGCCGACAACAACGGAGGTGGCCGTCCCGTTTACATAACGAGCCCCATATTTTTAAGGAGAGTATTATGAAAAAGAAAAATACTCCCCAACCTCGGAACTATCTTGTCAAATTGGCATTGTTTCGAAAAGCAGGGAGCCATCGTAAGAGTAACAAAGCAGTAAGGCGTAGTGAGAAGTCAAAAAGAAGTTATTATAGTGAAGTATACTGCCACTTAATACATATATGTGGAGTCCGGCCGGCGCACCTTCCACGGGTCAGCAATAGGTTCGAAACTATTGTGTAGTGTGCTTCACTATAATAATTTTGGTCCGCCAATGCCCTTTTAGCACAGCGGTAGTGCAGTGGTTTTGTAAACCAAAGGTCGGGAGTTCAAATCTCTCAGAGGGCACCAAGTATACCGCACAATGTTCTTGACAATGTGTATAAGTAATGTTATAGTATTGAATATGCGGTGTGTAATAGTACGATGTGAGATACCCTCTTATATTATCTGAGCAAAGCAGACCACCGCTCCAAATTTTATTAGGGATTTATAATGGCAACTAAAGATAAAACAAAAAAATCTTCAATGACAACCAAAACAGGTAAGCCTCGTTTAGGTCCTTTAAATGTTGAACAGTTAACTAAATTATTAGATGGTGCTCGTAAGAAACACAAACCAAAAATTTTGAAAGCAATTGCTCGAAAAGCAGCATGAGTTCAAATACAAATCCTTCTTGGGGCAAAACACTAACCAAGAAAGAATTGTTGGATATGCTTGACAGAATTTATGCCAAGCAAAAAAAAGAAAAGTAACCTTGCGGGATTAGTTTAATGGTAAAACTACAGATTTCCAATCTGTTGTCATCGGTTCGATTCCGTTATCCCGCTCCATTCCTCGATAGCTCAGTCGGTAGAGCAGCAGACTGTTAATCTGTTGGTCCGTGGTTCAAGTCCACGTTGGGGAGCCATTGTTGAGAATGTGTGAAAAAGAGTAAGCAATCCTAACTGTTAAGGAATATCATCACCCTTGAGGTGTCCATCCGAGATCCGGAGATGACTGCTGGCTGAAGCAGTATGAAAGGTGTAATCAAGGGGAGGTCAGAGCATAGGACGGGTTAAAGACCGCACCGGCGAGAGCCTTTTAAACATAAAACAGTATTCTCAACAATGACTATATACTTTATTACATAAGGAATTGATATGATAATCGTAGATGAAATGACACCAACAAAAGATAACATCATTGTGGATCGTATTGCTGGTGAAAAAGAAACAGAATCAGGAATTATTTTAAAATCATCCGATGGACCAGACCGTGCAAAAGTGATTGCTATTGGTCCTAAAGTTGATGAAGTTGAAGTTGGTGATGAAGTATTACTTAACTGGAATGGTGCAGTGAAAATTGCTAATGAACGTTATGTAATCAAAATTGAACACGTTGTTTTAATTTATTAATCTTGCGCGGAGTAGTTCAGAGGTAGAACGCTGGACTCATAATCCAGAGGCCGTTGGTTCGATTCCATCCTCCGCAACCAACAAGGAGATAATATGAGTGTGGTTAAATCAAATACTAAAAAAGTTCCTAATGTTCCTAATATTAAAAATATAGGACCAAAACCAAACATCAAACCTAAAGGTCCTGTTGCGGCCAAATCTTCAGCACCAATGCGTAAAAGTGGGAGAGGACGATGATACAATCAAAAGGTGTTGATGAGTCAGATCCAGTAAAGAAACAAGATTCTGAAAATGAAGATGCCGAATTCAAACGAATTGAAGATGAGCAATATCGCCAAAAACAATTAGAAAAAGTTAGAAACTTGACACGTTGGCCATAATGGCATAAGGCGTATAATACGCCATCAGCATTAGATACACATTATAATCTACCATGTAATCTATGGGTGTCATAATTGAACCTTTCTTTTGGTATATAAGTATTTATCTCTTTACAACCTTTTCTGGTTGTTATATAATAATGAAATATTTTGAAAGGAAATAACATGGCAGATATTAAATTATTTAAACTATTCACCAATGAAGAAATCTTGGCTGAAATTGAATCTGAATCTGAAACCGAATATGTATTATCTAATACTGTAGGCGTTTCAGTTGTTCGTCAAAAAGATGGAACACCAGGTGTTGGTTTTATTCCATTCCCTCTACACGCAGAACAAAAAACAAATTCCACATTTGTATTGAATAAGAAAAGTGTATCTTATTCTTATGTTCCTGCTCAAGATTTTATTGATAATTATAATTCTATTTTTGGATCAGGCATCGTCCTTCCACCAGCAAAAACTTTAATCAAAGGTTAAATTGAGTAACTTCTACACTAATGTACAATGCTTTGGTAGTAATATTCTCTATCGAGGCATTAAAGATGGTAAAAGAATAAAAGCAAGGATCGAGTATTCTCCATCTTTGTTTTTGCCGTCTAAAAGAATCACCAACTTCACCTCACTCGAAGGTGATTATCTCGACCAAAAAATCTTTGGTACCATCCGTGAAGCGAGAGATTACATCAAGCAATTTGAAGGTGTTTCTGGTGGTGTGAAGATTTATGGTCAAACCCGTTTTGAGTATGCGTATATTGCAGACCAACACACAGGTATGGTTGATTACGACCAAGATAAAGTTCTTATTGCTGTAGTCGATATTGAGGTCGGTTCTGAAAATGGATTCCCTGATCCATACAAAGCAAACGAACCAATCACAGCTATTTGTATCAAATATGTCAATGGTCCAACTTATGTGTTTGCTTGTGGTGATTATGTTAAACAAGGTGATGAGAATTATGTGAAATGTAAAGACGAATATTCTATTTGCAAACAATTTATGGCTTTGTGGACAAATAAATGTCCTGATATTCTAACTGGTTGGAATACTAAGTTTTTTGATGAGCCTTATTTGATTAATCGTTTCCGTAAAATTCTTGGTGAAGATGAAACCAAGAAACTTTCTCCATGGAATTATATTGGCGAGCGTAAAACAACAATCAATGGACGCCAGTTAATTGCCTATAACCTGATGGGTGTTGAATCACTCGATTATATTGAATTGTATAAGTGGTATGCTCCTGGCGGAAAGTCACAAGAATCCTATCGTTTAGATGCCATTGCTCAAGTCGAATTGGGTGAAGGCAAAATCTCTTATGATGAATATGATAACTTGCACTCATTGTATCGATTAAACTTCCAAAAATTTATTGAGTATAATATCAAAGACGTTGAACTCATTATTAAACTTGAAGAAAAGTTAAAGTTACTCGAATTGGGAATAACTTTGGCCTATGATACCAAAACAAACTTTGAAGATATCTTTGCTCAAACTCGTATGTGGGATTCTCTAACATATTCTTATCTGTTTGAAAAGAATATTATTGTTCCTCCTAGAATTACCAAAGAAAAAGATGGTATGTTTGAAGGTGCTTATGTTAAAGTACCACAAGTTGGTTTACATAATTGGGTTGCATCGTTTGACCTGAATAGTTTGTATCCGCATTTGATGATGCAATACAATATTTCTCCTGAAACTTTGATTGAGCCTGAAAATTATTCAGATGAAATGCGTGAGATTTTATCTCAAGGTGTTTCTGTTGATAAGATGCTGTACAAAAATGTGGATACTTCCAAACTTAAAGGTGCAACTCTAACCCCTAATGGACAATTCTTCCGTACCGATATTCAAGGTTTCTTGCCCAAAATGATGGAAGAAATGTATACTGATAGAAAGAAGTTTAAGAAGTTAATGTTGCAGGCAAAACAGGAATATGAAAATGAAACTGATGAATCTAAAAAATATGAAATTGAAAAGCGAATTGCTAAGTACAACAATATTCAGTTGGCCAAAAAAGTGTCCCTTAATAGTGCTTATGGTGCTTTGGGCTCTCAGTACTTCCGTTTTTATGATTTGCGTATGGCACTTGGTGTTACTACTGCTGGCCAACTTTCCATCAGGTGGATTGAAAATAAACTTAACGATTGGATGAACAATCTATTAAAAAGTGAGAAAGATTATGTTATTGCGTCCGATACTGATTCGATTTACCTCAACCTTGGTCCATTGGTTAATAGCATTGTTAAATCAAAGATTGAAACTCCTAAAGTTATCTCCATCATGGACCGTATTTGTGAGGATAAGATTCAACCTTATATTGACAAGAGTTATCAGGAGTTGGCAGAGTATGTGTGTGCATATTCTCAAAAGATGGAAATGAAACGTGAGGGTTTGTCCGATAAAGGAATCTGGACCGCCAAGAAGCGATATATTCTAAATGTTTATAACAATGAAGGTGTTCAATATAACGAACCACAACTCAAGGTGATGGGTTTGGAGATGATTAAATCGTCTACACCATCGGTTGTTCGTGATAAGATGAAATCGCTTATTAAGATTCTTGTATCTGGCACAGAAGATGATGTACAATCATTTATTGCAGAGTTTAGAGAACAATTTAAACATCTACCTGTAGAGGAGATATCTTTTCCTCGTGGTCTGAATGGGCTAAATACCTATTCACATGCGGTGACCTTATACACTAAAGGTACACCAATCCATGTAAAAGGTGCAATTCTATATAATCATAAATTGAAACAAATGGAACTCACCAAAAAGTACCCACTCATTCAAGAAGGCGAGAAAGTTAAGTTTACTTATCTAAAAATGCCAAACACATTTAAAGATAGTGTTGTTTCATTTCCTAGTAGATTACCTGTCGAATTTGATTTACAAAAGTTTATTGATTATGATACACAATTCGAAAAAACATTCTTGGAACCGATCAAAGTAATTCTTGATTGTATGGGATGGAAAACAGAAAAATGTAGTTCAATAGAGGACTTTTTCTCATGACATATCTAGTATTTCTTGCCGCATTTCTGTTGTCAGGAATATCGGCATATTATTCCGTTATCGGTTTAGCAGCGATATTTTCTGGTGCGTTTTGGCCTGTAGTTTTTATGGGTTCTGCATTAGAATTTTCCAAACTCGTAACCGCCTCTTGGTTATATCGTAATTGGAAAACAATACCAATATTATTAAAAACTTATCTAACTATTGCCGTAGTAGTCCTTATGCTCATCACCTCGATGGGCATTTTTGGCTTCTTGGCTAAATCTCATATTGATTCTACATTAGATGCTGGCGCAAATACAGTAGAACTCAAAACATTAAATCAACAACAGAAAATTGCAGAAGATAGATTAAACTACCTTCTTGCTCGTGCCAAGGATCCATCAACGGCAAGTAATCGTTTAGATAAACAAATTCAGGACACACAAAAAGAACTTACCGATATTAACAAGAAACGCTTGCCACTTTTAAAAGAATCCAATAAACTTGTAGCAGATGTTGGCCCAATTAAATATGTGGCAGATATGTTCTTTGGTGATGGAGATGGTGCATTGGACAAAGCAGTACGAATGGTAATCTTTGCTATTATGCTTGTGTTTGACCCGCTGGCTGTGTTATTATTGATAGCAGGAAATATATCATTAAAGGCAAAAGATGAGAAAGAAGAGGTTTCAATTCCCGTTTCGGTATCTGAACCTGTTGAGTTGCATAACGAAGCAATTCAAAGAGATGAGGAACGGGAGAGTGATAAGATTGAAATACCCAAAGAAAACATTACTTCAATCGAGGAGAATGGCCAACAGGAATTTGAAAAGGTAACAATACAAGTAGGACCAGGCAGATATGAAGAACACATACTTCCAAAAAAATTAGAACCTAAGTATGATTATAACGATGAATTTGCATTTCGTGAAAAGGAAAATAAATGAGTATTCTTGATAAAATTAAAAAGAATAGTAGTATTAAAGATTCTGCTATTCTATCCAAGTCAAAATTCTTTACAAATAAAGATATGATACCTACCGCAATTCCCATTATTAATGTGGCGTTGTCTGGTAAATTGGACGGTGGTTTAACACCAGGTCTTACAATGTGGGCAGGTCCATCAAAACATTTTAAGACCGCTTTTTCACTTTTGATGGCAAAATCTTATTTAGACAAATATCCCGATGCGGCTCTTTTATTCTACGATAGTGAGTTTGGTACTCCTCAGAGTTATTTTGACAGTTTTGGTATCGATACCGAGCGTGTATTGCACACTCCCCTTACAGATATTGAACAACTCAAATCCGACATTATGCAACAACTTTCGAATATTGATAGGGGTGACCGATTAATTATTGTTGTCGATTCTATTGGTAATTTGGCATCAATCAAAGAAGTCAATGATGCACTCGATGGCAAAACTGTTGCTGATATGACTAGAGCTAAATCAGTTAAATCATTATTCAGAATGGTTACACCACATCTTTCAATCAAAGATATTCCAATGATTGTAGTAAATCACACTTACATGGAAATTGGAATGTTCCCTAAAGCAATCGTTGGTGGTGGAACCGGTTCATATTATTCTGCTGATAACATTTTCGTATTAGGTCGTCAACAAGAAAAGGAAGGTACCGAAGTTGTTGGATATAATTTTATCATTAATGTTGAAAAGTCTAGATATGTTCGTGAAAAGTCTAAAATTCCTGTTACCGTATCTTTTGATGGTGGTATTAGTAAGTGGTCTGGTCTACTTGATATTGCCTTGGATTCTGGCCATGTGGTTAAACCCACTAACGGGTGGTATGCCAAAGTTGATTTAGAAACTGGTGAAGTTGATGAAAAGAAATATCGAATCAAAGATACCGACACTAAAGAATTTTGGTTACCAATTTTAAAACAAAAATCCTTCAGAGATTATATTGAAAAAACATATAGTATTTCTAATGGAAATATTATACAAGGCGATATTGATGAAGCGTTTGAAATTGAAACAACAAACGGAGTAGAAGATGATTGAAGGTGTTGATTATTGTTTCATCTATCCCAAAGATGATGCAAGCTCGGTACATATTAAATTCTTAGAAGGACCTTATAAAGACACCATGTTCAAATATGGCAAAGTAAAGTTTGAGGAAAAGAATGATTTAGTCTATTTACTTTTTGGTTACGATGTGTTAGAATCCACCGTAGATAAACCAAAGAAATTGGAAAAAGATGAAACATTTAAGAATTACATTGGTGATTTACTTGTCGAACTTATGTCGGCTAACATTGAGCAGGAAATAATTGATGAAACTGGAACAGACGATATTAAAAACCCTGATTTATAATGAAGATTATTTACGGAAAGTTTTACCATTCCTAAAATCTGATTATTTTTCGGATAGTGTTGAGAAAGTATTATACCATGAGATTACATCATTCACAGAAACTTATAATAACTCACCATCGATTGAAGCAATTAGTATTGCCATCAAAGAAAGGCGTAATCTTACGGCTGACGAAGTTGAGAGATGTGAAACTTATCTACAAGAAATTGAGGTTAATAGTAAAACAGAAGCCGAGATTCAATGGCTTGTTGATAAGACAGAGAAGTTTTGCCAAGAGAAGGCCATATACAATGCAGTATTGGGGTCTATTTCAATTCTCGATGGCAAGGACAAAAATCATGACAAAGGTCAGATTCCCAAGATATTATCGGACGCCTTGGCCATTTCATTCGATAACTCAGTAGGACACGATTACTTACAGGACTCAGATGATCGATTTGAATTCTATCATAGAAAAGAGGAACGAATTCCTTTCGACTTGGAATACTTCAACAAGATTACAAAAGGTGGTCTGCCAACTAAAACTCTCAATATTGCTCTTGCTGGGACTGGTGTTGGTAAATCACTTTTTATGTGTCATGTGGCTGCAGGAGCAATGGTACAAGGCAAAAACGTATTGTATATTACGCTTGAAATGGCTGAAGAAAAGATTGCTGAACGTATTGACGCAAATCTTCTCAATGTATCACTAGATGATTTAATGGACTTACCAAAGGATATGTATGACAAAAAAGTTAATCGTGTTCGTGAAAAGTGTACTGGTAAACTTATCATTAAGGAATATCCAACCGCTTCAGCGTCTGTCACTCATTTTAGGACTTTACTAAATGAACTTAATCTCAAGCGTTCTTTTGTACCTGACATTATATTTGTTGATTATCTTAATATCTGTTGTTCTTCCCGTATTAAGGCTGGTGCGAATATTAATTCCTACACTTATGTCAAGAGCATCGCTGAAGAGCTTAGAGGATTGGCGGTTGAGTATAATGTTCCTATTGTATCTGCTACACAGACTACCAGAAGCGGATTTACGAGCAGTGATCCAGGACTTGAAGATACGAGTGAAAGCTTCGGACTTCCCGCCACGGCAGACTTAATGTTCGCTTTGATTTCTTCTGAAGAACTAGAAGAACTTGGGCAGATTATGGTGAAACAATTAAAGAATCGATATAATGACCCAACATTCCATAAACGATTTACTGTTGGTGTTGACCGAGCAAAGATGAAATTATACGATATTGAACAATCAGCACAAAAAGGCATTGCAGATGCTGGCCACGACAAACCTCTAAACACATTTGGTACCAGAGAAGAAAAATCTAAAAAATCATTTGATGGATTTAAAGTATGAGAGAAACACACAAAAGAACAATAGTAAGAATGCTTAGTTATAGAATTACAGCTTGGTTATTTACTATTCTGTGGACATATTTAATTACCGGTGATATTGGTAAATCGACAGGATTTGCTACAATATTACATATTTTATTAAGTGTAGATTATTATATTCATGAACGAATTTGGTTAAAAATCAAATGGGGTACAAATGATTCTAACTAGAGAACAAGCACTACATGTATCAAAAGTATTCCATGATTATTTTAGTAACATGGGAAGTACCGAAGAATACATGCGTGACGAGAAGTTGAAGAATCTTGATAATATACCATCCTCATTATTTCCACCAGAAGATGATTTGTTCTCTGACTTCTCTATGCACCCAAAAGATATGGATATTGAAGTTTGTGAAATTGATAATTCACAATGGGAAACGTTACTTGCTATTACCAGTTCACATATCAACAAAGCACCAGTTGGTAAGAATGTTCAATTGGCAGTAAAAGAACGGAACTCAGGAAAGATTCTAGGATTTATTCGGTTGGGTTCACCAGTTATCTATATGAAACCTCGTAATGAACTCTTGGGGCAAGTTTGGATTCAACAGGAAGATACAGCCAAACGATTCAATACTGCTTGTGTTATGGGATTTGTAATTGTACCAGCACAACCATTTGGATTTAATTACCTAGGTGGTAAACTTCTATCTGCCATTTGTACCAGTCATACTGTGAGAGATATTTGTAATAAGAAATATGGTATGAATGTGTGTTTATTTGAAACTACCAGTTTGTATGGAAGTACAAAGTCTGTATCACAATACGATGGCATGAAACCCTATATTCGTTTCCGTGGTTTGACTGAATCTGATATTGTGCCAATGATGCACGGTGAACGATATCACGACTTAAAGAACTTTGTGGAGAATATTACTGGAGATTTATTGGCAGGAGATACTTCAAGTACTAGTAGAAAACTAAGAACCTTTACCAAGATTATAGCTTTAACTAAAGCAGCTTTAAAGGGGAGTTCTGAAGGGGAGGCATTCCTTTTAACGATTGAGAACGCCAAAAGGTTGACAGAAAAGAAAAGATATTATACATCCGATTTTGGGTATAATAACTCCGTTGATTATATGAACTGTAAAACTGATACATTGGTTCCTGGTCCTAATTATGAGAAACATGAGTTAAAGAACATCATTGAGTGGTGGCGGAGCAAAGCTATAAATAGATATGAAACCCTTAAATCTGAGGACAGATTAAGAACAGAACTTGAAGTATGGACTTCAGGTAAAGAAATTCAAATTATAAGATAAATGGCAGATACCACTACTTTAGCTGAGGCCTCACAAGCACTTTTTTGTTCCTTGGCGGACTATGTTTTATTAAAAAGAGAAAAATTAGATATAGTTTTTGATGTGGATAATGCTGCCACATATCCAGGTTTTAAATTACTTTGGGAAAATAATAAAAAATTACCCGATTCAATAGAACACATATACAATAACCATACAGATACTCCACAAGCCAGTTTACCTGTTTTGGAAAAGTTTTTAGAAAAGAATGTGGATTGGTACGAATCATCAGTATTGATTGCAAAAAAACTTGTATCTGATATTGATAAAGTATTAGGAAAAACTACAGGAATTAAAAAACCTAAAGCCAGTGAAATTTGGTTTGTTCGTGGTGACGATACTGTAATGAAAAACATTCAAATTTTATTTGATAAAGCCAATGCAACAGCTAAAGCCATTAATAAAGTTGATGACATAGGCGCTAAAGGTATAGTATTTGGTGATATTAATAAATGGAGTCCTGCCGATATTTACTTTGCTTCGGATAAAGCCAGAGATAAAATTCAAAAAACTGTAGATGCAAATTCCAATAAAACAGGATTTATTTTTTCAAGTTTAAATATACTCATCAGCGATTTAATTGAACAAGGACAATTATTGCCTTTATCACTCAAAAAACAAACAAAAGAAGTTACATTACAAAAAGTTAATTTTAGTCGTCAAGATGAATTAAAAGTAATTTCAAAATATGAATATAATGGAACAAGTCCTTGGAAACCATACAAAATAAATCAACCACAAACTAGAGATATGAAGATTTATTTTAATCCGAACAGTCCAAAAGATTATATTAAAGTGAAACACGATGTATCTGGTGGTGCTTTTAAATGTGACGTTGTTTATGCTGGTGCTGAAGCTCGAGCAGGTTCTTTAGCATCTATTGAAATATTTTCAGCATTGGTTGGTGTAATTGATTCTAAGTTTGCCGGAGAAATTAAAAAAACTTTTGATGAAGGAAATAAAATATATAGAAAAGAGTTGGCTGCGTGGTTGAAAAAGTATGCAGGATCTAAAAAACCAGAACTTGAAAAAGATAGTGTAACTGGTAAAAATAAAAAAACTCCGCTTAGAGAATTATTTGAAAAAGAACGAGCAGAATTGAGTGCATTGAACGTTATCAATAAAATTATGCCAAAAATTAAAAATTGGCTAAATCAAGATAAAGATAGAGCAGATAGTTTTGTTCGTATCATTTATGAATATTCAACTTCTCGAACAAAAGATTCAGGTAAATTTGTTATAGCAAAATAGGATAAATTATGGCACTAATTGATTTTGATAAACTCTCTAAACAATATGAAGATGATAATGACTTTGGATTCTCTGCCGTTTCGGAAGAAGAATACAATGCTGTCATCAATAATACCACAAAAACTGCTGAGGATTACAAGGCACGGCTTGCCGAAGTAGAAAAGATTGTGATACCCTTCCTTACAAAACTTCATTCTACTGGAGATAAAGAATACATATATTGGCCTAATCGTAAACCGGTTATCGAAAAACAAATTGAAAGAATATTGAAACTAACAAGAGATTAATTATGTCTGCTACTGTGATTATACCAACGACTGGAGTGCCAGAAGTTGTTGATGCTGTAAAGTCTGTTTTAAATCAAACTTATCCTACTGATTGTTATGTGGTCATCGATGGTGATGACTATGTTGATAAAGCTGTTGAATTATTAAAACAATTTGATGGTAATGAACGATTCCATATTACTGCTTTACCTGTCAATGTTGGTGCCAAAGGTTTTTATGGCCACCGAATCTATGCAGCATTTACCCACCTTATTAATACTAATTATGTTATGTGGCTCGACCAAGATAACTGGTTGGGTAATCGTCATGTGCAAGAATGTGTTGAAACAATAGAAGCCAGAAATTTAGATTGGTGTTACGCTTTACGACAAATACATCATAAGAGTGGAGATTTTGCTGCCTTTGATGATTGTGAATCTCTAGGTAAATGGCAATCGTATCACGGAATAAATCATATAGATACTAATTGTTATTGTGTTAAAACAGAAGTAGCAACAAAAATTGCAAGTGTGTGGCATGGTGGCTGGGGGCAAGATAGAGTATTCTTATCCACAATTTCTCAATACTTTCCAAAATTTGATTGCACAAATGAATATACGGTACATTACCGTGTAGATGGTGGCAGAGGTTCTGTAACATCAGAATTCTTTGAAAATGGAAATAAAATAATGAATGAAAAATATAATGGAGTTTACCCATGGCGCAAAAAGACCTAATTATTGGCGGATTTACAGGATACAATTATAATCAACTAAAACCATGGGTCGAATCAATCGATGACTGTGGTTTTACTGGTGACAAAGTGATGGTGGTTGGTGATGCCTCACAAGAAACTATCGGTGAACTAATCAAAAGGAACTTTGTTATTGTTCCAATGATGAGAATCAATGCTCCTGTTCATGTAGCACGATTCTTATCAATCTACGACTTTCTCAAAGCACATTATAACCGATATCGTTATGTGGTTACCACAGACGTTAAAGATGTTATATTTCAAACTAATCCAATGGTTTGGTTAGAAAATAATTTAGGCAGTTCCCAATTGGTTGCCGGTTCAGAAGGAATGAAATATAAAGATGAGCCATGGGGTAATGAGAATCTAATGCAAACTTATGGTCCGTATGTACATGAGTTGTTCAAAAATAATAAAATCTACAATGTTGGAACAATCGGTGGTGATGCAGAGTATGTTAAAGATATGGTGTTTAATATTTTTTGGAACGCAATCAACCGACCTATTCCTATCTGTGATCAAGCGGTTTATAATGTTCTAATTCAAACACAACCTTTCTTTGATGCAACAAAATTTGCCGACCAACAAGATGGTTGGGCTTGTCAAGCAGGCACAACAGTAGATCCATCCAAGATTGAACAGTTTAGACCTTTCTTAACCGAGAAAGAACCAATCTTTGAAGATGGTATTGTAAAAACTTGTGATGGTGTTCCGTTTGCTATTGTGCACCAATATGACCGAGTACCGGAATGGAAGAAATTTATTCAAGAGAAGTATAAACAAGAAGAACCCGAAGCATTTTTCACTTATAGGACAACATAATCATGGATTTTGAACAATTATATCAAGAAGCTTGTGCCAAAGAAACTGACATCTTTGAACATTTACCTGTATTATCAGATTTGACTTCACAATGTAAACACGTTACTGAACTTGGTGTTGGTTGGGCTCAAAGTACCCGAGCATTTCTCCGTCACGATGTTGAATTACATAGTTATGAATTGATGCCACAACCTGGTATTGTCGAGTTTTTTGAACAGGCAAAAGCCGCTGGACGAAATGTTTATTTGCATATTGATGATACTCGTAAAGTTGAAATTGCACCTACAGAATTGTTGTTTGTTGATAGTTTACATATTTACGAACAAGTACAAAAAGAATTACAATTACATGCTGATAAAGCAAGTAAGTATCTTGTATTCCATGATACAACATCTTATGCTGTTAATGGTGAATTTGGTGGCAAAGGTATTTGGCCTGCTATTCAGGAGTTTATGGATACACATCCAGAATGGGAATTACTTGAACGCAGAACTAACAATAACGGACTAACAACTTTGAAACGAGTTGCATGAAAAAAATATTAGTGACTGGTGGTGCCGGATTTCTCGGTAGCCACCTTTGTGATAAATTGGTATCTCAAGGGCATCATGTGCTTTGCGTAGACAATTATTTTACCGGCAGCAAACAAAACATACAACTTCTTTTGAATAAACCAAATTTTGAAATTATTCGTCAAGATATTTGTTTTCCTCTTTATGTTGAAGTTGATGAGATTTATAATCTTGCTTGTCCGGCTTCGCCTGTACACTATCAACACGACCCAATCCAGACAATGAAAACAAGCATCTTGGGTGCATATAATATGTTAGGTTTGGCGAAAAGAACTGGCGCAAAGATTCTGCAAGCATCAACATCGGAAGTCTATGGTGATCCACTTGTTCATCCACAAACAGAAGAATATTGGGGTAATGTAAATCCAATTGGTATTCGTTCTTGTTATGATGAAGGCAAGCGTGCCGCAGAAACTTTGTTTATGGATTATAATCGCAAACATAACGTGGCCACAAAAATTATTCGTATTTTCAATACTTATGGTCCTAGGATGTCACCTAATGATGGCCGAGTTGTTAGTAACTTCATTACACAAGCGTTAACAGGTAAAGATATTACAATTTATGGTGATGGTTCACAAACAAGAAGCTTTTGTTATGTGGTTGATTTGATTGATGGTATGATGAAGATGATGGATTCAAAAGTTGCTGGGCCAATTAATCTAGGAAATCCAAATGAATACACAATGTTAGAGTTAGCTGAAAATGTTATTAAAAAAACCAAATCAAAAAGTAGAATTGTTTTTCACGAATTGCCTGAAGATGATCCAAAACAAAGGCAACCCAACATTACAAAAGCAAGAGAATTATTAAATTGGAAACCATATTATGATTTAGAATATGGTTTACTTGAAACAATACATTATTTTAAATTATTATGAGCATATCTTTTTTCCATATCGCATCAGTATATCCTAAAGCAACCGATGTAATCATAGAGAATGTTAGAAAACATCATCCAAATGATTATTATTTTTTGGCTGTCGATGGACTCAGAATGAATTACTTCAATACATCTGACAAATATTTTTGTGATACTATTATCTATGGCCAAAAGATTGGTGGTCCTGTTCCACCATATGGTTTTACTTTAGAGAAAACTATTGAGTTCTTTGAGAGATTCCGTAGGGCTTGCCGAGGCGCTAACACATCACATATAATAATGATGGAAGATGACGTATTGATTACTAAACCTATTACAGTTAATCCTGAATGGGAACATGTGGGTGCTGATACACGAATTGGTAATCATTTACCAGATTTTCTTCTTGATATGATTGAGATACATTCTGGCAAACGGCCAATACGAACACAATATGGTGCAGGCGGCGGTTCAATTTTTAAAGTATCAACTTTTTTGGAACACTATGAAAGAAACATTCAATGGTTCAAAAACAACTTTAATATTATTCAAACAATGTATCCGACAATTGGTTATGTTGACTGCTTTATGAATGTTTATTATTGGTTAGCCGGTAAAGATTATTCTGCTAATCCACACAGAACAGATACACATAACCATCAGCCAGGATTTGATTATGAGGCCTTTATAAGTAATCAACCAAGTGAAATTGAAATTATTAACAATTACAAGAAATACTATTATGAATGAACTTACTATTGTAACGGCCTTCTTTGATATTGGTCGTGGTGAATGGACTCCTGATAAAGGTTTGCCTTCTTACCTACAAAGAACAACCGATACTTATTTTGAACGATTTGGCCACATGGCCAAACTTGATAATCACATCATCGTTTATACCTCTAATGATTTTGTTGACCAAATCAAAGAAATTCGTGGTGACAAACCAACAACAGTTCTTACAGTTGATTTTCCTAATTCTTTTGTTAAACTCCGTGAAGAAGTTTCTCGTGTACAAAAAAGTCCAGAATATCAAGCAAAAATAAATCCCATGCAAGTACGAAATCCAGAATATTGGAACGCTGACTACGTTATCGTCAATGCTTTAAAATCATCTTTTGCAACACAAGCTATTCAAAGAGGAGTTGTTGAAACCGAAATGTTGGCTTGGTTAGATTTTGGTTATTGTCGTGACGAAGATACACTTAACGGTGTAACAAACTGGCAGTATCCATTTGATAAAGAAAAAATTCATTTCTTTAATATTAAAGAATGGGTTGAAGGCACATACATTCAAAATGTAATTGCCAATAATGATGTACATATTACAGGACCAATGATTGTCGCCAGCAAAGAAAATTGGCCAGTATTGGAACAATTAGTGCACCATAGTATCAACGAACTATTAAAGAATGATTTGATTGATGATGATCAAACTTTATTATTGATGTCATATTTACAAAAACCAGAATTATTTGAATTACATTTCCTCAAAGATAATTGGTTTGCTGCTTTTAAGGATTATCATGCTGATATATGTTAGTTGTACCGGTAATCTAGGAGATTTTGCTAACGCATTACCTGTTATTTCAGGTTTATCATTATACGACAAACGGCCAATCGATTTGGTCATCAAAGGTGAGATGCGTAAGTTTAATGGAATCAAAGAACTACTACTTCAACAACCTTGTATTAATTCGGTTGAATTTGATGATGAAGTTTATTTCAATGGCGGAATTAATTTAAGTTCTTGGACTCGCATGGACCAAGATGATTCCAATCGACCAATTGAAACTTGCCGTTACGAAAATTGGATAAGAGATAATTACAAATTAGATTTTAAGGTCGATGATGATTTTGAACTTCAGTTCACTCCAATGGAAGTTGAAAATACAGGCGATAAAACAGTTATTGGTGATCGATGGAATCATGCAACAATCGACACTCGAAGAAAAACAAATGTGGTTGAACACGGAGCAAATCCGGATCCAGCAAAAGTATTCTATTTGGACTATACAAAACCAATTTGTTACAATTTGTCGATAATTAAAAATAGTCCTCGACATTTTGTTACAACTTTTACTGGCATTGGTATTCTTGCTGATCTAATGAATAAAGAAACCATTTGTTGTTGGGACGAAGATATGAGGATGTGGGATGGACATCCTGTTGAATACGACTTCATCCGCCATTACTATGGCAATCGTAAATCAAAACTTGTTTATGTGAAAGATTTAGTAATATGATTATTAATATTCGTAAAGGTGTTTTCGGCGATTGCATTCGTGGTGGTGATTTAGTTGCTATTGGAAATGTAGTAGAGCATTTAAGAAAAGTTAATAACAATCCTAACATTAGATTTTGGATTGATCCAAAAGCAACTAGTTCTGATAGATATGTTCAAGATTTTCATTCATTTTTAATTGCTATGACAGATTATTTTTCCTCATTTGAAGGCCAAGAAGAATTGCCATGGCGTAGAATTAATCTTTGGGATTTTCGTGATATCTCTGGTGATTTGGTTAAAATACCAAACACTAAAGAAATGAAAAAGAAAATTGTAATCTTTCCTTTGACAGATGCTCCATACAATCAATGGCGTAATTGGCCACCACATCTATTATCAGAATTAATTAAAAAGTACGATGGTGAAGAATATAAAGATTATGTTAAAATAATTTGTTCTAAAAATTCAGCATATTATGGTGAAGAATGGACTTGTAGTACCGATATAATAGATAATCTAAACCATATTATGGATGCCGAAATCTTTGTTGGTGGTGACACAGGAACAACACATTTTGCATTTGCGCTTGACAGAGCACCTAAAGACCTGTTATACTATGGATCCAGTCGAGCATTGGTGCATACATTACCTTTCTATTTACTACAAGGTAAAGGTAAAGTTACAAATTATTGGTTGGATTTTGAGGGCTCAAAATGGCAATAAATGATACAGCAGCAATTGTTACCGCTTTTTTTGGTAACAATGAAAATTTCTTTTATAAACAAAACATGGCTAGAACTCTATGTAGAAACATAAAACGTTCTGATATATTTACTTGTTTGGCTTCACACTCCACTATTGATGAGAAAACTCAATCTTACACTAATATTTCAATTTATGATGCAGACAATAGTTTTCAGATTAATGGAAAACCAAACGTAACACACAATCATGGTGTGGCAGAGTTAACTTCAATGCACAATGCAGTAAATGCCCTTAAACGATTTGGTTTTAAATACATTATCAAATTTCCATTTGACATTGTTCCTGAAATGGATTTTACTAAACTAATAGACGATTGCAAAGCAACAGGTAAAAAATTAGTAACGGGAAGATGGGACAACGATATTACTATTGGTACTTTTGCCTTCTTTGCTGAAATTGACTTTTTCTTAGAAACATTTTCACTCGATGAAATATATCGGTGTGACAAAGATTTAGAATATGCTTGGTTTGATTCGGTAAATGAAAAAGGTTTATTGGAACAAGTACATTTTTGTAGTGGTTATAATAATTTTATGGGAAATAATATGACACAATATTCAGAAGGTGCTGGCACGAAAGTGTTGCAGTATCCATTTAGATGAAAACACTTGGTATAACTTGTATTGACGCTTACACATATACTCCTACAATAAAAGCGTTAAGAAAAACATTAGAAACACTAGATGGTTTATTTGATATTAAAACGGTATATTGGTTTAGTGACATTGACTTTCCTGAACCAATTGAGTATAATGTTAATTGGGTCAAAGTTAACCGATTTAAGAAATATACTGATGAATATAATTATATCACACTTAAACTTTTACCACATGTTGCAAAAGAAGATTATAACCTAATCATTCATGCTGACGGTTTTGCCGTTAATCGTGATGCGTGGGATCCAAAATTCTTAGAATATGATTATCTTGGTGCTCGTTGGCCAAGTGGCGGTGTTGGCAACGGAGGTTTCTGTTTGCGTAGTAAAAAATTACTTGACGCTTTATTAGAACTAGAAGTAGGTTATAAAACATCCGATTTTCCTCAGGATGTTATAAACAATTATGAAAACTATGTGTTTGATGCATTTGGTGATAAAGTTATTCCGGAAGATAACACTATTTGTAAAATTTATAGGCCGACACTTGAACAGAAATATGGCATCAGATTTCCTGATGGAGATATCATAGATAAGTTTAGTATTGAACACAACATGAGTTCTCCTTGGCTAGGAAAAAGCTTAGGTTTTCATGGAAAACATGGCGTAGCAACACATTATGGAATTGAACTATGAATGAAAATAAAGAAATTACCCAAAAAATTATTGAAGCATTATCACAGTCGGTTAGACCAAAGTATGTAAAAAATTACGATGACTTTGAAGAAGGTCAATATGTGCAATACTCCGGTCAGCTTTGGGATGACAAAGAAGTTTATGCGGCTATTGATGCAATACTACATGGCAGTTGGGTTGTTGCAGGTGAAAAGGTTGCACAATTTCAAAACAAGTTTAGCAAAAGATTTAATGTAAAATATTCTCACATGGTAAATTCAGGCAGTTCTGCTGATTTAATTTTGGTTGCCGCAGCCAAAAAGAGATTGCAATGGAATGATGATGATGAAGTTATTGTATCACCGGTCGGATTCCCAACAACTATCTCAAGTATTGTACATAATAAGTTAAAACCTGTTTTTGTTGATATCGAATTGAATACACTCAACTTTGATGTGAATTTAATTGAGAAAAAGATTACAAGTAAAACAAAAGCGATATTTGTTTCTCCCGTTCTTGCTAATCCTCCAGATATGGACAAGTTGGTTGAAATCTGCAAGAAACACAACATAGTTTTACTCGGCGATAATTGTGATTCTTTAGGTACTCTATGGAAAGATAAATTGATTACCGACCTGTATTATGCTTGGTCAACATCATTCTATCCTGCACACCATATCAGTACAGGTGAAGGCGGTATGGTGTGTTCTAATGATGAAGAATATATCAAAGAAGCAAGAAGTTTTTCTTGGTGGGGCCGTGACTGTTATTGTGTTGGTGCTAATAATCTTTTAGAATGTGGTACTTGCGGAAAACGATTTGATAATTGGTTAGATGATTATGATGGTATCATTGACCACAAATATGTGTTTACCAATATGGGGTACAATCTTAAACCCTTAGATTTGCAAGGTGCGATTGGTATTGAACAGTTGAAGAAGTTTGATTTCTTAGAAGGCTCACGCAGAACATATAAAGAAAAAATACAACAATATATTGAATCTAATATTGATGAGGTTCGTGTTATTCGAGCAACTAAACATTCTGATCCGTCTTGGTTTGGAGTTCCAATTTATTGTGAAACACAAGGATTAAAAGAAATGTTGGTTTCACATTTTGAAGAAAACAAAATTCAAACAAGAAACTATTTTGCTGGAAACATTTTGTTACATCCTGGTTTCAAACATTTAGATGATTACAAATTGTATCCAAACTCAAACTTAGCATTAAGCAATGTGTTCTTTCTAGGTTGCTCTCCATTATATAATGAAAAGATATTACACTATATTGAAAAGGTCTGTAAAAAATGGTAAATCTATTTGGTAAAGGTTTTGTTGGCCTTAGATATTGTGAAATGGTACCTGAGGTCCGAGCAAACCAAAGAAATGATTATGATGTTTGTGAAAAAGATGTACTTTACATGATATCAACAATTCATAACTATCATGTTTGGACCAATCCTTATCTAGATATTGAAACTAATTTATCGACACTTATAGAAGTATTAGAATCATTTAGAAAATTTGATGGTGGTGGTACATTCAATTTTATTAGTTCTTGGTTTGTTTACGGTACGGTACCTTTGCCAGCGAGAGAGGATGCTCATTGTGATCCTAAAGGATTTTATAGTATCACCAAACGAACAGCAGAACAATTACTAATATCTTATTGCGAAACATATAAATTAAATTATAGAATTATTCGTTTACCCAACGTGTTAGGCGAAACAGACAGTAAAGTTTCAAAAAAGAAAAACGCATTACAATATATGTTGCGTCAAGTTCAAAGTAATGAAACATTAAGTTTGTATGATGGTGGCCATGCACTTAGAGATTATATGTATGTGGATGATGTTGTCCGAGCAATACATTTGATTCTAGAAAAAGGTAATCAAAACGAAATCTACAATATTGGTACTGGAGTTGGAGTATCAGTTAGACAATGCCTTGATTATGCTATAAAAAAGATAAACTCCACTTCAAAAATCGAAGTAATAGAACCGGCCGAGTTTCACAAAGTGGTACAAACGGTAAATATGGTAATCGATAATACCAAAATTAAGAACCTAGGATTCTTGCCAAAATACACAATTTATGATATAATTGACAGGTTGTTAGAGAAAAACCCAACAATTTGACGAGTATATATCTAACCCAACCTTTTGATGGTTTGGTGGTGTAGTTTCAAAAGTTGTATAAATAAGCAATCGGCAACCAAAGTGTGTTGCATATCTAGAAGGAAATTAATGAGGTCTTTTACAAGCTTTCTTACCGAAGAAGTTGAGGGTGAAAAACTCAAGCATATAACTCATGCTGAAGATAGACCATTACAACATGGCGCCAAAGGTTTTACCCACGCATATAATGCTATGCAACAAGTTCACGACCATATTAAGTCTGGTGGAAATAGTTCTGCTTTGACAATGAAATATGATGGTTCTCCTGCTGTGGTATTTGGTCGTCATCCAGAAAATGGCAAGTTTTTTGTAGCTAGTAAATCTGCCTTCAACAAAAATCCAAAGTTAAATTACACCCACGATGACATCGTTAAGAACCATGGACACGCACCAGGCCTCGTAGAAAAACTCCACTCAGCATTGAATCATCTTAAAAAAATAGCACCTAAAACTGGTGTATACCAAGGAGATTTGATGTATTCTGAGGGAGATAAAACCGATACCAAAAAAGGTGTTTCTTTTACCCCAAATACCATTACCTATACCGCCAAAGATGAGCAGGCAGATAAAATTCGTAAATCTAAATTAGGCGTTATTGTTCACACGCAATATCACGGTAATAATATTCAAACTATGGGTGCCGATCCACATCCAGATTTGCATAATTTTACACAGCACCCCGATGTATGGCATAAGTCAGCTAATCATGATACGAAACATATACATTATTCTGAGGAAGATCAAAATCAATTTAAATCCCATCTAGATGCTGCTAAAAAAATACATGACGAACATAAAAAAAACATGTACAAGGCAACAGAACCCCATCGTGGCGAAGCAAGTCACTTAGAAACATATATTAACCATACTGTTAGGACCGATGAAACTCCTACTTCTGCTGGATTAAAGAAACATATTCAATCCAAATATGATAAAATGGCTAGTAAGTTAAAAACACCTGCGGCCCAAAGCAGAAAAAATACTGAAGCAAAATCACATATGAATTATATTGATGCTAATAAGCAACACTATGATAATCTTTTAGCTATGCATAGCCATTTACAAATGGCAAAAAATGTGTTGGTATCTACACTAAATCAACATGAAGGTGGACTCGAACATCATATTGACAGCAAAAGAAGTGGTCCTGAAGGATTTGTTGTTAATCATGCCGGAGAGCCAACTAAATTGGTTGATAGAAAAGAGTTTGCTAAAGCTAATTTGTTAAAGGTGAGAAAATGAAAAATTTATTTGATGTAATTGATCGTGAATTAATCATTGAAGCGGTCGGCCGTGGATTTCTTACATCTTCAGGTTTGGATTCCGAACGGCAAGAAAAGAAGTATATTGATCCTCATATCGGTGGAACCGAATATACTCATGAATTAGGCAAAGCACACAAAGATATTCCTGTTGGTTCTAAGTTGAGATTAACGGGCAAAGAAAGAATTGAAGGCAAGTTGCATGTACGAGCTATTAATGACGCAACTAGAGAAGAACATTTAATACCTGCATCAAAGATACATAAACCAGGTGAAGCACCAAAGAATAAAGGCTTGGATTATGAAACTCAAACTTTTCAGAGATTTCAAAGAGCAGGTATTACACCTTTAGACGCAAAGAGTGCAGGTTCAACTGGTGGCACCGATGTTACTATTGTTAATAAAAAGAAAAAAACAACACACAAAGGTCGTATTAAGAGTGCTGAAGATTTAATCCACGGAGAAGTAAAAGAAGGTGTGACGGCAGCTATGGGTCAACTAACAATACACCATGATCCAGCTAAAGGTGGTTGGCATGTTGGAGATAAAGCAAAAAATTTAAGGCCAAACTACGCCAAAGCAATTGAAGATGCGGGTATCATTAAAATGATGAATAAAAAATATAATCCCGATAAACATGATATACCAACAACTGCAAGTGGTCGTGCCAAATCGATTAGTATTAAACATCCTAATTTAGATCCGGCCGTACATTATTTAAATGACCATCATGTTCATGTATTGCATGTTGGTAGTGGTTATGGAACATATAAAGTGGGCGAAAAAGATCCTACTGGCCACGGATTACCAGCAGTTTCAGGCAAAGGCGAATTTATAGTTCGTGAAAAACAAGCAGGCAACAAAAAGGCAAGGACTGTTATGTTCAAACCTGACGGAGTAAAAGGCTTAAATAAAAGCCATGTGAATCTAGATGATGACGAACATTTAGAACATTTTGCAAAAACATTAGGACATAGATGAAATCATTCTTACAGCTTATCGAAGAACAAGAAGCCACGAAGAAACCCGTGGTAATGGCCTTTGGTCGGATGAACCCTCCAACAACAGGTCATTTGAAATTAATTGATAAAGTTAAATCGACCGCAGAAAAAATGGGTGCCAAGCACACCGTTGTGGTTTCACACTCACAAGATTCCAAAAAGAATCCTTTATCTACTGAACAAAAAATTAAACATCTAAAACGGTATTCACCAGGAACACATTTTGAAGCGGCTTCTAAAGATCAACCAACAATATTGCATCATGCTTCTCGATTACACACAGCTGGTCATGATCATTTAGTTGTGGTCGGGGGTTCTGACCGAGTTAAAGAAATGCACGATTTATTACACAAGTATAATGGTGTTGAAGGTAAACACGGACATTTCAATTTTAAGAAAATAGAAGTTCGTTCCGCTGGTCATCGTGATCCTGATGCCGAAGGCGCAGAAGGCATGTCTGGTACCAAAATGAGAGAACATGCAAAAAATAAAGATTTTTCATCTTTCCGTCAAGGTGTTCCAGGTCATGTTTCCGACCAACACGCCAAAGAACTGATGAATGATGTCCGTAAGGGTATGGGATTAAACGAACAAGTAAACCGTGGACAATTTAAAGCTATTTTTGTTACCGGCGGTCCTGGTTCTGGTAAAGATGTTATTATTCGTGAAGCTATTGCCGAATCTAAAGCCGTTGAAATTAACTCGGTACAAGCATTTGAATATCTTGCCGATAAACAAAAACTATCAGAAAAATCTGGTGACTTCCGTAGAGAATCTATTCGTAATCGTGGTCCATTAATAATTAATGGTCCAGCAGACGATAAGGATCGTATTCTCTATATCAAAGAAGAACTAGAAGATTTAGGTTACTCGACCTTGATGATTTTTGTTGAGGCTTCTAATGAAGCCAGCCAAGAAAGAAATAGCAAGTTATCTAGAATGATGGTCGAATCCATACGTCAGGACAAATGGTTGAAGTCTAAAGAAAATTTTAAATTATATAATCAATTATTTGATGATTTTATTAGTTTTGACAACAATAAATCCATCGAATATATAGAAGAAGATATAACAAATACTTACCACAACATTAATACTTTTATTGATAATAAAGTACAAAATGAAGTCGCTTTTGACTGGTTAGAAAAGCATAATAGGTTAAATAAAGGTAATATCTTCAAGGAAGAAAAAAATGTTCAAAAAATTAATAGATTTCTTAAAATTAAAACCGGTGGCCCCAAAGCAGACGGTCCAGCCTCCATTCCCGCTGACAACAGAGCAGGCAGCCCAAACTCAGACAACGTTAAGTGGGACGCCAACAAAAGAACAAAAACCTACACGTTCGGCCAAAACGCCGGAGTCTACGCAGAAGCCCAAACGCCCACGCTCGCCAAAAGGTCAGAGCCAAAAGAGCCCAGCTTCCAACAAGATAAAGAAAAAACAAAGTTAAAGAAACGTGGTGATAGAACAATAAGCCCAGCTCGTGTTGGTCGACCAGATGGTATTGGCCAAGAATATGATACACGAGCAGGTGGTCAAGGTGCTGCAGCGGGCGCCGGACTTGGCCAGAATGTAGGCGAAACGATAGAATATAGTAACGCAAGTCAAAATGGTACAACAATGCTTGGGGCTAAGTTAGAACCAAATCCATTAACGGAAAAGAAACCATTTAAGAAGTTTAGAAAGAATATTAAAGAATTTAATGGGTATCAAAATGATACCGAATCCGGTCTTGGTGGAGTATTAGGCGGCGCAAGTAACAAAGAAGGTATGGATTCATATAAAGATACATCGAGAAACATACAAAACGATTATGGTCTTAAAATAAAAAAGAAAAAGAAACAGGAGAAATAAAATGTTTGGTCCGAAAAAAATATCTCAATCTTTGATTGATGCAGTTTTAAAAGTAACAGAAGATAAAACTGAAGTTACTCAAGCACCTCAATTATTAGATGAGGCAGATAAGGTACCTACACCAACAGGTATGAAAGTATATGGTTCCCGTTACGGAAATTCTGCCAAAGCTCGTAGAGATCAAACTAAAGCTGCCGTTGACACATTAAAAGGTCCTAAGGACAAAGAATTAATTAAAGATGATGAAATAGACGAAACTGGTTTTCATAAAGCTGCTCACGGCGCCAAAAAGGCAGGTCAGTCCCATTTTGAGTTTCAAGGCAAAAAATATCCAGTTACAGCAAAATCTCATGCTGAAGCCGTTGAAGAAGAAGGCGATTGTGTAACCAAACCCCAGGCAAAAGATATTGCTAAGAAAGAAGTTGGCAAGCACGAAAAAGGCATGCACGGCAAATCAGGTGAAGTTGCCAAGCACGAAAAGAAAATGCACAAAGAAGGTATGTCGTTTAAAGAACGTTTACTTGAGCGTGAAATGACTTCTGCTGAATCTCGTAAAAAAGAAAAGATTGTTATGTCCATGAAGGACAAACAAGAGTATTTCAAGAAAAAATATGGTAAGCGTTGGAAAGAAGTAATGTATGCTACCGCTACTAAGCAAGCTATGAAAGAAGAAATTGAAGATTTAGAAGATGATGTTGAAGAAATACAACAAGAAGCGGTTAAGAAGTCTGATGTTCCAGCTTTCTTACGCAAAATGCGTGGTGACAAGCCATTGACAATGAAAGATGTTAAGTCTGGTGACAAAGATTCTATTTCACACAAAGATAATCTTGCTAAAGCTCGTAACGAAGAATTCGAATTAACTGAAAAAAATGATTCGCATACTCATGCCGCTCACTATGAAAATGAAAAGGGTGAATGGACTGGCATGAACTTGTTTACGGCTAAAGATGATACTGATGCCATCAAACAAGCTCAAGCAAAATGTAAAGAAGGTTGCCGTCTATCTAAAGTAGAACGCCACACAACAGTTAAAGAAGATGTTGAAGTTATTCAAGATAAAAATGGACACAGAACTACAACGGATATGTTGAGTGGTCGCCATGAAGGCGGAAAGTTAAATTCATTTAAAAACTTTAAAGTGAATTTAGTAGTTAGTGGTGAAGAAGAAATTCCTACAGAAGTTGATAGAGGTGAAGATACTAAAGAAAAACAAAAGATCACTACTAATCCTGGCCCAGTAGATATTAAGTTTGATGATAAATTGGTAACGCCTCCACAGAAATATTTTTCTAGTCAAAAAGCCGTTACGAGTGAAGAAGTTCGTGGTGAGTTGAAGCACATTCGTTCCAAAGAAAAAGCAATGCGTAATAAAGAAGTAAGTCAATTTGCTTCACACAAAGCTACAAAAACCACACAGCAAGAAGAAGAAGTTCAAGAAGCTAAAGATCCACATATGGATGCCGGCGTTGGTTCCCAACCAGATTTTGCTACCGAAAAAGTTATTGCTGGCGTAGATGGTTGGAAGAAAGTACAGAAGAATGTACAAGATAAATCTGGTGCAGTTCATACTCCACATTCTCGTGCTAAAGATTTAGCTCGCCAAGCATTCAAAAAAGTTAAAAGTGAAATGTTAGGTAAAGCGCCAGGGAATAACTAATATGACAAAGTTATCACAAACATTAAAATTTGTTGTTAAAAAGCCTGCTGATAAGGTAACTTTTGGTACCGATCCAAAAGATCCTTGGTCCGCAAAAGCAGGTATTAACGAAGGTGCACTTGAACAATACTTGAAGTCTAAAGGTATTAATCCTGAGTATGTGAGCAAAGATCAAAAGATTGCTTACGCCAAATCAATGACATTTCTTAAATGGAAAGCTGAACATCAATTTGAAGAAGTTATTCCTGAGAGTATGGTGATTGCTCCTTCTATAACACACAAGAAAAAAGCAGAAACACAAAAGTCTGCTCATGCTCATAAAGAGATTAAAACTCCTCGTGGGCCAGGAAGTCACAATGAAGGTAAAGGGTCACAAATGACCCAATTAACACCTGAGTCAGTTTCACAAGAAATTCATGGTGAAGCAAAGAAACCTAAATTGACAGCTTTAGATAAATTCCGTAAATCATCTGCTGAGCGCCAAAAGAAACATGACGAGATTGAAAAGAAATCTGGTGGTATGACTTCTGCTATTGATCGTTTACAGAAACACATGAACAAAGAAGAAGTTGAACAGATTGATGAACTGAATTACGATACAGTTAAATCGCTTTACACCAAGCGTAGAACTATTCGTGATTTACCAAGTAAGAAATCTAAAGATGTTAAAGTAAAAAATGTAAGTACTTCCATTTCTCGCTTGGCTGGACACAAACCAACACAAAATCAACCATTCGACAAAGTTGATAAAGGTACACATTTTGAATTGGTTCCAAAAAACGAAGAAGTTGAAGAACTCGATGAACTCAAAAAAGATACATTAAAATCTTATAGAGATAAATCAATGGCCAGTTTAAAAAATGCTCGAAAAAATCGTGATGCGGCAGAACCTGGTAAAGATATGTCCAAAGGTTTTGCTGATTTGCATGCAAAATCTGACGCTATTGCTAAAAAGAGAGCAAAAGGATTGTCCGGTTACCTACAACGTAAACATGGCATGAAACCTGGTTATCCTGATGAGCGTAAAACAACTTCTGAAGATGTTGGTGATCCCAAGGCCGCTGTAAATGCTGACGGTCAACCAAATCCACAACTTGAGCCAGTATCCGAGAAGAAGAAACAAATGTCTAAATCTGCTCGTATGATCAAGGCATTATATAAGAAAAAAGGCGTGGTCAAAGAAGATATGCACGACCATGAAAAAGAAGATAAATCGGTAGCCGCCTACGGTAAGAAACCAAAGGTAGATAAAGCCGATAAAGATGATAGCAAAGGTGAAAACAAACCACAGGCAGCTATGACGTTAACTGGTGGTAAAACCTTGACTGGTATCGAGAGAGATACTGTCGAGATTGATCCTATGATGAGAAATCGTCCAGGTCAACCTGATGTAACCAAAAAGGATGACAAAAAAGACGGTAAAAAAGAAGATAAGAAGAAAGATAAATAGTACTATAACCGAGGCTAATTAAGGAGAAAAAAGATGCCATCATGGGGAAATACAGACGCTGCGAATAGTATTCCACTATTTGCACAATTCAGAGAAGTAGCTCCTTCTCTATATTTTATAACCGCTAATAACACAATTGCAGGAAATACCATTGTATTAACATCAAGCACTGGTCTGTCCACAATTGCAAACGGATCTTACGTTTACGCTATTGAAGCTAACACGGCCGCAACTGCTAACGTTTCACGTTTGGCTAAAGATTTGTCATATGTTGACCAAAATGACATTGATTTTTATCGTTCAAATAACGTAATTACAAACGCAAATACTCTTGGATCATATATTCAGTTGAATAATAACCTTGCTGGAAACTTACAAGGTGGTTCACAAATTTTCATTGGTACTACAGTACCACACGATGCCACCAAATATGAAAACGTTAACGATGTTATTTTAGTAACAGCTGGTCGTTTAGCTAATACTAAAGGCACAACTGGTGCTGCTGGTTCAGATACATCAAATACACTTATTGGAAGCACAAATAGTGGATGGAATCGTATTACTCGTAAGATCAACAACGATGGTACAGTACGTTTCTTGAAAGAAACTTTGGTTTGTCTTGCTAGTCCAGTTGCTTCTAATGCATCATCTGCTAACACATCATCTAATGCTATTTTTGGTGGACTGTAATACTACATTATAAAGGTTTTTGATTATGAAAGTGTTGTTTCATACACACACATTGAATTATCGTGGTACTACAGTAGCAATTTTAGATTATGCTCGTTACAACCAAGAAGTATTAGGTAATGAAAGCGTTGTTTCTTATTGGGCTGATGGTCCAGTAGGAAACGATGCTGGTAACGAAGCACCAATGATTGAAAAGTTTAAATCGGAGTTTGAATTAAGACCAGCAACTGGTGGCAATTTGACTCCGATTTGTAACGATATAGATGTAGCATATTTTATAAGGTCAGGAGAAGTTGAACCTCTTCCGAATGTTAAAACGGCCGTACATGCTGTATTCGGTCATAGGACTCCACACGGAGATTCGTATGCCTATATTTCTGAGTGGTTAGCAGAGCATAGGTGTAAAGATTTAAATCTTCCTTATGTTCCACACATAGTTAATTTGCCCAAGCCTGATGCAGATTTTAGGCAACGATTAGGCATCAACAAAGATAAAATTGTAGTTGGTAGATTGGGTGGCCACACCACTTTTGATATTGGTTGGGTTCATTCTGCTGTACGCAGGGTATTGGAATCTGATTCAAGATTTGTATTTGTGTTTTTAAATACGGCTAGGTTTATGGATCACCCTAATATTATCTATTTGGATCCAATCCATAACATGCAGGAGAAGTCAAACTATATTGATATGTGTGATGCCTTCTTACACGCTAGGTCAATTGGAGAAAGCTTTGGTTTATCAGTATGCGAACCATTATTCCACAACAAACCAACATTTGCCTTTAATGGTGGTGACGATAAACACCACATGATGATATTAGATGGAACAGGTCTACTATATAATGATGAAAACGACCTGGTTACGAAGCTATTAAATTTAGAATCTTTTGATAAGGATTATCATTCATTAGTTGCCAAATTTAATCCTACCACGGTTATGGGTAAGTTTAAAGAAGTGTTTTTAACATAAATAGGTTAATGAATGTTTGATGACTTGAATGATGACAATTTCATGATATATGCAATGAAGTGTTATAACTCACCTAATTGCATTATGTCAGAATTTGAAAATGATATCAAAAGAACCAAATATCTAAAACGATTATTTCGTAGATATAAGGTCACAAAAAGTTTAAAAGAACGATTGATTTTAAATCACATTATTCTATTGAATAATGTTTTTGGCCACGAAGCAGTAGCAAGAATTTTATTCTATAGAATTGATGAACGTGATTATGATGTTTTAAAAACATTTTTGATGTATTTAAATATTATGCCAGATGCAATTTACGGTATCAGAGGAAAAACAATACACACCGCTGATATTCCCTTAGACGAAAATATTGTAGAAATATTGGTAAAGATATGATAACATTTAAACAATACTTAAACGAAGTCGCCAAGCCCACAGGAGATTTAAAGAAGGCCTGCTGGAAAGGATATACTGCTGTTGGCACAAAACAAAAAAACGGCAGAACAGTTCCTAATTGTGTACCAGAAGGTCATGTTGAAGAATTGGAAAAAGGTTTAAAACAATTAGATAGTCACGATTATGATACGATTCATAAATTAATGATGGGTATATGTAAAGAACATGGAGTTTCTGGTGAAGAATTACACAATGATTTTAAATCTAAACATGGCAAAACTCCTGATAATTGGATTAAAGAAGAAGTTGAATTGGAAGAACTATTCGATATTCTAGAAGAAGTAGTTGATGGTATTGCAGAAGAAAACAATATTGATCCAGATATTCTTTGGGAAAATCTTGAAGATGTATCCGATGAAGAACTGTATGAAACTGCTGCTTGGCGCCGTAAAGAAGGCAAAAATCCTACTGGCGGTTTAAATGCCAAAGGTATTGCATCTTATCGTAGAGAAAATCCAGGTTCCAAATTAAAGAAAGCTGTTACAGGTAAAGTAAAACCTGGTAGCAAAGCTGCAAAGCGTAGAAAATCATTTTGTGCTCGCATGGGTGGCATGAAAGGCGCAATGAAAAAACCAAATGGCGAACCTACAAGAAAAGCACTAGCTTTAAGAAAGTGGAAATGCAGATGAAATCTTTTAAACAATATTTGGATGAATCTGGTCGTTGCTGGACAGGTTATAAACCTGTAAGGGGCAAAAAAGCATTTTCTAAAGGTTCATGTGTCAAAGAAGATGGCATGGGTGGCGGCGCAGTTGCCGCAGGACCAACTAATGTAGTTGGTGGTGGAGCAATCGCCGGTACTGGTGGTAAAGGTGGAGAACCTGGTGTTGATTTAAGAAAGAAAAAGAAAGTTGCAGATCCACGGATGCCAATGGGCATGGGTAAACGAAAGGACTTCTAAGTGATCGAAATCCAAGATAGAATTAGAGAAAAGTTTGGATTAGAAGCGGAAGTCGTTGAAGCAGCAAATGTACTATTTCTGAGAGTTCAAGGTTTGGATAACGTATCTCTTGCTGAATGGATTAGAATAGAATTCCATAACGTATATGTTAGTGTAAAAAATAGAAGAACATTTGAGTTTTCAGACGATGGATGGATTAAAATAGAAAAAAATGATAACAGTAGATCAAATACAGAAGATACTGCCACATAATACATCACCAGATACTTTATGTTCGGTTTTAAATGGGATATTACCCAGGTATGAAATTAATACAAAAAATCGTATCGCTGGATTTTTGGGACAATGTGCTGTTGAGTCGGCTGAATTTACTAAATTTCAAGAAAACTTAAATTATAGTGCACAAAGTTTAATGAAAGTTTGGCCTAAGCAATTTCCTAATGTTGATATAGCAAATCAATACGGCCGCCAGCCAGAAAAAATTGCCAATCGAGCTTACGCAAATAGATATGGCAATCGTGATGAAGCAAGCGGTGATGGATGGTTATATCGTGGTCGTGGTGCTATACAAACAACTTTTCATGACAACTATAAAGTATTTGCAGTTTCTATTGGAATGCCATTGGACAAAACAGTTGCTTACTGTGAATCTTTATCTGGTGCGGTAGAATCTGCTTGTTTTTATTGGAAAATGCACAATATTAATCAAGCGTGTGATGCTGATGATATTGACGACATGACACATAGAATTAATGCAGCTAAGCTAGATTTAGATAAAAGAAAAACATATTACGAAAAGGCTAAGTCGGTATTATGATGGGGATATTACTTTGGTTGTTTAATTACATACCGACATTCATTATATACATGATGTTTGCATTAGGTATCGTGCTTTATCTTTTTTCCGAATCGTTTACAATTCGTATTGTCCAATTTATTCCAACAAGTGTTCTAACACCAGCATTAATTAGAATAATTGGTATTGTGGTAATGGGTATAAGCATATTTTTATTAGGCGTATCTTTTAGTGATACAGAATTTAAAAAAGAAATTGATAAAAAAAATGCTGAAATTGCAAAAATAAATGATGAGGCAAAAAACATTTCGGCACAGATAACAACCAAGTACATTTATAGAGATAAGATTATTAAGGAGAAGGGTGATGAAATCATTAAGTATGTCAGCACTAAAAATGATGCTGATTGTAACCTGCACAACTCTACTATTGAGTTGCTCAACGCTGCCGCAAAAAACAACCTTCCCAATCCCACCAGAGCAATTGATGAAACCGGCTCCGGAGTTAACCTTAGTGCCGTTGAAGGAACAGTCATCGAAAACTACAACAAATACCACGAAGTAAAGAATCGATTAGATTTATTGCAAGAGTGGGTGCAAGAACAACAAAAGAATAATAAATGAATCAAATATTAAAAGACTTGTTGACTGGCAAAGACGGCAAAACCCACGACATTGCTCGATGGTCTTGGATGATTTCTATGCTTGCAATTCTTGTTGGCGCAGGTTACGAATTAGCACATTCAGCTACCGTAAGTTTAAGGGAGTTTGCAGAATCAATAGGTATTATTGCCGGTGCTCATGGTGCAGCCGTAATGTTAAAAAAAGATGCTGAACCCCAAGCAGAAGAAGATACAACAAATAAATAAGAGAACGTTATGGCAGACAATGTTATACAATTAAAAGTTGATGTGGAAGTATTAAAAACTCAAGTGACCACATTAACTTCCCTTTGTACAAAAATGGATACGGTTATTGAGAAACTTGTGGACCAACAAGAAAAATATACCGCACAAATTTACAAAGATATGGAAAATCGTAGAATAGAAAAGAATGCCGAGATCAAAGAGATACACGACCGCATTGATACTGTTATAGATAAAGTTCAAATTACCGAATTGCGTATTATGGATGAAATTAAACAGTTGCGAGCAGAATTAACCAAACGGCAAGAAAAAGATTCCGGCAAATTAGATAATATCTCTAGTAGAAACTGGATGATTGTTGGTGGTATTATTGTTATGGCATATATTATTAGTCATGCGGTACAAATCATAGATCACTTGACAAAGTAATAATATTGTAGTATTATTGTACATTATGAGCATATACATTGATAGAGCATTTTTGCTTCGGGTTTCCCCGAAGCTTTTACGATTCACACAGAAAAAGGAAGACCTTTATAACTTCCGGTGTCCTCTGTGTGGAGATTCTCAAAAAAATAAAACTAAGGCCCGAGGATTTGTTTTTCGTAAGAAAGACGATTACTTCTACATGTGCCACAATTGTGGAGTATCCACCACTTTTTATAATTTCTTAGATAAAGTTGATCCTTCATTAACTAAACAATATGCTTTGGAAAGATATAAAAATGGGACACAAAACAATAACACCAAAACGCCTGAATTTGAACAAGCAAAAACGGAAAAACCAATCTTTCGTAAAAAATTATCATTGGAATCAATTGACTCGTTACCAGAAGAACATTTTGCTAAGGCATATGTTCAATCGAGAAAAATTCCCAAAGATTTCCATTCGCAACTATACTTTGCGCCAGATTTCCGTAAATTCATTCAAGAACTTAATGTCGAACAAGAAGGCCTTAAAGAAAATGACCAAAGGCTCGTTATTCCATTCTATGATACGGACAAAAACCTCATTGCGGTTCAAGGTAGGGCTCTCGGTGAGTCCAAACTCCGTTATATCACAATCAAGATTAACGAAGATGTTTCCAAAGTCTATGGACTCGATAGGATAGATCAGGAGAAGATGATCTATGTGGTGGAAGGTCCTATTGACAGCATGTTTCTAGACAATGCTGTAGCCACTGCGGATTCTAACTTGGAATCAATCATAAGTACATTTAACAAATCTAAAATTACTTTGGTGTTTGATAACGAGCCAAGAAATAAAGAAATTGTTAAGAAAATAGAGCACGCCATTGACAATCATTTTAATGTTGTTGTTTGGCCAGAATTTCTTGAAGAAAAAGATATCAATGATATGATCCTGTCGGGTTTTTCATTGGATGAAATTCGAGATATTATAGATAAAAATACCTTTCTCAATTTGAGAGCAAAAATGGAATTCATTAAGTGGAAAAAGATATAATTGGGTGGATAAAACGAATTTCCGAAAAGCATGATGAACTTGGTGGATTTGCTATTTGTCCTTTTGCAAGAAAGGCACTCAAAGAGAAAAAAATATTTTGGTCATTCATAGGTTATGAGCCCTCAGCTTACATAAGTAGGTATATGGAGATGATGAATGAAGATTATGAGGTGGTGCTATTTTATAATCTGAAAAAAAACTTAACCGATCAGGACTGCATTGAATTAATCAATAAACTCAATAACAAATTCCCCAATATAGTATTTTTAAAAGACCATCCTGATAATCCCGGATTTATCAATGGCATTAACACCAGCAATGGTGAATATCCGGTAATTATTGCTCAACCAAAAGGAAAATTAATTGATGCTAGGCTTGCTTTAGAGAAAACAAAGTATTATGATGTATGGAGTGATGAATATAAAAAAGAAATTTTGGGTTACGGCCAATCATAAGTTTGTAAATCGGAAAATATAAAATAAAATGTTTTATGAAGAAAATAATTTTTTTTCGGAAGAAGAACGTATTGAAATAAAAAAAAGAGTATTAGAATTAAAAGAACATTGGGAAGTAGTTGGACCTGATTTTTTTACTCTAGGAGAATCAATATATTTACTGGAACAAAAAATACCAACTAAAATAAATGAAACGACTAAGAAAATTGTAATTGATAATTTTGGATGGATAATTGAAAGGATATGTAAAAATATAGAAAAAATAACGAGCATTAAAACAATTATCCATCCAAAATTACCATCTCCAGGATTTCATATAAGTAAATTACCGTTTGAGTTTAAAACTAGAAGATTTCACCAAGATTCATCTATACTAAAGTTTGATAAATCAATTGATTTCAATACAGTACATTCGGTGTTATTATTAATAGAAAAACCTAGTTATGGGGCTTGGTTGGATTATAGATTTGAAAACAAAGATGAGGTACAAAAATATTATTATGAATATGGAAAATTTATTAGTTGGAAAAGTGATCTGTATCATAAGATAGGTAATTTAAAATGTTTACCTGAAGAACACAGGATAACATTACAATGTCATTACGGTTATAGTAGTGATATGAAAAAGAATTTAGTTTATTTTTAATAATATACAATAATAAAAAAGGCAAAGCTCGTATGGAATATCTAGGTATCAATATAGATTTAGAAAGAGATAAACTGTTTGATGAATTGGGCATCAGACGATTAAAAGAAAGTTACATGAAAGAAAATGAAGAAAGTCCACAACACAGATTTGCATACGTCAGCAAAACGTTCAGTTCCAACCCAGAGCATGCCCAACGATTATATGATTATAGCTCTAAACATTGGTTATCTTATAGCACTCCCATTCTTAGTTTTGGTCGTTCTAAGCGTGGGATGCCTATATCGTGTTTCCTTAATTATATCGAAGATACTGCGGAGGGATTAGTTGATAACTTATCAGAAACTAACTGGCTCTCTATGCTTGGCGGTGGTGTTGGTATTGGTTTTGGTATTCGGTCTGCCGATGATAAGTCTACTGGCGTTATGCCGCATCTTAAAATTTATGATGCAAGTTCTCTTGCTTATCGCCAAGGTCGCACTCGCCGTGGCAGTTACGCCGCTTATCTTAATATTTCTCATCCTGATATCATTGCGTTCCTAGAAATAAGAAAACCAACGGGTGATCCCAATCAGCGGTGTTTAAATCTACATCACGGTATCAACATTACAGATGACTTTATGGAAATCATTGAAAAGGCTATGTTGGATCCCGAAGTTGATGACTCTTGGACATTAAAAGATCCACACACAGGAGAAATTCGTGAAGTTGTGTCGGCTAAACACCTGTGGCAACAAATTTTAGAATTGCGTATGCACACCGGCGAACCATATATTCACTATATCGATACAAGTAACCGAGAATTACCACAATGGCTGAAGGACAAAGGATTGAAGGTACACCAATCAAATCTTTGTTCTGAAATTATATTACCAACAAATGAACAACGCACAGCAGTATGTTGTTTATCTTCTTTGAATTTGGAGACCTATGATGAATGGAAAGACAACAAACTTTTTCTTAAAGACGTTGCTGAGATGCTTGATAACGTGCTTAACTACTTTATTGATAACGCTCCTGATAGTATCAGTCGTGCTAGATATTCCGCTGAGCGAGAGCGCTCCATTGGCATTGGTGCTCTCGGCTTTCATGCTTATCTACAGCGTAACGGAATTGCTTTTGAAGGAGTTATGGCCAAAGTTGCTAACAACAAAATCTTCAAATCAATCAGACGTGGGTTAGATGAAGCAAATCTTGAATTGGGTAAAGAACGTGGTGAAGCTCCTGATGCTATTGGTACTGGCCGCAGGTTCAGTCATGTTATGGCCATTGCTCCTAATGCCTCATCTTCCATCATTATGGGTAATACCAGTCCATCTATTGAGCCCTATCGTGCTAATGCTTATCGTCAAGATACTTTATCGGGATCATTCTTAAATAAGAATCGTTGGCTCGACAAAATAATTAAGGAGAAAACAAATGGTAGTGAACAAGATTACGCTGATGCTTGGTCTAGCATTATTGCTAATGATGGTAGCTGTCAGCACCTTGATATACTCTCTGAAGCAGAACGTGATGTTTTCAAAACCTCAATGGAAATCGATCAAAGATGGGTTATTGAATTGGCTGGCGACCGTCAAGCATATATTGACCAAGCACAATCATTAAACCTATTTTTTAGACCAGATGCACATATTAAGTATATTCATGCTATTCATTTCATGGCATGGAAAAAAGGATTGAAAACTTTATACTATTGCCGTTCAGAGAAGATTGGCAAAGCAGATAAAGTTTCAAAACGTATTGAAAGACAAGTTATTAAGGAGTTAGACATGGAACAAATTGCGCAAGGCAACGACTGTATTGCTTGTGAGGGATAAAAATGTCAAAATATTTGTTTGTACACATACCAAAAACGGGCGGAACTTCCGTCCGTGAAACACTCTTTACTATCGAGAAAGATAATTGGAAAAGAACATTTTCTTTACTTTATCACGATCCCATTTCTTTATTGCGGGAAAACAATTTTATAGATGATGATTGTTTTGTTTTTACCGTAGTTAGAAATCCTTTTACAAGAGCTTTTAGTTTGTATCAATATCATAAAATAATAGTCATGAATTTTAGTGTAGATAAAAGTGCAGTCGATTCTTGGACATTTGAATATTTTTTGGAATGTATAAAAACTAATAAAAATATATTTTTTACACCAACATTGAAATCTACACAATCTTATTTTGTGCGTGATAATAATAATAATATTGATGTTAATAAAGTATATAAACTTGAAAATTTGCAAGAACTTTCAAATGATCTTAATGTGCCTATACTAAAACTTAATAAAGGAAATTACACTCAGTCTGATTATATTAATGCTTATAATGATAAAACAATATCCTTAGTTCAAGAAATATATGCAGAAGATTTTATAAATTTTAACTATTCAACTAACTTTTCATAAAAACAATGATTAAAAAACACGATACACAACTAACATCCGAACGGTCATATTTCAAACCATTCAATTATGCTTGGGCATACGATGCTTGGTTAAAACACGAACAATCACATTGGTTACACACAGAAGTTCCAATGCTAGATGATGTTAAAGATTGGAAAAAGAAACTTACAAAAGAAGAAAAACAATTTTTAACACACATCTTCCGATTCTTCACACAAGGAGATATTGATGTCGCCGGTGGTTATGTCAAGAATTATCTTCCTTATTTTCCACAACCAGAAATTCGTATGATGCTCTTGGGTTTTGCGGCAAGAGAAGCACTACATATTGCTGCTTATTCTCATCTTATTGAAACCTTAGGTCTTCCAGACACCACATACAATGAGTTTATGGAATATGCCGAAATGAAAGAAAAACATGACTACGTTATGGACATCTCTGCTAAAAATACTACAAAAGAGAATACTGCAACTCATATTGCTGTATTCTCGGCATTTACCGAAGGTATGCAGTTGTTTAGCTCTTTTATTATGTTACTTAATTTTCCACGACATGGCAAAATGAAAGGTATGGGGCAAATTGTTACTTGGTCTATTGTTGATGAAACGCAACATACGGAAAACATGGTAAAATTGTTCAGAACATATATACAAGAAAATAATGAAATTTGGAACGATGAATTAAAAAGTAAACTTTACACCATTGCAGAACGGATGGTAGAATTAGAAGATAAATTCATTGACCTAGCATTTAAGATGGGTGCGATGGAAGATTTATCTGCCGAAGATGTTAAGAAGTATATTCGTTATATTGCAGACCGCCGTCTAATCTCATTGGGATTAAAAGGTGTGTTTAAAGTGAAAAGAAATCCTCTACCGTGGGTAGAAGAAATGATTAACGCACCAACACACACCAATTTCTTTGAGAACAGAGCAACCGATTATGCAAAAGGTGCTTTATCGGGAGATTGGGGTGATGTATGGGCCAAATAAGGAATACAAATGACTCAAAAACAATTATCCGGCGATTGCACTAGTTGCGAATCAACTTATAGCATAGCATTTATGGAAGAAATGGTCTCACAAGAATTACCGGAACATTGTCCGTTTTGTGGTTCTGAAATAGAAGAACTAACTGAAGAATATACCGAAGAAGAAGATGATTTAGATAATGGAGATTGGGACTAACTTACACTTATCGTTGTGCCAACGACCGATGTTTCCTATTGTAGTAGTTATACCACAGTAACGACATTGTTTGTTTGGTACATTTAGGTGTTTCGAAGCTTCAGGTTTACCAAACATAGGATTATTTTTTCCTAATTTGGTTAAACTTTTTTTTATATTACTTTCCGGTGAAAACACTGGTTTATGACCTTTTTTAAATGACCCGGAATTGGTTCTCATTATTTTCATAGGATTAGTTTCACTATCAAAACCACAAGAACTTTTTCTACGGTTCATACATCTTGGTTTACCAAAATGTTCATCCAAGTATTTTTGTTCCAAAACTTTGAGTGAATCAATGGAATCTGCGTATTCTATAATTTCTCTGGATAAATTGGATAGTTTTTTTATTTTCCTTACCCAAGTACCAGAACCCATATAACCATCATTTAGATTTATGGTAGAATGTCTACCATAATAGTAGTTTCCGTTGATGTGGGTTGTCTTATAAATGAAATGATAAATACTCATGCTGACACGGTCCTTTCGTATTAGAGTATGTGCGGATGCCAGTCCGGCGACATACAACTATTTATAAGAGAACAATATGGCAAAAACATTCAAACAATTTGTAGAAGCAATTAATAAAAATGATTTGTTAAAACAATTAGGTGCCAAGTTAAACGATCCTGAGTTTAGAAAACGGCCGGCGGATCCAAATAAACGCTGGGAGCGAGGAGACCTTTACAAAGGTCCTAGCAAAGACGATCCTTCCTATACTAAGAACTTTGGACACGGCTATCCCGATGTTGGTAGTAATCGTAGTCACAACCGAGATGTTGAAAAAAGTTTGAAAAAGAAAAACAACAAGTAATGTCTTGGCAACATAATGGAAATGATTTTACGGAAGATTTGATTGGTAATAATTATGGATTCGTTTACTTAATTACTAATATAACGAATAACAAAAAATACATAGGTAAGAAATTCTTTTATTCTACCAAAACCAAACAAGTCAAAGGTAAAAAGAAACGATACAAAGCACCAAGCGATTGGCAAACTTACTATGGAAGTAGTGCCGAACTAGCTAAAGATGTGTTATCATTAGGTCATGAACAATTCACCCGTGAAATTTTACATCTCTGCCAGTCCAAAGGCGAATGTGGTTATCTCGAAGCAAAAGAGCAATTCATCCGTGGCGTCATGGAAACGGATGAATACTACAACAATTGGATTATGGTACGAGTGAGAAAATCACACATCAAGGAATACAATGCTCGATTATCTCAAAAAGCTCAAGGACGATCCTGAGGGTCCCTATGACGCAATCTTTTTTCTACCAGGCGACAAAGAAGGACAAATTCATATAGAGGCTTCATTACTTAAAGAACCGGGCGAACCTTTAGGTGGAAGTTCTATGGGACACACCTATCAAGTAGTATTATTTAAAGATGATGCTGAACATGATAAATTATATAATGTTGACCGATTTGAGGCTATATTTTGCGATCCATACGAATACATCTCCAATCTAATACCACAGAACTGGTTTGGTATAGTTGTGAGAAAGACTACCACTTCTGGTGACTTTGTACAACGTATATTTGACAAAATGCAAGAAGTGTGATACAATAGAATTTTGAAACTATTGAAAGTTTATATTATGATTCTCATTGACTTAAACCAGGTATTACTTGCCGGATTAATGGCACAAATTGCCAATCAAAAAGGTAAACTAGATGAACATTTAATCCGTCATATGGTATTAAATATCATTCGTAACCATGTTAAGAATTTTAAAACAGAATATGGTGAAGTGGTATTGTGTTGTGATAACCGTAAATACTGGCGTAAAGAATATTTTCCTTTTTATAAAGCCAACCGTAAAAAGAATCGTGATAAGTCCGATTTGGATTGGCACATGATTTTTGATATGCTTGCCAAATTCAAACAAGAACTAAAAGAAAACTTCCCTTATAAAGTATTGGATGTTGAAGGGGCTGAAGCCGATGACATTATTGGTACTTTAGTTCCTCGTCACGCACCACACGAAAAGATTTTGATTTTGTCGAGCGATGGTGACTTCCTACAGTTGCAACAGAATTATAATGTTAAACAGTATAATCCATCACAAAAGAAATATATTGTATCTCCTAATCCAATTATGGATCTAAAAGAAAAGATTATTAAGGGTGATAAAGGTGATGGTATTCCCAATGTGCTTTCGCCATCAGACTGTTTTGTTCGTGACCTACGTCAAAAACCTATTACACAAAAAGTTTTGGATAAATTAATGGTGGAAAGTTATTTGGAACAAGATGAGACCACTAAGGCTAATTTTGTTCGCAATGCTACATTGATTGACCTTTCTTTTATTCCGGCCGAGATTAAAGAAAAAATCATAAATACATATGAAGAAGTTAAACCTGCATCAAAAAATAAATTGTTAAATTATTTTATTGAACATAAACTTAAAAACCTAATGGATGTAATTGAGGAATTCTAATGAAAAATATCTATGAAGTATTTGATGAGTTTGAACAAGCATCAAATAAAAAAGAAAGAATGGATGTTATACAAAGAAATTTATCAAAGCCTTTAGTTCAAGTATTAGAATATACATTTCATCCAGGTTATCAATGGAAAGTCCAAGGAATTCCCGAGGACTACACATTAAAACCAATTCCACAAGGAATGTCTTATTGTCAGTTAGGAACAGAGTTGCGTAAGATTTATATGTTTCAGGAAGGAAATCCTACAGCCGAAGTTTTAACCAAAAGAAAACAAGAAGAATTATTAATTCAATTACTCGAATCAATCGAGCCTCGTGAAGCTGAAGTTGTTATGGGAATTTTTCGAAAAAACCAAGGTGTAATTGGTCTAGATTATAAATTTGTAAAAGAGGCTTTTCCTGATCTTTTACCCTAATGAATAAAAAAGAAAAAATAATAGTAGTAACCGGAGAGTTTGATCCTTTAGATAAAAGAGAATTAGATTTTCTAAAAAAATGTAAGCGTAAAGGCGATTGGTTAGCTGTTGGAGTTCACTCTGATTGGTGGATGATGTATTCTCTCGGCGGGTTTATGCAAAACTATGAAACTCGTAGAGAAATACTATCAAATGTAAAAATGGTTGATGAAATATTTACATTTGACGATTCTGATGGTACTATATGTCAATTGCTTAAAATTGTAAAAATTTGTTATCCAGATGCTGATATTACCTATGTGTCAGAAATGGATATGCATAATATGCCAGAAACTAAAATTCGAGGCATAACTTTTGAAACTCTGAAAATAGGAGAAAAATAGGTGAGTAAGTTTGTAGGTAAGTTTCGTAAAAATAGAAATTACAATGATGATTATAATTTTGATGTGAGGCGACACCGTGATGAACACGGAGAAGTTAAGAAGTTAATAAATCAATCATTGGAAGAAGATTTTGCTGATGAACTCGATTATGAAGAAGATGTTGTTTTCCAGCAACAAGGCTTGACAAAGTATTAAAATTATCATATAATGTAGTTTCCATCTTAGGAGATTATATTATGTTGATATACGGTTATATTCCAAAGTCTAAAAAACGTAAAGTTCCAAAATCCGTAATAGTTCAAGCGGAAGAGTGGAAAAAACAAATTATGGCAATATCGCCAAAAGTGAACTATTCCACTTCCAAGAAGATTTCTAAAGCTATACCTTTGCCAAGAATTCCAGCAGGCCGAGAAACTCCCCAATATCTTTCCTTAGATACAGGATCAGGTGCAGCAACAAAATCAAATCCCAACATTTATACAGGCACAAAAGTCAAAGGTATTGCGACCATGCATAAATCCAATGCTGTTCCTGTGTTTACTGATAACGAAGCAGTAGAAATCTCAAGTATGAGAAGGTAATATATGATAACTGAACAAGAATGGCAAGAATATGAAGAATATTGGCAGACTTTAAGCGCTGAAGAAAAAATAATTGAGCTGGATTGGTTGGAAACAATTGGAAAAGCGAAGAAAAATGGTTCAACCATCTCAAGTATTCAACCAGACACATTACAATAGAGGAAATTATGTTACACCGAACAGAAGAATCGCAAATTTTGCGTGGAATTGATGAAATTTTCTTCAATTTGCGTCATGTACCAGTCGATGATGTTGCTTATCATCTTGTAAAGTTCGATCCAAAGCTTGCTGACAAGTTGGCAGCCGCAATCGAGCAGAATTTTTTTGAAAAGGACGCAAAAAATGTCAAATGATATGAATTTTTTAGCTGCTCGAGCAGACGATGAAGAAATTCCTGCGTGGAAACGCTTAGATATTGTCTGCCGAAAGTGGGCTGTTCTGTCACAATTCGAAGATGACCTTGCAAAATATCAAAAAATACAAGAAATGTATAGTTTAAAATGAAAAAAATGTTTAAATCCCGTCAGCCAATTAAAAATTGCTTACTTTTAGAGTTCAACACGCAAAAAGATTTGGCGTTAGCATTTTGCCGAGTAGAAGAATACTACGAAGGACAAGAAAAACTGAATAGAAACTACATCTCATTTGTAGATTTTATCGATTTCTTCATGAAAGACGATGGTACAATTAAATATTTTAATTATTGGTCGGGCTTTAATATTCCGGGTGATGTTTTTATGGAATGGCACCAAAAAAATATGTCGGACATAACAAAATGGGAATTTGCATTGGCTTATGAAGTTCAAAGAAAATTGGATTTGTCAAAACCATTTTATGTTATTGGTGGTAAAAAAGGTGATATGAATGTAATTGACCATGAAATTGCTCATGCGTTATATTATATGAATGCTGAATATAAAGATTTAATGGATGCCGCAAATTATCAATTCTACAAAAATGTAAGAATAGAATATTCTAAGATGGTCAAGAAATTGAAGAAGATGGGTTACGGTGATAATGTCATTAAAGATGAGGTTCAAGCTTATATGTCCACATCTACCAAAAAAGAGTTGGTAGACGATTTTGGCTTGGATTTCGATAAGATAAAGGGATTCAGAACCCTCTACAAGAAAGTGTTGTCCCGGTACAACACATCCAAGAAAAACGCTTGACGGTACTCTGGATTCCTGTATAATTGTATGTATTGTTAATCAGGAGAGTATATGCAAATTTTGGAATCCAAATCACTATTAGCCAAACTAATGGCTACCGAAAATCTTATCGTTGAACAGCGTAAGGTTCAAACGGCTTCTTTTGACGTAAAGAACCGTGTATTAGTTATTCCACAATTAGACAAAAACATTTCTGGTTATCTGTACGATATGTTTGTTGGCCACGAAGTTGGCCACGCACTCTATACTCCTCTCGATGGCATGACCAAAGCATACGAAATGAAAGTTCCACAATCAATTACAAATTGTGTTGAAGATTCTCGTATCGAAAGAAAAATCAAAAACAAATATCCTGGCATCCGTTCTTCTTTCGTTAAAGGTTACAAAGAGTTAATCGATAAAGATTTCTTTGGTACTCAAGGTGTCGATTTGAACACCCTTGGTTTTCTTGACCGCCTCAATATGTTTACCAAAGGCGGACCATCACAAGGTATTAAATTCACCAACACAGAACGTGAATTGGTTGAACTCGTAGAATCTACCGAAACTTATGATGAAGTTATTGAAGTTTCTAAAAAAATTGCCGAGTATGTCAAAGCTGAAAAAGAAGCCAAACGTAAGCAAATGGCTGAAGAAGGCGTTGAAGAAGATGAAGAATTTGAAGAATACGATTTCGATGATGATTCTGATGAAGGCGAATTTGGCTACAACGACTTTGATGGTGAAGATGGCGAAGAATCTGAAACAGACGAATCACAAGAAGGCGAAGGTTCTGATGACGAAGAAGATGATGGATCTGAAACTGATGAAAAATCTGGTTCAGGTGGCAAAAGTACCGGCGACAAAGGTTCAAAAAGTGATGAGATCCGTTCTTTGACTGATGATGCTTACAAACAAAACGAAAGCAAATTATTTGAACAAAGTGGCGATGCATACTATTATGGTAATATTCCAAAAATTGATTTAGATAGAGCTATTTTTGATTACAAATCACTATATAAAACATATCGTGAAGAAATGGGTAATCGTGATTTTCATTTAGATGATAAGCCTTACCAAAAACTCCGTACTGATGCAAACAAAGTAGTTTCTTATTTGGCTAAAGAATTTGAGTTGCGTAAGAACGCAGACCAAATGAAACGTGCTTCAACAGCTAAAACTGGTGAATTGAACATGAATAAGATTTTCTCTTATAAGTTCAATGATGATATCTTCAAAAAGATTACAGTTTTACCTGGTGGTAAATCACACGGCCTTGTAATGTTTTTAGATTGGTCTGGCTCTATGTCCAACCACATTGAAAACACCGTCAAGCAATTAATTTCTTTGGTGATGTTTTGTAAGAAGGTAAATATTCCTTACGAAGTGTATGCTTTCTCATCTGAGTATGATACATATAGTCCTACACCTAAGAAAGGCGACATTGTATTAGGTGAATTTAGATTATTAAATGTTCTCTCTAGTAGAATGTCTGCTGTTGAGTTTAATTTTGCAGCAAAAACTTTGGTGAATATTTCTTGTTCTCGTTATTGTTATTCCCGTATTTTTGCTATGGGCGGAACACCATTGAATGAAGCAGTTATTGCAGCAATGCAAATTGTACCAGAATTTCAGAAGAAATTTAAATTACAAGTTGTAAATACTATCTTCTTGACTGATGGTGAAGGTCATCGTATTAACAAAGTATACCATGAGAATCAATATGGCTTACATGGTTATGTCGGTGATCCTTTACAGACTTCTAGAAGTTATAATGCGCCGCATCCAAAATTGATTGCTCGTGATCCTGAAACAAAAAATCAGGTCGTGGTCGACCAATATAAAAATACGGCTGGTTATCTTGAGTTGTTGAAGGCAAGAACAAATTGTAACATTGTTGGCTTTTATGTTTTATCTGGCCGTGAATTTACCAGAGCTGCATATGGTCTAGTACCTAAGGCTGCTGATCTAGATGCCTTGAGAATTCAATTCCGTAAGGATAAATCTCTTGTCATCACTTCAGCAGGTTTCGATGAATATTACTTACTCCGTTCTGAAGCACTAGATACGGATGATGATGTAGAATTCTCTGTAAAAGAGAATGCAACCACCCGTGGTTTAGTAAGTGCGTTTAGTAAGTATACTAAAAACCGTTTAATGAACCGTGTTATTTTAAATCGTTTTATAGGAATGATAGCATGATTAAGGAAGAAATTGTAACTTTTGTGGGTGATGCAGGACAACGACAAGCTGAATTGTCCTGCTTAACTAGTGCCATGAGTACGCCACTTTGGATTGTAGACTTTAAAAAGAATAACGAATGTTTCATGACTAGGTTTTACCATACTGAATCTGAAGCACAATCTATTGCTGAAAAATATGCCTACGAAGGAGTTGTAGGTGAACCAAGTAACAAAATGTTATTGAACGAAAATGGCCAATGATATTGTATTACCCGAACCTTTTGATCCAAGAAAAATTTATAATGAATTAATTAAAAGGTGCAAGCGAGTTAGAGAGTGGTTTATATTTTGTATTGTTGATGAAAGTTGGATTCCAAAGGAAGATTTACCATTTGAAATTGTGATCATGAACGGAATATATTGTTGCCGTGTGATTACACCAACTCGTAATGAAGCAATTAAAATTATAACTAATACTCTACCTGTGATTAGATTTATTGATGAAGGTTTAAATGATGATGAATGAAAAAACAAAAGAAACACTATTAATATTACAAGAAGAATGTGCTGAAGTAATTCAGGCAGCCTCCAAGGTATTTCGCTTTGGTGAAGAATCCAGATGGCCATCCGAAGATAGTGCTTCAACACATGAATGTCTGGCTATGGAAGTTGGCCAAGTATTGGCCATGATTGATATTCTGATTGAAAGTGGTTATATTTCGGATGAAGCCGTCAATGGTGCCAGAATATACAAGAAAGAAAAACTAAAGATTTGGTCCAGTATCTATGCCGATTGAAGAACTACTATTACGTTTAAAAACGATTTGGATTTGGTCGCCAAAGCATTCTACTGTTAGAACTAAGGTTGCTGAACTAATACAAAATCTTGGCGGTATTGTACCTCAAGAATATTCTGAACCTCAAGGTCAAGCACCAATAGTAGTACCAGACCAAGAGAGTAATTAGAACACCAAATTCACAAGAAGTAGATATATACCAATATCCATTACATACCTCTCATAGAATAGAAATCACGAACTAAACGCTCCACTTCTGTGTGAGTTTGTGGATTCTTAGAACGTACATAGTATTCTAACTGTGAGGTTGTTTTGAGGAAAGATAAGGCATTGAGAATGGATTTAAAGAATTTCATTTTTGTCCTTTTGAGATTTAATTTAAACACCAATTGTGTTAGTGTTAACGATATTAGTATTTATACTTATAGAAGAATGAGAAATCTATTTTTACCAAAAAAATTTAAAGGTATACTAGGCGATGCTTTGGTATGTCTATCCCTTTTGGTACTCTTTGCATCTGTAATCTCAATGGGGCTTGACGCAGAGTTCAGTCGTGTGATAAAATATGATTGTGAAATAGCAGAGATATCACCTGATTTTACTCCAGCGATGAAACAAGAATGTCGTAAACTTAGATATGAAAAACAAAGGTACAAAACATGACATCATTTACCACCGAAGATAGACTTAACGCAGAAAAACTAAAAGAAACGCCACCAGATTGGGACGCAACCTCCGCACCTTGGCCGTTTACCGAAGCAGATATAGTAGAAGGCGAAACAGATGATCCTAACCTCTCATCTCCAGCAGTTTTTCAAGCGCTTCCGGACACTCTCGATCCAATACCATACGAAGAAAAATACAAAGAGTATCTAAAAAGTTCCTCATAACCCGCAAGGTTCTATATTATGTTCCAACTTGAAATTCAATACTTCTTCCCTCTTACTGAGCAGATTCCGTTAGGCCTCGATTATACCGGATGTGAGAAACCGAAATTAACGGTAGTATCAGAAGGTACGGGAATATATTTGGCTACTCCCACTTGGTCTACGACCATTGCTCCCACTCTCTCAGTCAAACCACAAAACTCAGTTGGCCAACTCAACATTGGTGGAATCGAGATTGGCATGGAGAAAGAACCGAAGTGGTATCAGAAGGTACTATACAAACTATTAGGATTTAATTGGAAAAAATAATGAACTCCTTTCACATTTTTGATATATCAATATATCAGATGAACCTCTTTTCTTTTATGATGGGAGCTCTATGGGCTTTCTTTAACCAGAGTTATTTTGGTAAAAGAATGGCAGGACCACTATTTTTATATTTTGGTGGTCTAGCTGTTTATTATTGGGCTCAGTATCAACACCTCTATAATGCGATAAACAAATGAAAAAATGGATGGAGAAAGAGTATTCTCAATGGGTGTACTATGATGATGAGGATGGAAAAATCATTGGATCCGTATATAAAGTTGGTAATACTCAGACTATTTGGGGCGCCAAAGTATACTTCAATGTAGAAGGTGTATTAGGCCAATATATCGATTCAGACTATGCTAAGAGGGCTGTAGAATATTTCTGGATGGTAGAAGAAAGAAGTGTACTGGAGAATAAACTGTGAGTTATGTATATTTTGTATTGGATGAAAAATCTAATGCGGTGAAAATTGGTAAAGCCAATATTATTGAAGAACGTCTGAGTTCATTACAGGTGGGCAATCCTAATCCCTTAAAGGTTATTCACTATATTAAGTGTAAATCAGAAGATCATAGCCTCTTAATAGAAAGAAAGTATCACCAGGAATTTTCAAATCTTTACCTAACTGGTGAATGGTTCAGATACAATGAAGCTGCTTTTAGTGATTTCTTTACTGAGAATACTGGTTTTAAACTGAATGAAAAGAGAAGTCCACTAATAGTTAATACTGTATTTGGTGAAGAAGAATTATTTGGACCTAAGAATAGTCCTAGTTGTTATTTCTATCCATACTTAACGGCACAGATAATGACCAACTTTGAGGACGCTTCTAGAATGAAGATACCGTTTAGGACCATGAAATACCCTACACACGGAAAACCATTATTGATGCCTTATTCGGCTAAAAAGGATAGGGTCTTTATTTCTTATAAGAAGCATCAAGAGAACCTTGAATTTAAGAAATTTCTGAAGATGGCCTCCTGAAAAAATTCCTGGAACTCGTGGTACCTCCAGGAAAAAATTTCGAATCCTCTCGTTCCGGCCCAAAAAATAAAAATTTGAAATAATCAGTTTGGGCCAGGAAACACTTTTTTTATCCTAGGAGCGTTGCTCCCATACAACACTCTTAGGCGCCCGCACCAATAAACTCTGAGCGCCTCTGCCAATTCTCTGAGCCATTCGTTGCTCCAATACAACACTATTACCACTATCGGCAAAGCATCCGCCATCCTATCTGCCAATCCGCAAAATAACGCTTTACATATTCCACCAAGCGTGTATAATGGTTTTATCAAGTGAAAACAGCAGTCCGCCTGAAAAGCGTTGTTTCCACACAACATATTATAGGATTATTATGGATTTATCTGGATTATCGATTATTGAATTAAAGCAGATGCTTGCTAGAGTTAATCACGACCTTAAAATGAATAAACCCACTATTAAGCGTATTAAGCAAGAGAAAGCACCGGTATTATCTGAAGGCGCTGAATGTAATATTATCGCTCAGAGATTTACTGGTAATAAAGCATTACCTATCGAGCATAATAAAAAGTTAATTCAGGATATCGCTATCCAAACTGATATTCTCGATTATCTCAAAAATGGCGGCCATATTATCACCAGAAAATCTCGTAAAAAGATTAAACCATTATCAGTAGTATCCTATCATAAAGTATCACTATAAGCAATACCATTTATTTACATTTACCATTTTAATTAAGGAATATATTATGACTACATTTATCGACACCGTTTCTACATTATCTATTAAGGATAAGCGTGCTTTAGTAAAATCTCTCCGTGAAATGATTAAGGAAGAGGCATTATTAGCTAAAGGCCATAAGCTGAATATTAAGGCTCAAAAAGAAGCTGAGAAAAAGCAGAAAATACAAGCGCAGATTAAAGCTGCTGCTGATAAACTCGCTAAATTACAAGCTAAATTAGCTTAATAGTAATATAGTGCTTATAATAAGCCTTATTAGATAGGGCTTATTAGTAAGTATTATAGGACGCTCAGGAACGCATAGAATGGTACTGATTAACTTAGAAACAGCTCGGAAAATCTCTCAGGATTAACCAGGATAATCTAGGATAATCTGAGGCACAAACTAAGAGCCGCAGTGAGCACCATATTAGCGACTATTATGGCGACTATATTACTTTTAGTTATATAGAATCATTTTTGTTATATTATTAAGTTATTAACAGGAGCATTATCAGTATGAATATAGTGGAAGATAATGATTTAGACAATATTGTATTATGCCACGAGGTATTGAATATTGCTCAGGAAGTATTATCAGAGCGGGATTATGATATTGTTTTACATTATATTCTCGATAATGGTACTAATAAGCAGTTAGGTAGTGATTATGGTATATCTGGTTCTCGTATTATTCAGATATACAATAGAGCAATAAGGACTATTATCGGTGCTTTATCCTATGAGAAAATGGTATGGATGAATGGTCAATATTATAAAGTTATTAAAAGTAAATTATTAGATTGTGAAAGGGTTTGATTATGAGTAAAAAGCATTATATTATCGTAGCAAAATCGTTATTGGAGAATAAAGCATCATTCCAATTATGTTCTGATTTAGCCATTCAGTTTAAAAATGATAATCGGTTATTTGATATTAACCGTTTTCTTACTGCTTGTGGTCATTGATTATGAGTAATATTAAGAAATTGGTCGAAGATTTTGATTACTATTTTGACAATAATAATTCTGGTGTCGAAATATGTGGTATTAAGTATTTGGCATCGGAGATATTGTTTAATCTTAATCCAGATGCGTATCAAGTAGAATTTGATACTTGGTTGGAGAATTATAATGAATAAAGTGGTTATTATTGGTTTGATTATACTATTGGCATATCATTTTGCTGATATTGATAATCAGTTTAGGGTAATGAGTGGTAATATTAGAATAGAAAAGGCACTATAATGAATTATTCATTTACTTGTGGTGGTATCGATTTTGAGAGTTTAGAATTAGCGGTTGAATATGCTAATATTGAATATATGCGGTCTGGTGTTATTCTCGGTATTGAAAAGGTGATATTATGATTAAGGACGGTTCTAGAGTTATTGGTTTATATGGTAATAATACTATTATCGGTAAAGTATTAACCAGTAGGTATTATGGTCGTGAGTTTCTTTATACTGTAGCGTTAGATACTCCATTATCATTTAGATGGCGGGATAATCCAGTATCGGTAGCATTATTATCGGAAAAAGAAATACATTATGCTCCGTTATAATACCGTTGTTCCGATACAACAGGTTAGTAGTTATTCACCAAGTATTTGTATCGGAATATGCCATATTGCTTGTGGTGTATTCCAATGCCTGTATAATGGTTTTATTCATTGAGCAGTATATTAAGCATTAAAACGGTTAAGCAGCATTCTATTGATTATTGATTTTATTAGAAAAGGTTTATATTATGAATTTATTATCTGTTGGTAATCCCAAAACATTAAAAGGCATGAAGCAAGGTTATAATACCTATATTTTGCATTTAGCACCTGCTACATTATCTGGTTTTAATACTTGTCCAAAAGCGACTCACGGTTGCGCTTCTGCCTGTTTAAATACTGCTGGTCGTGGCGGTATGTTTAAAAAAGGCGAGAATACTAATAATATTCAGAAAGCTCGTATTCGTAAAACACAATTATTCTATGATAATCGTGCGGAGTTTATGCGTTTATTGGTTGCTGATATTAACTTGGCGATTAAGCAATCTACTAAAAAAGGTCTTATTCCAGTATTCCGTTTAAATGGTACTAGCGATTTATCATGGGAAAAGTATCCCGTTAAAATGGGTAATGTATATTATACCAATATCTTTGAAGCATTTGGTTATGTGCAGTTTTACGATTATACTAAGGTTCTCGGTCGTAAAGTTAAGCATATTCCCAATTATCATTTAACATTTTCTGCTGCTGATGGTAATGATAATGATGTATATTCAGCAATTCAGCAAGGTTATAATATTGCTACAGTATTTGGTATCAAGAAAACAGAACCAATGCCAGAGTATTATAATGGTTTGCCTGTATTTAATGGTGATGAAAGCGATTTACGCTTTTTAGATCCAAAAGGTGTTGTGGTTGGTTTATATGCCAAAGGTAAAGCGAAAAAAGATAATACTGGTTTCGTTAAGTATCCAACAATTATGTTAAAAGCAGCGTGATTTTATAGTAACCACTAACAATATAGTGGTTATTAGTAAGATTATGTAAGTAGTAATTAACTAAAGGAGTTTATATGCCAAATTGGTGCAATAATGTTGTAGAATTATCCCATGAGAATCCAGAAATGATGACAAGAGCGGTAAAGTCATTTAATGATGGTTCTTTTTTAAATGAGTTTGTGCCTGTACCAAAAGATTTGCAGATTACTGCAGGTTCTCTTGGTGATACGCCTGAGCAAAAAGCATTAGAATTGCAAGAGCAGGCAAATATCAAAAAGCACGGTTATGCCAATTGGTATGATTATTGCGTAAATGAATGGGGTACCAAGTGGGATATTGAACCATATGAACCAGTATCATTAGGTGAAGATGGCAGATTAACCATGAGTTTTGATTCTGCCTGGTCGCCTCCATGCAATGCCTATGAGAAATTGGTAGATTTAGGTTTCTCAGTGCGTGCTTACTATAATGAGTGTGGTATGTGCTTTGCTGGTGTCTGGGAAGATGGTATTGATGATTATTACCCATATGACGATTGTGCTAATTCTGATGAGGTAGCAGAATTTCTGCCAGAAGTGTTGGATGATATGTTTGGTATTTCTCAATCTATGGCGGAATACGAAGCAGAAAACGAAGAAGAAAGCGAAGAATAATGGATTTATTTGAATTGATTGATGATGTAACAGAATTAACCGATACATTTGTTGGTAAGATGGGTCAAGTGCCTGCCAAGCAATTAGGACTTGACCATCGTTGCGGTAAACTGTTTGTAACACCAGATTGTATTGGTGTTTATAAAGGTAGTGACCGTGCATTACAGTATTATGGTGGTTTTGAGTATGTTGATTCTGAATATCGGCATGAATTTGGTGATTATGTATTCTATTCAGCAGAAGCTGGTAGAGTCCGTGATTGTTTAGAGCATTATTTGAATATTATGGATGAGGTATAATATGGTAATGAGTTTTAAACCTAAATGGCGGGATAATGCCATTGATACATTGGTGGCAGATGATATTGATACTATTTTAACTGCCAAAGGTGAATATAATGATGAATTCTTTTTATCAGAAATATTAAGCAGTGGTTTCAGAGGTTATAATTCTTTCACCGATGAAGAATTAGAAAAAGAATTGGTAGAGCGTGATATTTCAACAGTATTTGGAGAAAATGATGACTAATCAAAAAATGGTTGAAAAACTAAAAAGGGCACAAGCATTATTATCTGATGTATATAATTATGCTTGTGATGAAGGATTGGAAGATATTGAAAGTCAAATGAGCTGCGCTGATAGTTGTATTATTGATTCATTGGATGCCTTTGACCAAATCGAAGAGCAATTAATTGATGACGCTTCATGGAGGGCATAATGGAAGTATATATTGTAAAATCCGGCCAGTTAATTGATTTGGTTGGATGGGAATGGTTGAATCTCAGAGCTTTTACTGATTATGATAAAGCAGAAGAATTTATGTGGTCAGTTGAAAAACAGATTTCACCAGAGCGATTTGGTGTGAAGGAAGATGTAGAAATTGAAACATTAACATTGGAGCAATAATGAGTAAATGGGACTTTGTGGTAAGTGAGTTAAAATCGTTGCAACAAGGTTTTGAGGATCATCAGGCGATTACCGAATTGTTTGTGGAACAAAAGCTGTTGTGTGGATATAAAATCGTTGATAAAAAGGTATACAAAGCATAAATAGGTGTAGGCCACGATATTACCAGTATCCGCCTACTCTAACATTGTAAAGGAATGCCAGCATGATTATATATCATAATCTCCAAACCGTAGACCAAAACCTATTGCACCAATTGTTTGAATACCATGATGGTGAATTGTATTGGAAAATCAAACCAGCAATTAGAATCAGAAAAGGTGATATTGTTGGTAATGTGCGTGAAGATACTGGTTATCGTGTAGTTTCTTTATTTGATAAGAAATATGCGGTACATCGGTTGATTTTCTTATATCATCACGGTTATATTCCTAAAATGTTGGATCATATTGATGGTAATAAATCAAATAATAGAATTGAAAATTTAAGAGAATGTGATTCGTATCAAAATAATCAAAATGCCAAAAGAAGAAAAGATAATACTTCAGGTATTAAAGGTGTTTACTTGTTGAAAACTGGAAAATATGCCAAAAATAATAAGTGGATGGCATTTTTTAATAGTAACAAAAAAAGAATATATTTGGGAGTATTTGAAAAGAAAGAAGATGCTGAAAATATTATTCGTGAATATAGAGAAAAACACCACGGTGAATTTACTAATCATGGATAGTGTTGTTTGGATACAACACAATTTGAAGTATTGACCAAAGAATCTGTATTAAACCTAACACAAAGCTTGTAGTATTAACCAATGCCTGTATAATGGTACTATAAATTGATGAGGAGTTATTATGTTGAAATTTGAAGGAATTGCCAAAGTAGGCGACATTATAAGAGCGTATGATTTCCGTCCAATGGCTGGTCGTGACGATGCGTTTATTGAAGGTGTGGTTATTGATGATAATAATAATGAGCAAGGTTTTAAAGCATTTAAAGTAAAAGTTACTGCTGACAAGTTTCTGAAATATGAAACCAAGGCAACCAAGAATAATCGCATTGGTTTAGATATTTTCGTACCACACGAAACTGGTTTTATGGAATTTGATTTTAGAGTAATAAATTTAAGTAAAGTATAATGTTTGAATGTGGCATCCTGTCGGGTGTAAGACCACATCTTTTTAGGATATATTATGGATTATCGTTTAAAAGAAATAGCAATGTGCCAAGTATTAGAAAATTATCAGGCACCAATTGGTTTTCGTTCAAAGTTTAAAGGTGTACCAATTGGTCAATATGAAGATGTAAAACGATTTATTGATTTTACCAAGTATTATGTAATGTTCCGTGGTCCTCGTAATCGTGGTGCATCATCTACTCGTAAGCGTGATGCTAAAGCGTTTGATATTTACCAGCGTAGCAATCGTGATACGCAATTGATTAGAACCGAGCGTGAAGCATTTATGCGTGGCGTTGAATGGCAAAGGAATCAGTATGTCAATATATAAAGATTTAGATTTATGCGTGCAAGAGTATGTTGCACATTTGCAAAAAGATTATGATAGTAAAGGCGGCAACCAATTCATAGAGTTTCATTATGAATTAGGTCGTAAATATATCCATGTGATTATGCACCATGTTGGTCAATTTAGTGTTAATCAACGCAGTTCACATTCATGGATTATGATTGATGACGATAAGAAGTTTAAGCGTGGCGATATATTAAAATCGGCAAGTTGGCGTGCTCCTGCTCGTAACTTTTCCCGTGGTAATGTATTATGTGGTGGTTTTAAACATATTAAATGGGCTGGCGTATGAGTAGATTTATTGATGGTTTGATAACTGATATAGTTAATGATGATATGTTAGTCATTAAGAAAATGAAAAAGGCAGAGATTGTCAAATTCACCGAAACATTATTACAAAATAATTATCGTGAATTACTTGATGAATCTATTATTGAAGAATACGAAGAACGGTTTGATACACATTTAGCGAGATATTGATTATGAGTCACCATTTAGATAATTTTACTGTTGATGAGTTGCAAAGTTATTTTTCGGATTTCCATAAAGATTATTATGGATTCCGTCCTCGCTTTGCAACACCAGAGCAATGGCAAAACCGTGATTGGTTAGTAGAACATATTAATGCCATTCATGACGCCATGGATGAATTGAAGAAAACACCAGAAGGCCGTGAGCAATTGCGTGCAGAAGGCTGGGTTATTGATGAACCTTATATTGATATAGAGGATTAATTATGAGTTATGATGCGGATTATGAAAGCGTATACATGGTTGAGTTTGAATCTGGTAGAACCATTCATGTGCAATTCTTTGATGTTCAGGAAGTAAAAGAGTATTGTGCAGATAACCATACTGGTGATGTTATCAAATCAATCTATAAAGAAGTTTATTGTAATTTTGCAGAAGATGATTGTGATGGCCAACCTGATGAAGCTCAAGAATGGCACGATTTTGATCCGGAGTGTTAATGTCAATTAGATATTCAACCAATTGGATGGGTGTTATCAATATGCAATGGTATATTGACCGTGGATTAATCAAAAGAGTAACACGAACACTTACCGAAGATTCTAAATTAACTGGCAGAAAAGCTGGTGAATCATTTGAGTATAATGAGATTACTCAATCATATTCGTGTGGTCGTATTGATTGCCGTGGTGATGATTTAGGACCATATGGTGCAGAGATTAGTATACCGCCAATGACTGAGCAAGATTGGGGTAGGTTTAGTAGATGGTTGAATACATTTGAAACTGATGCAATGTGGAAATTCAAAGATATTGTTGAATTGTATGAGAGAGATAATCCAAAAATAACTTGGGCTGAGGGATATGAATAAACATTGTAAAGGATGTAAATCACACTACAATGCTGGTCATGAGAAAACCAGTCCTTATGCCAAAGCTCATAATGATTGGTGTCGTAAATTTGGTAAAACTGCCAAAGATGCTATTGGTGAATGTAAATTGAAAAATGGAAAAACATTATGAAAGATAATGTTGTAGAATTTGCCAAATGGTGGAAATCTGTTTACAAAGAGAAATTGGCCGCTGTATATATTGATGAAAGATTTACAAACGATAAGAGATATGAAATGAAAACAATAACAGAACATAACGACCAAGCCATTCAAACAGTTGCTCAATTAGCAAGCAGAACTATGGCTGGTGTTTTGTGCGACAAATGCAAGGTGGAAATGTATTACATGAACCCAAATATGGTGTTGGCTTGTATTCCACCAAAAATGACTGTGGTTTGCCCAAACTGTAGTGAAGTTAATTACAAAATTAGATAAGAAAGGCACGATAAGAATGAACGAGAAGATTAAAGAACTTGCTATCAAATCATGGTTAGTTAGTGAACATAAAGGTAAACTACTGAGTTGCTATCGGGAAGATGTGGACTTGACAAAATACTTGGAAGAGTTTGCTGAGTTAATTGTTCAGGAATGTGCTGAATGGATTAAAAATACTGATTCAGATCCAGACATTGGTGAGGAAGATGCTAGAGCATTATTAGAACATTTTGGAGTAGAAAAATGAAAGTAAGATATGTAACACGACAGAATCATGTGACCCAAGAGGATATAGATTTTTATGGCCGTGAGCACCAAATAGGCTGGAGAGCGGTTAAAGAAAAGTTAGAGGACAAGGTTGGTCCTATATTACAGTATTGGGACTATGAGAATCAAACTTGGGTAGATGCTGAATCAGTTACGGAATATAGAAAATGAACACAATTTATCCAACAACCACGATTGAATCACAAGGCCTTCAATACGCTTCAATAATTGATATGGGTGATAAGGTTAGGATTCAATTGTATCCTAACCAAGTGAATAAAACAATGTTTATTAATATTGATAAACGAGTGGTATCTGAATTGATTAGAGCTTTAGAAAAGGTAGAACAATGGTAATGAACGCAAATGAATTAGCAGATGAATTAGAAGACTGTGAGCCATACAATGTTATGGATACCCATTTATTTAAAGCCACTGCCACCATGCTACGCCAGCAACAAACAGATTTAGATATTGCATTGAATTATATCAAACAATATGAATTACAAATAAAAGATTTGAAACAACAGGTGGCATTTTTAGAGGACTGGCGTGATACATGGTCACCTACTATTAAGCAGTTGATGAATATTAATGTAAAGGTTAATGATGGGAATTAGTGCGTATAAAGAAGTTACAGAATGGAACAATCCAGAGTTCCGAGTACCTCAAAATGTATATCTTTTTGATGGTAAGTCCAATGCTTTGGCATATGTTAAAGAAAGTGGTGGTGAGATTTTTATATTTAAAAAGCCATTACCAATTGATACTCGCAGGCGTAAGTTTATCAAGGTCAAACATGAAGCTTTGGACTCGTATGGCGCAACGGTGGTGCTTGATGTACCTAACCTTGAGAATACGCCTCATTGGTCAGTTAAGAGTGATTCAGGCAAGACCTATACAGTCACATTGGAGAGTGGTAGATATACCTGTAATTGTATTGGATTTGCATATAGGGGAGCTTGCAAGCACTCAAAACAAATTAAAGAGGAACAAGAGAAATGAAGTGCAAACACAACGGATGTGAAAAAGAAAGGTTTTGGCGATTATGGGCTGTTGGGTATTGCTATGACCATGCTTTTAAATATGCAAGAAAGGCACAAGAGAAATGAAAATTAATTTTTATAAAACATCATGGTTTAAAGGCGGAGCATTTCATTGGAATAATATTCGCCTCAATAATGGTGATGTATATACAAGTTATCGATTTGGACCAATATTAATAAAGGTGAGAAAATGCTAATTAAGTTATTAAATGTAAAAGAAAATCCTGATGGTTCTGCCAATGTGGATGTTAAATATGATGAAGAAGGAATGAAGCTTCTTATCGAGCGTGGAGTTATCTCCATTTTGGAAGATTATATAAAACAAGAAAAAGGTGGACATGAACCACAATCCGAACGCAGAACATCTACGCCAGCTTTTATTCAAGCAAATAAAAGACATAACATTAAAAGGCGGAATAAGCTTGTATTATGATATACTAGATGAAATTGAACGCTGTGATATTATGGACGAAGAAGATTTAGACAGAAGATTATTAAAGAAATGAATAATGAAACCCTTTTTGATTATACTAAAATATAATGGTTATACTAAAACCACTATAATAAACCATATTGATGCTGGTTCAGCATTGGCTTTAGCATATAAAAAGTTCCCTGATGTATTAAAATGTAGGATTATAAAATGATGAATATCTATATTGGTAAATATTGGGTGCCATTCCCATCCTCCGAATACGGTGGTACTTGGAGTGTGATTGCTGAGAATGAGGAACAATGCGTGGAACTACTTAAAGGTGGTGCATGGGATGACCGATACGAAGATGAGATTGCTGGTGTGGTCGCTGATTCCAAGCGCTTTGGATTGACTGGTGACCCAGCACCAATGGTCGTGGACACCTTCTATACCTGATGGTGTTGTACCGATACAACAGTCGCAATATATTTCTTGACTTACCTAGTGGTACCTGTATAATGGTTGTTTTAATTGTGAGAAATTATGTCCGATATTAAATTCGTAAATGGAAAATATACCGCCGTGATTAACGGCAAAACCGTGAAGCGTACCAAGATTGAACACTTGCAATATGAATTGCGTAAAGCAGGAACCAAAGTTACTGGCGCAGTGATGGAATCCAAATTTACAATTAACCAGCGTTTTGGTTTTCTTGCAGATATGGTTACAATGTTGGCGAAGAAAGACCAAGCATCCGTTGTAGTAACAGGACCTGGTGGTTTAGGCAAATCACATACTGTTACCACTACATTGGCCAATTCTGGTTTGATGGATGTTACTGGTTTGGATATTGGTGATGATGTGCCTGCCAATTCGTATCGTGTAGTTAAAGGTTATTCAACAGCAAAAGGTTTATACAGAACCTTGTATGAAAATCGTAATAGTATTGTTGTATTTGATGATTGTGATTCAGTATTAAAAGATGCAACATCATTGAATATTTTAAAAGCTGCACTTGATTCATATTCACGCCGTATTATTTCTTATAATGCGGACATTCGTGATGCAGATTTACCTAATGCGTTTGAGTTTACTGGTGGCGTAGTATTCATTTCTAATATGAATGGCACCACACTAGACCAAGCCATTATTACTCGCAGTTTGGCAGTTGATTTGAGTATGACCTTAGAGCAAAAGATTGAGCGTATGAAACATTTATTAACGCAAAAAGATTTTATGCCTGAGTATGATTTGGTTAGTAAGAATGATGCTATGAGTTTAATTAGTAAGTTGAAAGATTCTGTTAAAGAGTTATCATTGCGGACATTGATTCAAGTTACCAAAATTCGTAAATCAAATCCTAATGGTAAATGGAAAGAATTGGCAGAGTACGCCATCGTTGGTTAATTTAATAATGTATATTGTGAAAGGTAATTATGAATAAAAATGCTAAGGCTTTTGTTGAAGCCGCTGAAGAAATTTTTGGTGCTGGTTCTGTATTGAACAGAGAAGATATTGCACGAGTTGTAAAAGAATCTGGTTGTAATTACCCCTACTGGTTTACAACCAAACAAGAATACCGCAACGGTATTCGTGGTGAATATCTATTACCTAACATTGGTACTAAGCCTAAGGCGAAGGTCTCCAAAGTTGTCCAAGAAGAACCAGAAGCGGTTGCTGCCTATGCTCAGGTGTTGCAGTTGAAACAACCTAAAATGATTGACACTAGCGATTCTGCCGTGCCAACCAAATTCCCTGATTATGTTCCTTTTGGCTTTTATAAAGATTTGAAAGGTATTATCAATTCATCCGATTTCTATCCTGTATTCATTACTGGTTTATCAGGCAACGGCAAAACCTTGATGGTCGAGCAAATTTGTGCCGAATTGAATCGTGAATGTTTGCGTGTGAATATTTCCATCGAAACTGATGAAACTGATTTGCTTGGCGGCTTTGCTCTGATTGATGGCAACACCGTATTTCGTGATGGCCCCGTGATTCAAGCAATGAAGAAAGGCGCTGTTCTATTGATTGACGAAGTTGACCGTGGTTCTAATAAGTTAATGTGCTTGCAAGGCATTCTCGAAGGCAAACCATATTACAACAAAAAGAATGGCGAGAACATTTATCCTGTTTCAGGTTTTACTATCATCGCTACTGCTAATACCAAAGGTCGTGGTAGTGAAGAAGGTAAATATCTTTCACAGATTCTTGACGATGCCTTCCTCGAGCGGTTCCCTATTACTGTTGAACAGGAATATCCTGATGCAAAAACAGAGCGTAAGATTTTATCACCATTGATTAGTGATAAAGAGTTTGTGGAAAACTTATGCAAGTGGGCAGATGTGGTTCGCCAATCGTATGAGCAAGGCGCTACTGATGAGATTATTTCCACTCGCCGTTTGGTACACATTGCTAAGGCGTTTAACATTTTCGGTGACCGTATGAAGGCGATTGAATTGTGTGTGAATCGTTTTGATACCGAAACTAAATTGGCATTCCTTGATTTGTATTCCAAGGTCGATGCTTCGGTAGAATCACCTGCTAATACAGCAATCAATTCTACCACTTCAGAGGTTGCCAACCAACCTCAAGTGTAGTATAATGGTTGATGTAGTTGTATTATATTTTATTATGTTTAATTTGAAAGAGAGTAAAAAAATGGCTTTAACAGTTCGCAAAGGCAAAATCAATCGCCACGAAAAAATCACTCAAGTATTATTGAGTGGTAAACCAGTATCACCTGACGAGATTGCTGCCGTATTCAAAGGTACTGACCAAGAGTCCGTATTGTATCGTTTATCAACCAACATTTACAATATTCGTAAAGATGGCGGTATTGTAAAAGTTATCAAAGATGGTCGTAAAGTAACTGGTTATCAGTTGGTTAACTTCACCGAGTTTAATGCTAATGGCCGTTATGTTGGCAAGCAAGTAAGTTCTCCAAGCGGTGTTGCAAAGCAAACTTCTGACGAATCATTTACCGAATCTCAAAAAGTTTCTGCTTGATATGTATGTTACCTAGGCGGGAGTATACCGTCTAGGACTTTTTTGGAACAATATGAAAATCTATACCGTTAATTTAAATGGTCGACCGGTCAAACAATTTACCGACCAAAATGAGGCAGGTTTATTCATGAAGAATTTGCAAATTGACCAATACGAGAAGGCCAAAATGCTTGACTATATAGATGCCGCTGTGTTATTATCCGATATGAAAGATTCTAAAGAAGTATTAAAACACATTATGGAAAAATAATATCAAGGTGTTCATGAAGAAAATATTGGTTACTGGTTCAGAAGGTTACATTGGTTTACACCTTTGCGACTTTCTACATTCTCTTGGTTATGATGTGTATAGATTAGATATTAAAGGCCAACCAGATTTTAAAATTAATATCAGTAATCAATTTGCAATGCCGAGGGCAACACAAAGATTAAAATTTGATGCCGTGATTCACCTTGCAGCTCTTGTGCGAGTGAATGAATCTGTTGAGAAACCATCGTTATATTATGATACTAATGTGAATGGTACTATCAATGCTTTGCATGGTTTTGATTATGATAATTTCATATTTGCTTCAACAGGCACGGCATCAAACCCAATTAATCCTTATGCACTATCAAAACGATGTGCAGAAGATATTGTGGCGGAATATTGTAATGAACATGAGAAACAATTTACCATGTTCCGTTTTTACAATGTGACTGGTACTGGTGGTGCACCGGCCACCAATCCTGATGGTTTGTTTTACAATTTGATCAAGGCAAAGAATGAAGGCACTTTTAGTTTATTTGGTACTGATTATGATACTCCAGATGGCACTGCTATTCGGGATTATATTCATGTGATTGAAGTTTGTTATGCAATTCAAAAAGCAATTAATGTACCATCATTTAGAATTGAGAATTTAGGTACAGGTGTTGGTCATACTGTTAAAGAAATGATTGAACAGTTTAAAAAGTCCAATAATTGTGATTTTGTTGTAAATGAAATGCCTCGTAGAGAAGGTGATTTAGAAAGATTGGTGTTGGATAATCCATCCAGTTATTATACAAAAATGTATTCTTTTGATAGGTTGATGAAATTATGAGCGATAGATTTGATTTTGAACAACAGATTTTAAAATGTTGGAATGTAACCGATGATTTGCGTGAAGTATCCGAATACTTTTTAGATCACCACGATTCTAATTTTAATAAAGATAAAGTAGCAAATACATTGACTGGTTATGCCGAAATGTATGATATGAAATTTAATAAGTTGTGGAATATATTTGAAGATGTGCATATGAATTTAGTTCGTGAGAATAAAATGTTGAATGAAGAATGTGCTGCATTGCGTGAGCAATTAGGCCACAGCGAGAATGCAGTTGAACGAATTGTAAAGGATTGGTAATATGGAACCGAGATTGATTGCACAGAGAATTCAAACACCTGACGGCACCATTTTGCATTCAAAACATAGGCACGATTTTGTAAGCCATGTTGATGCTAATGGTGAAACTTATTTCGTTGATGGTGGTTTTGAATACAGGCGTGGTACCGTTAATAAAGTACCTGCTAAAGATATGTGTGTTTATACTGATGATGACCACCAAAAGATTCGTGAGGCATTTTGCTGGGGCACCAGAGGTAAAGATGGCAGGCAACCTGTAGAATATAAGCCATTGCAAACACTAAGTACCGAACATATTGAAGCAATTATTGAAACGCAACATCATATACCAGATTTTGTTCGCAAAATATTCTTAGATGAAATTGAATATCGAAATGGTATGGATGAGAATACACAAAAATGGTACATGGAAAATCCTGATAGAGGTTGATTATGATTGAATTATTTTGTGCAGTTATTATTGGTACTATATTTGGTTACTTTTTTAAAAAAGATAACCCAACACTTAATGTGGAATTATATAATCAGGTTGAGAAGTTAAAAGAAGAAGTTGCTTATTATAAAGATTTGTGTAAATGGCACGCTGACAGGAATAAAAAATGAAAGTATATTTAAGTAATTATCGTAATCATTGGTTATCACCTTATGTTATTCTCAAAAAGGTTTGCTTTTGGGAAAAAGATGAGGACCATATTTACAACCTCAAAGAAGAACCGAATAATCCATATGAAAAGTGGGTTAACTTTTTAAATCCAATTTGTGTTGGTGTTCAAAAGATTCTGGATGTAATTCATCCAAGATTTAACTATGTGAAGATTGACCGATGGGATACTTGGTCAATGGATCATACATTGGCTCATATTATTCATCCAATGTTGGTACAGTTAAATAAAACTAAGCATGGCGCCCCATATACTGACGATGAAGATGTGCCAGAAGAATTAAGAAGCACTAATGCTGAACCAAAAGAGAATGAATGGGATACTGATTCGAATCATTTTAAACGATGGGAATATATTCTTAATGAAATGATTTGGTCATTTGAACAAGAACTTAAAGATGATGATGAAGGACAATTTTTTGACCATTCAGAAAATAATGGTAAATCACCGTGGGATAAAGACTTTGTTAGTCCTAAACTTGACCGTGATGGTTTAGAAGCACATCAAAAACGAAAGGCGAATGGTTTTAGATTATTTGGTCGTTACTATCAGAACCTATGGGATTAAAATGATACCATATTATTATTTGTGGCAGGCTAAGAAGTCATTAGAAGGTGCCAAAAAAACGATTGAGTTAATGGGTGATTCTTCCAATTATATGTTAGAGGCACAAAAAGATATGCTTGAATTGGAAGTGGATCATTTCCGTGAGAAGTCTGCCAAATTTACCATTTTTCTATTGACTTTGGTAGTATTTTGTGTTAGCCTGTATTATCTTTATCTAAAAGGAATTTTTAATGTTTAAAGTTTTGAGTGAGTTTTTGAAGAAACATTTTGTTATTATTATTGGTTGCCTTGTGCTTTGTGCTTTTGCATACAACAGTTACAAAGATTTTACCAATCCACCAGAGTTAAGAGAGTTTAAAGGTTCGATTCAAAATCATTTAATTTGGTCAATCAAAGGCGAATGTTATTTTGTCCGACCACATAATGGCAGTACCGTTTATCTCATCAGAGTAGAGGATTGCGACAAGAAATGAAAACCAACAAGGATTTTAACCTAAGTAAAGAAGCCAAACGAAGGCTTGCTACAATGTCTGGAGAAAAAAGGTTATTGTGGAAAAAATCATTTATTGAAGCACAAGTTGCTGAAAAAATGGCCAAGTTAGCAAAATTGAAAGAACGACCAAAAACCAACCAAGGAGAAGAATGATGGCGTATTTTATTGAAGTGAATGATATTGACAAAGGATGTCCTGTTATTATTAATATGGATGCTGTAATGGAAATTGCACCAATTACTGCTCCAGCAGGATGCGAAATCACATTCTTAGAAAGTGATGATTGTGATGCATTGCGCCGTGAAAAAATTAATTCGGCTGCAGCTGTTAAAGGTCGCCGTGTGATGCGTGTATCAAATAGTTACACCGAGTTTAAGCAATTTGTTATTCAAAAAGTTTCATCTGAAGATATTGCTCGAATCAATGGTCGTACCAAAGACGTTGTGAAAGAGAAACCAGTTACGAACCTTGATATCCCCAAGTTATAAGTCTGATAAATAAGAGTATAATTCAATACTCTTAGGGTTTCCCCATGCTTATTCTAGTAATCGATCCATCAGCTCTTAATTTAGACTTTTGCTTGCGATGCATACACTTTGGTCATACCGTAAAATGGTATACCAAAGGTTCTCGTTCTAGCCATATTGGCAAAGACCTTGTTGATAAAGTCGATAACTGGAAAAAGTATATGGATGTGGCTGACCTCATCTTCTCCGCAGACAACTTAGAATTTATGTCGGAGATTGATGAGTATATGAAGAAAGGCTATCCAATCTTTGGACCTGGAAAACGTGCGGCCAAACTTGAATTAGACCGTATGTATGGTCAAAAAGTCATTGAGGAGTTTGGTGGAAAAACCATTCCATCACACGAATTCAAAAACTTTGATGCTGCTATTCAGTTCGTCAAAGACAATCCAAAGCGTTATGTGTGCAAACCTTGTGGTGAGGAAGAAGATAAAACCTTATCATATGTTGCTAAAGATGAAGCCGATTTGATTGGTTTTCTCAATAAGCGTAAAGAAAAGGGTGGCGCACCACATTTCATTCTCCAAGAATTCAAAAAAGGTTACGAAGCTGCCGTTACTGGTATCTTTGGACCAGGCGGTTGGATGCCTTTCTGGTGTGAAGGTGTAGAGCATAAGAAACTCATGGATAACGACCTAGGACCCAATACAGGCGAAATGGGAACGGTTATCCGCTATGTTAAAGAGTCTAAGTTGGCTGATATGTTGATGAAGCCAATGGAAGAAACCCTACACAAGATTGGTTATTGTGGTATTCTTGACATGAATGTTATTATCGATGAAAAAGATGGCACACCATGGCCAATGGAATGGACTGCCAGACCGGGTTATCCAATGTGGAACATTATGATGTCATTACACAAGAATGAAGATCCTGCCGAATGGATGCTTGATTGTGTTAAAGGCGAAAACACATTAGAGGTCGAGTTTAAAACTTCTGTTGGTGTTGTGATGGCAAATGCCGATTTTCCATGGAACAAAAAAGATGATGAAGAATATTTGGACTTTGCTATATTCATGGATGAAGTTACCGAAAAAGAATTAGATAATGTTCATCCTGCTGAAATAAAATTGACACATACTTGCAAGATGATGGATGATAAATTAGTTGAAGATTGTCCTGAGTGGGGTACAGCAGGTTCGTATATTCTTATTTGTACCGGTGTTGGTGATAATGTTACCGAAGCCAAAGATAAAGCTTACGATTTGGTAAAGAAAATTAAACTTGGTAACGATGTTGCTTGGCGTACCGATATTGGTAAGAATATGGAAAAAACTCTACCAAAAATTCAAAAATATGGCTTTTATAAAGGCTGGAAGTATTGACATTTAACTTTGATTGTGTTATAATTACATTATGAATATATTTTACCTCGATAAAAATCCCCAAAAGTGTGCACAGATGCACGTTGATAAACATTGCGTGAAGATGATACTCGAATATGCTCAACTTCTTTCTACTGCTCATCGTTTGCTTGATGGTACACCAACTGTTGGCCTCAGCAAAGCAGGTCGCAAACAAACTCGATATGTTTTATCTGATAGTCGTGACAGCATTTTATATTCTGCTACTCATAATAATCATCCTTCTGCTGTGTGGTGCCGAGCATCATCTGCAAACTATATGTGGCTAGCTGAACTGTTAGAAGAATGTTGCAAAGAATATACCTATCGTTATGGTAAAATTCATAAAGTAGAATCTAGCGGATTAATGCAAGCACTCAAAAATAATTTTCCAAAAAATATTCCTAATAAACCATTTACAGGTCCTACGCCTGCCATGCCAGACGAATGTAAAGTTCCTGGTGACCCATTAAAATCGTATCATAATTATTATTCCATGAACAAGCAGCACCTCTGGTCATGGAAAGGTAAGATAAATAGTAGAAATAGACCACAATGGTTAAATGAAATGCTAATGCAAAAGTTACATGACACTAACCAAGAACTAGGATTGATTTATTAATGCCATCATATGATTTTCTAAACAAAGAAACTGGTGAACGAGAAGAACACCGTATGTCCTACACCGCCTTAGACCAATTCAAGGTCGATAACCCACACCTAGAACTACATATATTTGCCGAGAACCTTCCTATCATGGGTGATGGTGTTCGTATGTCAGTTCCAGGTATTGGACAACCTCATGCTGCATTTGAATCTGGAGTTATTCAACGAATGCAAGAAACAATTCCAGGTAATACTATGAAAGGTCATAAGACCAAACGACCGAGAGAGTGGTAAAATAACAAAGGAGATAATAATTGTCAAACAAACGTATGCAATCAAAACAACAAAGATTATATTACGAACAAAATAATAAAGAAAAGGTTAGACAAGAATTAGAAGAATTTGTGAAACAAGAACGAGAAGTAGAACGAAAATCAGCAATAATCTCAACATTTGATCCACATAGGAATTCGTATTATAATTGAGATAAATAGTATTATTAACCATTTCAAGAATAATACAAATGGCACTAGCACCTACAGGATCCATCTCAGCATCACAAGTCAATTCAGAATTGGGCAGATCATCTACCGCTCAATTTAGTTGGGGTGATGCGACTTTTAAAAAATTAGTCATGGAATCTGGACCTATTGATTTAGGTGCAGCAAGAGGTTCTGCTTATATCAACAGTAACCGAGAAAATTTAAACTTATTTTCTGCCATTGGTTCACCTTCTGTTACAACCACTTACAAAATCTTATTTGAATCTGGTGTTACTGTTGGTGGCACACATGGAAATAGTGCATTATATGTTGGAGATTTTCCTGCAGGATCTACCGTACTTATCAATAATTATGGTAACATACTAGGTGCTGGTGGTTATGGCGGTGGTTATTATAGTAGTGGTGAACAAGGTGGCACAGCAATCAATGCAGCATATGGTAATGAATCTATTGTAATTAATAATTATGGTTTGATATATGGTGGCGGTGGCGGCGGAGGTTCCGGTGGTGCCGGTGGTACCGGTGGCCAAGGTGGTGGAGGATATTATTACCAAGGTTATGAAGTATATGACCGAGGAAACGGTTATTATGTGGTTCAGAATTTAGATAAAAACGGAGGTCAAACAGGCTACGCCGTGTATTGGGCAGGAAATAATGTGACGGGTAACGGGTTTTATTACCAAGGCGGTTACGAACAAAGTGACTACTCATCTAACAAATATGCATCATGGACTTCAGCAAACTATTGGAACGTAGGAAGTTATTATCCAGTATATACCAATGGTGGTGGCGGTGGCGGAGGCGGATCTGGTGGTGCCGGGGGTCGTGGATATGGATATGATGGTGGAAATAGTGGTGGATCTGGTGGAAATCCTGGAAATGGTGGTGGTGCGCCAGATACAAATGCAGGTTGGGGTGGACAAGGTGGTACCGGTGGTACTGGAGGCACAGGCGGCGGATGGGGTTCTGCCGGCAATCAGGGTGATACAGGAAATTACGGATTTACCGGAGGCAACGGAAACAACGGCGGCGGATATGGCGGATCTTCTGGATATGGTGGTGCATCCGGTGGTTCTGCTGGATTATATCTATATAAAGCAGGACAAAATGTAACACTTAACAATTATGGAGGCCTCGCAGGAGGATTAGCATGAGTCAATTTAATTATACAATAGACGAATTCGATGCGGAATTAAAAACATTAAAAGTAACTTTTGATGATGGTAGTTGGGCTAAAATTCAATTAAGAGAACCAATACCAACAACGGAACAAGAAGTTGATGATGTTGTTAAACATTACACAGCCACAAAAGAGCAGGTTGCTGCAAGAACAGGAACAGCAAATGTAAATTTTATTGGTGCAATGGTCGGCCAAAATAGAACCGCAGAAAGATTTAGTACAAGTACGGCTACGTTTTTGCCTATTCCGCCAGATATTTCAAATCCAAATGAAGTCATATTATGATTTTGGCATCTACAAAAACTACGCCAAATTTTAGTTATGGCATAGGAATAATGTCACCTGGAGAAACAATAACATGTTCAATGTCTGCAGATGGTGAATTTAATCAAATAATTTATCTTATTGATGACACAGAAGCAAATTGCACTCCACTAGATGCAGGTTCTGCGTTAGGTACAAAACATTTAACTCCTGGTGTAAATGATTTGTCAGAATACATGAATGTGCCTGTTGAATTTAAAAATTGGTATTTTGGAACAGATTTGGATGTAGGATCAAAATATTTTGCAATTAAACCTAGACCAATGACAGATCGTTATAAATTATCGGTAATTGAAGATAACCAAACTATTACAGGAAGTTCGAACGGAACATTTATTATTTCTTTTACGTCTAGATTAGTGGTAAATGGCAACACTAAAATTGATGCTTTAAGAAACGCTACAGTTCCCGAGGGAAAAACAGTAACCGTCAATGTGACACCTGGTGAAATGGGATTTTTACTTGAAAAGGTATAACGAATGGTTGTACATAAAATATTAGACGCAAAAAGATTTATTGCTTGTCACGGTTATGCTTCCGCAAATGAACAAATAGTTGCACCAAATACATTTTCTGGTGGTTTTGGCCAAATAATGTATATCTTAACTGGTTCAGCAACAATTTCTCCCACAGATTCAAACTCACCAGTATTACCTAAAACATTTCATGTTGGCGTAAATGATATTACCGAATATTATGGTACACCCTGTACATATACAGCAGGACCGGATGGAGGAACTTGGATTTGTATTAATCCAATTCCAATGAATGCTAGATATAAAATGACAGAGTTGGTAGACGGCCAAGTAATACATGGAGATTTAGTGGAAAAAACCGTAATATGTTTTTCTGGCACAATTGAAGCAAACGATAAAAAAATAGAAAATATGAATTATGCAAGAATTACAAGCAATAAAGTGGTTAAAATAAAGATACCAAATAAATCTGTAGCCGTTTTATTGGAAAGAATACAAGGAACAAATATTGAAAGATTGTCTGAAAATCCACCAAAAAATGTGCCGGACATTTATAAAGATGTCGTTACACGAGAATTATAGTTAATATAAACTTGACATATATAATTAAAACCATTATAATATACGAATATGAAAACCCGTCCACTTAAAAATTATAGTTCATCCGTAGGTGTGGAAGCCTATGATGTTGATTTTAAATGCCAAGAAGAAATAATGGCATTAGGTAAACTTGTTTCTGAACAATGTGTCGTTGCCGTTAATCAAGAAATTCCTACACAAACACTCCTTGAAACTATGACCTCATGGGGATCACCTAGTCAAGCATTAATTCATAGTTATGTTGTACAACGAAAATTAAGTGGTCGACATTGGAGAGAAATATTATTAAACTTAGGTTATATTACGGATGACATTAAAGATATGGCAGCCGCCGTAAGTATGGTGAGTTATAAAAAAGGTGAAAAGAATCGACCAAAAGGAATTTTTGCAAATGGTGAATTGGATTGGCATAGTGACCAATGTGCCTTTGACGATTCCCCTAGAGTTATTGGATTACAGAGCGTTTCAGATACCGTAAATAGTGCTACACAATTTTTATGCACGCATGATGCGTTTGAAGCATTGAGCTCTGATATGAAAAGCATGGTAAAAGAATTAGTATGTAAACATAAATGGCAAGATAATGTAATGGCGCCAGGTTTAAATGAGGTGCAGACATTAATCATTCATTATAATATGGTACCCCTCGATGGCATGGAAACTAGACTGTATGCGGAATCGGTTACTGGTCTATCGGGCATTAAATTCCCAAGCCACAGTTTTGATGGATTTGTAGGAATGTCTAGAGAAGAAAGTGATAAAATATTAAAAGAACTTGCTGGTGATATTTACAAAGACAAATATGTACATACGCAAAATTGGCAAGATGGACAAATTGTGTTTATGGACCAAGAAATTACATTACATAAACGACCAACTAATATTTTAGATGGTGATAAGAGGACAATGGCAAGAGCTATTACTTATTGGGACAAATTATATCCAGAAAAATCTCCACATAAAACTGTACGAGTTGATGGCGTAGAATATTCACTTGATGATTTTTGTAAATTGGTTGACGCAGACAGAAAAAAAAGGTTTGAACTTACAGGTATTTAATATATTATGAAAAAAATTCTTATTATGGGTTTGCCTGGTTCAGGTAAAACAACATTGGCCGAGGCACTAAAAAAATATTTGGAAGAAAATGGAGAAATCTCCTACAATAGAGCTCTATTAGAACCTGTAGATTGTAATGTAAAAGTAAATTGGTTTAATGCTGATGTGATCCGTAAAAAATATAATGATTGGGATTTTTCAAACGCTGGTCGTATTCGCCAATCATTAAGAATGGCACAGTTTGCCATAGAATCTGGTGGCGATTATGTTATCTGTGATTTTGTAGCACCTTTAGTTGAAATGAGAAATAACTTTAAAGCCGATTGGACCATTTGGATGGATACAATTGATAAAGGTCGTTTTGATGATACCAATAAGGCTTTCATTTCGCCAGAGGTATATGATTTCCGTATCACAGAACAAAATGCCGACAAGTGGGCTGAATTTATTGGCAACCACATTATTGAAAATCGTAGGCGTCCTACATTCGATTGGCAAAAAGAAACTGTGCAGATGTTAGGACGTTGGCAACCGTGGCATCAAGGACACAGAGCTCTATTTGAAAGAGCTATTGCCAAAACCGGCCAAGTGTGTATAATGATAAGAGATTGTCAAGGTTGGCAAGGTTCCAATCCATTTGCAATTGAACAAGTTAAATCCTACATTAAAAAAGATTTGGATCCATTATTTCAAGGCCAATATGAAATACAAGTTGTACCAAATATTACCAATATCACATATGGTCGTGATGTTGGATATAAAATTGAAAAAGAAGAATTTGATGATGAAACAACAAATATTAGTGCGACAAAAATTAGAAAAGAAATGGGGTTAAAATGACCTTCAATTTCTGTCCACCCAAAGTCCTTGCTGACTTAAAATCCGAAACTTTTCCCGATGGTAAGCGCTATTATACACTAGAAGATGGTACAAAATTACCATCGGTAACTACTGTGCTTGGTGCTCAAAAGAAAGAAGCCATCATGAAATGGCGCAAACGAGTTGGTGAAGAAGAAGCCAATCGTGTATCACGCAAAGCAACTTCAAGAGGTACTAATGTTCACACTTTATGTGAACGATATTTAAATAATGAATCTTTAGGCGATATTATGCCTGATGCGGTTGAAATGTTTCGCTCTCTCAAACCATTGCTAAATAGAATTGATAACATTCATTATCAAGAATGTGCATTGTGGTCTAAACAATTAGGCATGGCAGGTCGTGTAGACTGTATCGGTGAGTTTGATGGTGTATTATCTGTGATTGATTTTAAAACATCAAAGAAGATTAAAACATCAGCAGACATTGAAGATTATTATTGGCAGACTGCTGCATATGCTTTGATGTACGAAGAAATGATTGGCGTACCAATTGATAATTTAGTAATTATTATGGCAGTTGAGGATGAACAACCATTATTGTTTAAGCAAAAAACTGCTGATCACATTCATGGTTTAGTGAAAGCAATTAATTTTTATAAGAATCAGTAAGATTTCCTGTTTAGATTAAAACAGGTGGTGGGTCGGACTTTTATGTAAAAAAATGGAGAAATTAATATCTATAGTTACCAATGCCGTTAGTTAAACTGTTGTGGAGAAGCCTCCAGTACCAATTTCATCATTATTACCACAATAATCATTGACTTTCACTAAATACTACTGTATAATACAAATATAGAGTAAAGGAATTAATTATGAAAGTTAACAAAATCATTAAAAAAATGTACGAAGCTTGCATTAAACACGATAAAGAGAAAGAAAAGAAACTCTGGTTTAAAGCAATTAAAAAATCTCTCAAAGGTAAACATACTGAATCTATAAAATAAATTATTTGCTGTACCTGACGGCCGAACCGATTACTCTGGTAGCGCCGTCAGTTTCTTAAAACCCTCCACAAAAGTCAGAAGTACTTGGAGACCAAGATAACGGTTTATCGTTATCGTAATCAAAAAGGAGATATGATGCGCTTAGCAAATCAAATCCGTAGTACAATTATAGTTTTATTATCACTAACATTAATTACTGTAATGAGTGTTAATCCAATTTCAACAGCACTTGCTCAAGAAATTATTTCTCAACAAGTCAGTAATAATTTTAATCGTGAAGTTCAATGCCTTGCTGAAAATATTTACTATGAATCGGGTAATGAATCTTATGAAGGCAAATTAGCCGTAGCACAAGTAACGATCAACCGTGTTAACTCAGGTAAATTTTCTTCATCTATTTGTGGTGTTGTTAATCAGAAAGATACTATAAATGGTTCAATCGTATGCCAATTTTCATGGGTATGTTCTTCATTAAAAGGTATGATTCGGAATAAATACCAATGGGAAGAATCTCAACTAGTTGCAAAAAGAGCATTGACAAGTAATGTTGCTCACGATTTAGTATATCAACAAAATGCGTTATATTACCACGCAAACTATGTTAATCCTGGTTGGAAATTAACCAGAGTGGGCCAAATAGGTAACCATATCTTTTATAGAAAATAATAAAATGGGTTTTTTCAGAATAAGCAAATATACCAAAGATGGTGACATTATGCTGAATTATTTTAAAGAATTAAAAGGTGGTGGTATGAGAACGGGCTTGCCTCCTATCACATCACAGACTATAATGATGAATGAAGATGAAATTAACGATTTGATAAAGGTACTACAAGATTATGCCAACGAAGGACGAAATACGCAATTTTAGTTTGATGATAGATGAACTAGCGGTAAATTTAAAATGTACTCGCATGGATGCTATTCTACATCATTGCAAAGAAACTGGTTTGGAAGTAGAAGTTGCCAGTACATTAATTTCTACCGCACTTAAAGCTCGTATTAAAGAAGAAGCACAAGAACTTAACCTAATTAAGAAAACTTCTCGCTTGCCAATATGACCGATAATACCGGATTTGAAGCGTATGCATTGTGGAATGCCTTGAAGCTTCACTTTACTTCTGATTCATACGATTATTTTAAATACAATGGTAAAACGAATGTGTCAAAACAAACTTTTACCACAAATAAATCTAAATATCATTTTTATAGGCTTTCTCGTAAATATCTACCAGAAG